GCAGCCGAATCTAAATCTAAATTATCAGCGTAAACAGATTTTGTTTGTATACTTGTAGCGGCGTCTCCGTCTGTAGTAATATCATCAAATTCTTCTTGTATTACATATTGAGGATTACCATTTGCGTCACCTTGTTCTAATTGTAAGAAACCAGAATAAGAAGACTGATTTAGTGTACCATCTTCAAGTCTAAATTGATATTGTAAACTTGTATCTAATGATAGTCTATCATCTGCTGAATCTATATCACCAATTCCTGTATTAAACTCTTCACTTGAATATTCAAAAGTTTTACATCTTAATTTGTAAACAGGTAAAGAACCTAATTGAAAGAAAGGCTCTTGGTCTTCAACAAATGAAACTTCAAAAAACTTGTTCATTAAAGGATAGTAAATTACATCACCTTCGTTAGGTCTACCGTCTACTACCAAGTTTGCAGTATCATCAACTTGTTCTTGGAATCTTCTCTTTGCAATTACAAAAGTTGTATCGTCTCTTACTTCTAAACCAAACTTACTAATTATTTCTTGTTCACCTTGGAATCCTTCTACCGTTTCAAAATACATTTCAACTAGATACGACTCGTCAAACCTAGACGCAGAGTCTTCGCCTAGAATTAAATCTCTATTGACAAGAGTTCTTGGTAAATAGTAAACAGCGTGACCATAGATTTTTAAATTTTCAACGATTAAATCTTCTATTAATCTTTTCTCATTTTGACTACCTATGCCATCGCCGCCTTGAAAGTAATGATTAACGGCCATTTTATTTTTATCCTATTAACATTGCTGGGTTTAATTCAAACGAGCTTCTAATTTCTGCTTCTAATTTTTCTACATCTTGTAGTGCTTCAGAATAGATTTGTTGTCCGTTTAATGTAACCCCACCAATCATTGCTACTCCATTAAATTTAGAGAGGTTGGCACCCCATTGTTTTTTAACTAATGCAGTTGTGTATCTCTTTAACCAAATGTCATCATATACATCTGTATAAGTGTCTGGGTCTAGTTTTCTGTATGCGTCAATAACTAGATACTCACCAACTGCTAAGTCGCTTCCCCAATCCATATCAATGTGTAATTTATTGTCGTGTTGATTAAACCTTAATGGTTTTTCACCAACTAATATATGGTCTAGGAAATCTAATTGTCTCATTACAATATCATAGTTGATAACACTTGTAGATGAGAAATCGTAAAGGTCATTTAATCTTAATTGATACCTAACATCAAATAAGTTCAGACTACCTTTATTAGAAAAAGGAAATATGTTAGTAACCGATACAATTGAATCAGGAACAACGATATAACCGTTTCCTGTTTTCCAAGTTGTGGTTACAGAATTTTTTGTAGCACCTTCAGAAGTATCTGTATTAATTCTATTATAATCTGCCTGTGTGTATTGATATTTTAAATATACTCTTTTGATACCGTCATAGTGATATTGTTGATAATATTGTATTGCTTCATCAACTCTATCGTCTACTTGGTCGTCATCAACATTAATTTCAATAACAGGATGTCCCAATGCTCTCTTTGCATATGAGATAAGTGTCTGTCTAGTGTTAGGTATTGCCATAGTTTTATTCCTTTATCTTTAGCAATATTTATAATTTTCCGTGAGGGTCGCTATAATCATTCTCCCCTTTATCGTCTTTTTTATCTAAATACCAACACATTATCACTAACAATAGACCAAATCCGATAAGACTTTGTAAAAATGGTTCGTGTTTCAACATAAACCACAAGATTTGTAGACCATTTGCACCATCAACTATCAACCAATCTATCTCTTCTTTTATGTTCATTTCTTTTTACCACATCTTCTCATTGCAGATTTTACTTTAACTACCATATCAAATATCATTGTATCTGTATGAAATGGTGTAGGCGTAAATCTTAATCTTTCAGTACCAACAGCAACCGTAGGATAGTTAATAGGTTGTACATAGATACCATCTTTATAAAGTAATTCATCTGAAACTGCTTTACATTTTTTAGCGTCACCTATAATTACCGGTACAATATGACTATCGTTTTGTAATACTTCTATACCTTGTCTTGTTAATTCTTCTTTTGTTTTTTGTGCTCGTTCTTGTAGTTTTTCTCTTAATTCAGGATGGTCTTTAACATACTTAATACTCGTTAATGCACCAGCACATAGTACAGGCGATAAACTAGTTGTAAATATAAACGCACTTGCCATACTTCTAATTGCGTCTATAAACTCTCTCTTTCCACAAATGTAACCTCCCTGTACACCATAGGCCTTAGCTAATGTTCCATTGATAATATCAACATCAACTTTATCTCGTTCACAAATACCAGCACCGTTAGGTCCGTATAAACCAACTCCGTGTACTTCATCAATATAAGTTATTGCATTATACTTTTTACATACTTCAACAATTTCTTTTACAGGTGCAATATCACCGTCCATAGAATATACACTTTCAAATACAACACATTTAGGTCCTGGGTTAGACATTAATATACTTTCTAAATCTTGTACATCATTATGTTTAAATATTTCTTTTCTACATTTACTATGCCTTAAACCTTGTATGATTGAAGAGTGATTTTGTGCGTCTGATATAAACAACAAATCAGGCATAATCTTGCCCATTGTTTCTAAAGTTGTTTGATTAGCATTGTATGCTGAAGTGAATAATAACGCACTTTCTTTGCCGTGTAATTGAGTTAATTCGTGTTCTAAAGCAATGTGATAGTGAGTTGTGCCGGAGATGTTTCTCGTCCCTCCAGCGCCCGCTCCGCTCGTCTCCAGTGCTGTTTTCATACTATCTAGCACATAGGAATGTTGTCCCATACCTAGATAATCATTTGAACACCAGTTAACTATTTTTTTGATTGAGTATTTTGAATACCAGATTGCGTTAGGATAACTACCTCTGGTTCGTAGGATATCATTGAATACACGGTATCTACCGTCATCTTTTAATTCTGTTATTACTTGTTTAAACTTGTCTAAATGTTCCATTATTCCACATAAGGAAATAAAGCGTCTGTACAAAATTCTTTTACATCATCTTCAGGTAAACCTAAACTTAACATAACTCTTGGTGTATGTGGATTTTCTCTTTGATGTTTTGCGTATCTGTTTTGTGCGTCTTTGATTTCCTGTAAGTCTCCTACTTCTTTGTTTCTTCTTAATAATGTAAAGTATACTTGTAAGTTTGATTGTGCCATACTTAATGCTTGTGTTAATTCTTTTTCAGTATTAATATTGCCGGCTGCAATCATACCTGGACTAAAAATTTTCATCGCCCAATCAGGTAATGGTCTAGGTTTTGATGGTGTATAAAGACTTGCTTCTTTTACAAACCAATCTACCATTGAATGGTCTCTTTTTGCAAGAGGAGAAAAGTCGTGGAAGAAACCTGTAACCTTTTTTGCACCTGCGATTACATCTAATCCAAATATAGGTGCTTCACTTGTTAGATTAGGAAACACGCAACAATGAAACATAAACAAACCTTTTTCGTCTCTAGCGTCAACTACATCTAAATGACATCTTCTTGCTTCAGGTGTTTTCCATACTCTATTAACCCAACCTTCTTCAGGTCTATTAAACTTCTTCATTGCAGGTTCAAATATCTCTTCACCTTCTCTTTCAAAATTTGCAATAATACTATGAGTGTGTTGCTCAAGCATTTCCCATATTCTACTTCTTCGTTCCATCACCAAACCTCTTTTCATTGTTATTAATAAATGTCATCATTTCTTTAAATAGTTCCGTTGCAAAACTAAAACAAACTCTTGCTTCATATACAACATTGTTTACATTTTCTGTAAGTGTACTTGCGTCTGAATATTTTTGAAAGCTATCTATCTTTAATCTTAATGCGTCTTTTATTTCTTGTACACTTTTATATTTTTGTATACCATCATCAACTTTTTTAAAATTAAAATCGTAATAATAATTACGACTTGGTGTCTTTCTTTTAATCATTTGACCACCTGATAAATCACCCATATGTCTTACATAGATATGTGCAGCTATTTTTTCAGGATTATCCATTAAATTTTTATTTACATATTCAACATATTTTTTTGTACTTTCACATAACCAAGGTTTATGTTTCCAAGTCCATAGTTCATTAAAATCTTTTAAGATTTCAGGTGCTCTTCTTAATTGTGGCATATCATCAAAGAAACCATCTGCCATTGCGACTGCTTCTAATATGTTATATGCTTGATGTTGATTGTAAAGATAAACAGCGTAAACTTCTTCTAATATCTTTCCAGACATTAATACTTTTACAAAGTGTTGTCTTTCTGCTTCTTTATGATGTTCCCAAGTTAACTCTTTTAATGTTTTCATCTTTTAGGAGCTTCTTCAAATGTTTTTTCAGTCTCTTTTTTCTTTTGTTCAAGTTGATGTAAGTCTTCTTTTACAAAACTTTGATAATCTTCTGGCACATCATCCATATCCATTTCACCTATAAAGATTTGATTTGCCATTAATTCTGCTCTTACTTTTTGGTCTTCTGCTTCGTCTCTACTACCACCAGACATATCATTTAAACCTGATTTGTCTTCACCAATTTCTTTAGCAGCAACTTTGAATAAAGAAATTCTAGGTAAGACTTCTTCTAAATGTTCGTTGTGTGCTTCTAAATCACCAGACATACCAATTTTAAAATCCCAATTTAGTTTTATAATGTTAAGCATTTCGTCTGGTCTACGATTGTATGCTTCTGTAAATTTTTCTGTAAGTCTATCTTTAAGAATTGAAGTACCTTGATTGGTCATTATCTCACTATGAGAGGCATATAGGTGTGCGAGTAATAAATCTTTATCTGCTTTAACATCTATAACAGAAGTACACCAACTTTGCGTTGCGTACATTACAGATGGTTCTACCCAAGGTTTTGTTATATCATTAGCGTCATAAGGCCATTCTGCTTTCCACGCTTCTTTTAGGTTTTCTTTAATACAAATCTCTTCAATACCATCAAGTACACCTGCGTCTTTGCAATGTCCTTCTATTTGACATACATAGACCCATTGATTGTACAAGTAAGTACCAACAGCTTCTTTGTGTTTAAGTTTCTTGTTTAGATAGTCGTTAATGAACGGTTGTGATTCAAACTTCTTGCGAGCCTGTTCTACAAATTCTTCTATTGCTTTCATTTTCACCTCAATTGTTTAATGTAAAAGACCGTTAAGTCTTATTGTATAATTATTTATATTAGTCTCTAGGACCCAAATGGAAGAAGTAAGAAACTTGGTTTGAGTTTGCACCTTCTGAATAGTAGTCATAGTTCATAGTTACCGAAGCACCACCATCATAACCAGTCCAGTATACTTGACCTCTTTGGTTAAGAGCTCTCGGTATATTTGAAGAACCAGTTCCTGAATAGAATAAATCAGTCCATCTATGTCCACCACCTGGTTGAAATACAATTTTCTTTCTTGTTCTAAACATTTCATTGTCTTCCATACCTTGACCGGTATCGTTTCTACCACCGTTATTATCTTGGTCATCAAAGTTAGTGTCACCACCCATACCTTGCTCGTTGTTTGAATATGGAGCACCACCCCAAATCAATCCTTCGTCATCAAGTATCATTGGGAAAGAGTACATATAAGAACCATCAGCTCTACTCATACCTACATCACATACATTAACTGCCCATTTAGGACCTTTCATATGTATGAAACTTCCTGGGTGACCACCTGATTGATACCAATATCCATTGGACTCAACTGATTGACCACGACCACCGTATGTACCATAGTTACCATCGTGTACCCATAGCATACCAGTAGTTTTCTGTCTGATATATAACCATTTGTTTTCATCTCCACCACACCAGAAGAAGTCAATGTCTCCATTTAAGAAGTGACCTTCTCTTCTGAACGAACCAATATGGTGCGTATCTGTGTAACCAGGTGAGCCGATTGGCCAAGCACCTGAAGTTGTGTAACCTGTAAACCACATATAGCCTTCGCCGTCTAATATGTGAGTACAAGAGTGTCCACCGTTTGAGTGAGTTGTCTTGTACATTTTAATTCCACCGTATCTGTTCCAGTTGACACCAACTCTTGTTGGGTGTGTGTAGTAATAAGAGCCATTTCTGTTTCCTACTCCTAATTCACCGTGTTGGTTATGTCCCCAAGCCCATAGTTGACCGTGTTCGTCTAATGCGTGAAACCACGCCTCTTCTGAACCTGAAGTCCACATATCAATGATTTGTCTTCCATCAAAGTATGATTGAGGTAATCTAACTGGTCTGGTAACATTGGCACTATAGAAAGCAGTACTTGTTGGTCCACCAGAAGCGTCTGCTGAATTGTTTATTCCTGGATTACCTAGTCCTAATTGACCGTTGTTATTGTAACCCCAAACCCATACTGAACCGTCATCACCTAATGCGAAACAAGATGATGTTCCAGCGTCGTGTCCGGCGTCGGACATACCGACTTTAACCATTTTAGTTTGATTGAATGTTTTGCCTATAGTGTTTCCTTGCCAATCTTGTGTATCATTAGCAGTAACCCTTACACTATAATTTCTATCTGTAGTTTCTGAATTTCCTAAACCGTAGTTTCCATTTTCACCAGCGGCGTAAACTTCACCATTGTTCATTAACCAGAAAGTTCTATTTTGATTTTTTCTAACTTGTATTACTCTTGGTGCTTTTCCATCAGGTGTAGTCATTCTACCTGTAGCATTAATATTCCAAGATTGGTTGTCTGTAGAAGCCATCCAATCAGTAAATGTAAATCCTGTAGAAAAGTGTTTTCCAGGTTCGTCATTTCCAGCAACACCGTCACCTAATCCAGATGAACCAGTTCCTTCAGAAGAACCTACCCACATATCAGAACCATCTGAGCATAGTGTACAAGTTCTATATGTTTGGTCAGCACTATCTTGTGTGTCAACACCCATATTATATTTCCAACCTAACGGAGCTCGGTTGTTAAATGAAATAACTTCGTTTCTTGTACTCCACTTGTTTTCGTTAATGTAAACAAGTGCCCAATATTTTGATGGTCTACCATCGTGTTCTTCTACCCAAGTATTACAATATCTTGTTTTTTTCAAACAAAGATAAATCTTATCGGCAACTTTACACATTTCACCTCTTTCATATTGTCTCCAATACTGCCAAGTTTCAATGTTGTCGTTACCTGCAAGCAATAGCGTCCAGTATCTATTGTTGTCGGGTCTATATGACCGTCTAACAACCGTAGGCTGATATTGGCCATAAGAGTTCGTATTGACCATAGATTCACTTGAAATAGTAAAGTTATCAGGTGTCTCTTCTGTACATCTGTATGACTTACCTCTCCAGTAAACTATATCATTCTTATAATACTTCTCTTTATCTTTCCAGTTTCCTTTCCAGGATACTTTAAAGTTTTGTATATCTAGTGCCATTTGCTATTACCTTCTTTTTAATTAATTGTCTTTAGAATCCTAAGTTTGATAGGAATGAAGCTTTAGCAGCTTTGTGAGTTGCGATTGCAGTTTTAGTTCCTGCAGTATCATCAGCCACATCAGCTAATAAGTCAATCATTGATTTACCATTCATAAATTCGTTATCTAAATTTCCCAAGCCTTGTGCAACATAGTTTGAAGCAGCTTGTAGACTTGCTTTTTCGTCAGCGTCGGTTACAATAGCTACACCGTATACAGAATCATTATCACCATCAGTTTTGATAGTAGTATTACCATCATCAATTGAGAAATAAGTTTTTCCACTTAATTCTCCTAAACTGATTGGCGTATCTCCTGTAGGAGCAGTATAGTCGTCACCTTGACCGATTCCAGCAGTCATTGAATAAATTACTTTTGCCATTTTGTTTTTTCTCCGTTTTCTTTATTTGTTATACTTCTATTTATATTATCTACCAATACCAGCATTCCACATTTGTGAACGACCCGTTGATGAGTAAGTTGCACTAGCGTGGTGTCCTAGGTTATTGTTGTTTGAGTAACCCCAAAGCAAGACTTGTCCATCTTCTGTTCCAACCATTGGTTGTAATCCGTAATAGCTAGTTGATTGGTCAATACCTTGAATACACATAGTTCTAATTCTAGTTCCTGCAGGTACAAAAGCGTGGAAAGGTTTGTATGTTCCATCTTCACCGTTCCAGTTATCTCCAGCAACACTATTTGGCATAGAACCGTATACATCACGGCCTTGACTAAAGAATTCACCATTATCTGTTAACCAATAACTTCTACCTTGGTCTGAATATGTATTACATATACAAACTTCTTTTAGGTTAGTTATCTTATCTACTTGTACAGGTGCCTGGTTTGTTCCAGTTCCACCATCACCAGAGTTGTAGTATCCACCACTATGTCCAGCAGTCCAAGTTTCACCATTTTTCAATCTCATAAATGTTGTATGATATCCATTCCAGTACATTGTCCAGAAGTCTGCTATATCTCCATTAGGAGAAGCAGTTGATTGAGTTAATTGTGTTCTATTAGATGTTGAGTTATCAACAAAGTTACCATAACCGTTGTAACCTGTTGCCCATATAAATCCGTTTCCGTCTAATATGTAGAAAGCAGAATTAGATGAGTGAGCGTCACCTTGCCATACAGCGATACCACCATTGTCAGCAGCAACAAATCCAGTCATTAATACTGGTCTGTATTTGTCAGTTGTTGTTGTATCTCCTAATTGGCCGATGTTGTTTCTTCCCCAACCGTAAATGTTGTCTTGTGATGTTCTAGCATAGAATGAAGTACTATCTCCACCAGTTGCTAAAATATCAATAATTTTTTCGTCATTAAAGAATTCTCTTGGTATTCTCTTAGGACCGTATGCGTTTTGTGTTCTACCGTCTCCGATTTCACCGTAACCATTGTAACCCCAAGTATATACATCTCCATCATCTGTTAATCCGCAAGGAGTATGAGTTGAATCTTCGTTCATTAATTTCATTGCGATTTTGATAAAGTGTACATCTTCTAATCCGTCAGGTGACATTGCAGAACCAGGAGCACCATCATAACCAGTACCTTGTTGACCGTGTGAACCGTAACCACCGTGGAATACTTGTCCATTGTCAAACAAAATCATTGTTCCGTCGTAAGACATTTCAATTTGAATAGCTCTAGGTGTTCTCATTCTGTCATAACGAGTCCACTTACTACTTCTTCTTTCGTTGTAACCGCCTTCGTTTCTGTTTTCAGAATTGTAGAAATCTCTCCATCTAAAGGTTACTTCTCTAAAGTATGAAGAAGAACGGTCTTGTTCCATATTGCTTGATGAAGTACCGTGTCCGATTGTCCATACAGAACCATTTTTATCAATGTACATATGACATCTGTAAATGTTAGCACCACTAGAATGACCGTGTTTATATGGCCACGCAATAGGTCCTTTGTTCGGGAACCAAACACCAGCACCTTGTTCTTGGTTGTTCATTCCAGCCCAAGATTCCCAGCAGTTGTGGTACGATTGAATATGTGCAGGATAATTCTTACCTGTCTCATTGTTTTGTTCGTGTTCACTTCTTCCAGTTAATCTTCCAGAAGTAACCGTTGATTTAGTCATCAATGGCGACCTTGTAGGTTCTTGGAATCCGTGTTGAGGTGGTCTTCCTCTATTGTCTCTTAAACATCTGTATAAACCAGTACCGTGTTTGTAAAATTTCTCACCAGTAGAAAGTCTTTTAAATGGTTTGTATGAAACAATATCATTATAGTTATATTGTGTATTAGGACTAAACTCTCCTCTAAATCTCATAGAAGATTGTACTTTGTCCCAATGTCTGTAACCTCTCCAAGACTTTTCAATGTCCCAACCGAATGTGTTATACATTCCAGAAGTTTGTCTAGCAGTCGTTGTAGGTTCTAAACAGAATGGATATATCTTTGTACTTTCAGCGTCTGATTGTGTTGCTTGATAAGGAATAGTTATCTCAACATATCTTCCTGCCATATGTTCAAAAGTATATTTGTTTCCACCTTTAACTTTACCATTAGGCATAGTTCTAGGATAGTTTCTATCTTTTGTATTATTATCATTGAAAAATGTTTCAATGTAAGTGTTTTCGTCAACTTGTATGTTGTTTAAGTAATATTTAACAACACCGTTTTTGTTGTAACCTTGCCACTTTTTAATATTTCCAGGAGCGTATGTTTTTCCAAGATTTGTTGAAACATCAAAAGTTTCAGCAGCTTGACCCATACCAGAATGAGCATTACAATATAAGTAAAGTTTTGCTGTTCCGTTTCTTAATTTAATTTCTGTGTATGCACCTCTGTTTCCAGGAGTACCTACATATTTAACACCAGCAGTAAGTTCAGCACCACCACCGTGTGTTCCGTCAGAAGTTGTAGATAGTTTTAATAAATGTCCAGCATTTGTACTATCAGATTGGTCAAACTTATAAGTTTTTCCTTCTTCTAACATAATTGAAGTTGCAGTTGGTAAAACACCATCAATGTAGTATTTGTTTCCTGAACCAGGATTAGCAACTGAAACTTGCATTGTTCTTTCAACATTTGCTGTTGGGTCTGTAAGTTTCGGCATATACAAGTCTACTAAATTTTCGTTTGAAGTAGGACTTGCACCTAGAGCAGTAGTTGTTCCAGCACCAGCATTTGTAATTGCTTGATAAGCACCTGCGATACCACCAACCGTTGCAGTTGAAGCTTCGCCAACTAATTGATAAACAGGTTTACCATTTACTAATAATATCTTTCTTCCGGCACTATCGTTTGTAGTTGTTGTATCGTCTCTTTGTTGAGTGATTACAGCAGAAACATTAGAACCAACTTTTAATGCACCTTGAACATACACATATGAGTGTGTGCTTCCAGTGATTGAATGATATTCAGTTGAGTCACCTGTGTTAATATAAATTGTTTTTCTTGCGTGTGCAGAAACACCACCTGATGTTTGTCCTGCCCAAGCATTTGATACTTGTAAGTATGTGTTATTACTAGCGTCTGTCAATACAGATACAACGGTATCTTTTAATTGAGTTCCGTCTGAATGTAAATGTCCTTGTAATGATGGACTTGCTTCTGTTTCCCAACCAGGTACATCACCTTGGTCAAAAGAAAGTTTATGAGCAACACCAGCACCACCTCTTCTTGTATCTTCAGCAATTGCAGCCGCTTCAGTTTTGTACATAGGTGAAAAGAATCCACTATCACCATTTGAAGCAGTACCTTTAACATAGTAAGGTCCATCAGGATCTTGTCCTAATGACTTACCAGTATCGCCGGCATTGTGTATACCGTCAGAAGTATAAGAGAAACCTAATGGATAATATTTGTTATTAGGTTTGTCTTGTGAAAATCTGTATGTGTGTCCTTCTTTAAAGTTTTCCCAGTTTCTATAACCTTCAAATTGTCTACCTTTAGTATCGTTACCTACTCGGTTATCAATTTTGAAATCTGGAACACCACCTGATACATTAACCTCTACACTAAAAGTATTGTGTACAGGCATATAATGGTATTTAAAGTAATTTTGTTCGTAATGATTATATGTGTCTAATTGGTCATAGTCATCTTCGCATTGAGCAAACATTGCGTCATACTCACCCATTAAGTTTTGTTGATGGCGAACAACCGTTCCTAATGATGAATCAATATAATCGTGTCTAATTTCATTTGCACCGTCTTCGTTAGAGCCGTAAGTAGAGTTTTTTGTGATAGGATTACCGTCTTGGTCAGTTCTACTTGTTTCGCCTCTTCTTTCATTTTCAGTCCAATATTGTGTATGATTAAAAGTGCTATCTACACCATTGAAGTTCGGGTCATTTGACCAGAAGTCACCAGTATAGTCTTTTGGATTATATCCAAATATTTTTGTACCAGGAGCATACGCAGAAGAACCATCAGCAAAGTATTCTTGTTTCATAATCCACATTGCGTTATTATGATAAACAATATCGTCTCGTCTGTATTGTTGGTCCTTATTGAATTCTCCTTGGAATTGTAATTTAATTCTTCCGAGATTAATTTTTGCCATTTTTATTTTCCTATCTTAATTGTTCTTTATATTTATACTATCCTAAAACAGCGGGTTGTGGCATAGAGCAATAGTCTCCGTCGTTTTGACCTTGCATATGGTCTCCACCGTAACCCCAAATTAGGTATCTGTTATCAAAAGTTCTAATTTCTCTAAAGTGGTATCTGTTACCGTCTGTAGAGTAGTAACCTCGTCCTCTTACATCTTCAACTCTTCCGTGAGCGTAATTAGGCATTCTTTGCATTTGGAAATAGTAATCATCTGTTTCTTCAATACCATTAGTTGATTGTCTGTCATTATAAGAAGACGACCAACCTTGAGCACCTATTCCATAATTATTTCTTCCAGTATTAAACATAAATCCGTCATATGTTAATACCCATACATTACACATCCATTGGTTACCATATTCACTATTACAACCAATGTCTTTAATGTTGTGTAAGTCAGAAGTTGTAGTTCCATTTATCTGCCATTTTGGTGAAACAGCAGCAGTTTGATTTGTTGAGTTTCCAATACCAAGTTCATAGTTACCATTGTAACCACAACACTTAATTTCGTCTTTACTATCTTTAGTCCAGAAACTTGCGTATCTGCCGTTTCCTGTAAACCACATATTTTGACAATCAGAATATGTTCCACTACCTGGACCATTAGACATAATTGTAAATGTGCTTACATCTGTAGTATTACCCATCATCGCCCAACCGTATTCATTTCTTCCACACCAATATATCTTACCTTTTTCAGTAAGAATGGCACATCTTTGATATGATTGTTGCGAGTCTACTAATAATTTTTTAATCTTACCAGGATTACTTGCACCGTTATCCCAAACGATAGTTGGAATTTCAGTTGGTACTGATAAGTTAGTTGTGTTACCGTGTCCTAAAACACCGTAACCGTTGTAACCCCAAGTATATAATTTACCGGTTACATCTAAAGCAAAACAGAAAGCGTATCCTGCACCAGCAGTCCAGAAAGCGTCAATCTTATTACCATTGAAGTAAGTAGTCTTATTAATTTTTGTAGGTCTATTTAAATCAGAAGTATTGTTTTGTCCTAATTGACCGTATCCATTGTAACCCCAAGCCCATAGTTCGCCGTCAGTATCTAACGCATAACAACTATGTGTATTTGTGTTATTGTCTCCGCCCCAATTAGTAATGTAAATTCTTTTAATTCTTGTATCTTTCAATGTGTGAGTTGAAGTATTAGCAGCAAGATAAACTTCTTGGTATGTTCCACCACATCTTACCGTGTATCCTCTGTTTGAAGTAGCAGCGTCACCATTTTGTCCGTGACCTCCGTAACCCCAATGGTATATTTCACCATTATTAAATAGTGCCATACCAACTTCATATCCAGATAATAGTTGAATTGCTTTTGGTGGTTCTCCATCAGGAGTAGTATGAATACCACTACCACCATTGTCTGTACTTCTGTACCAGTCTAGGAATGGAAATACCATACCAACACCAGTCATAATAGAACCTTGTTCTAATCCGTTTTGACCGTTAGAGTTTGAACCCCAACTTGTAATTGAACCTCTACCGTTAATGAAACAAGGCCAGTTAACACAATTCGCTTGTTGGAATTGTCCAGGCAATCTGTATAACGGATGGTCATCACCAATAGGTCCGTTTTCATTACATAATGCCATTGCTTCTAATCTGTTTCCACTAAAGAAGTTTTGATAACCTCTTGCTTTTTTCTGTGTACTTGCAACATCAAACGCAATAGCAGCACCAGAATATAATACTTGTGCGTCAACACCTAATGTATCACCTACAAGGTTGTTTTCACCACCCATCATTTCAGCTTCGTCATCATTTTCCCATTGTGCGTTTTGCATTCCTCTTTTTTGGTCTCTAGCGATTTCTATTTGAAGAGCACCCCAAGTACCAATTGATAATATATCAAAAGTAAAGTCAGGTGCACCGCCAGCTCCTAGAAGTGAGTCACCCATTGTAATTGTTTCGTTAACAGCATATCCTAAGCCACCCATTTGACCACCAAGTGATTTTTTGGTAACTTTAACTGAAATAACAGCACCGTTATTATCTACTTCAATATCAAATGTGCAGTTTGAACCAGCACCAGAAGATGAAGATTGTGTTAAGTTTCTGTATATACCAGGTTTTCTTTTGTAATGTGCAGTTGAAAAGTTTCCAACTGATTTAACTGATTGGTAACCTTCACAAGTAATATGTACTTGAGGAGAGTTATATCCACCAGTTCTTCCTGCACCACTATTTTCAGCAGCGGCAGTAGCATTATTAGTATTTACAAAAGGATAATATCCTGCTTGTCTAGCAGGTGAAGCAGAAGTAGATGAAGTATCTAATGTTGCAACAGCACCACTATCTGTAATTGTTTCGTCATCAAATTGATGTTCTTCTGAAATTCTTTCCCAATACTTGTTTGCGTCTGTATCAGTATCTTGGTCCCAAGGTAAAGTACCTGCGACACCAGATGTGTGTTCTCTTAAACAAACATAAGTACATCTAATTTTTTGAATTTGGTCTCCAGAATATTGATTGTTTGTAGAAAAGTCATTATCTACAGGAACATTTATTCTGATTATATCATTTGGATTGTAAACAACAGAAGCTTCACTATGGTCACCTCTCCATTTAAATGATTGTCTGATTTCTTTCCATACTTGGTTTTCGGCAACGACCATTTTAGGTCCCCAAGTAGCAGAAGGATTATCAAAGTTGAAGATATAAATTTCTTTTGGAGTTTCAGCAGTAATCTCTATTCTAATTTCTCTTTTAGTAGCATTGTTAAATGTACCAGAGTTAAAGTATTCACCGCTTCCAGTTCCACCACCAACAGACTTACCGTCTAACATATAGGTTACATCTGTGTGGAATAAATTTGTTTCTTTTGAAGTAGCAGAGTCAGAAAATGCAATCTTATTATCATCAAAGTCATTACCGTCTTGGTATAATACTAATGTATCACCAATTTTGTATTGTACTTCTGATTGAGGCCAAGTTGCTTCACCGTCCCATTTGTAAGCATTACCACCAGTACTTGCTGATGTAGCAATAGTTACCCTTGCATATCTTTTTTGTTGAGCTTCTGTTCCAGTATCAGGTGCTACTCCTGTAGTAGACGAATTTTTAACACAAATATAATCAGAATTGTTGTGTAATACAACATCATCTTTAAAGTATGTTTTCGTACTTGAATAATCACCCTGGTAATTGAAGAACAGATTACCAATTCTAGTTTTTGTTGTTGCCATTTTTATATCTTCCTATTTAACTATTATTTATGTTGTTTCTATTACCAAGTCTCCAGATTTATCAATGTTTATTTGCATAGTTCCGTTGATAAATTCAAATCCTTCAGTTGCGTCCGTACCATCAAAGTAAGCACTTTCTTTTTGTATTAACTCATTTGCATTTGTTATTACTCTTCTCTTTAATGATAAGTCTTCATCATCAATTGAAAGTGTTTGTAATGTTGGAGTTCCTTGTGCGTCAACATATGACTTATTAACTAAATCATTTGCAGCCGTTGGAGCAATAGCAGTTTGTGCTTGTGCAGAAAGAGTAATTATACCATTGTTTTGTGTTCCAATAGATAAGTTAACATCTGTTCCACTCGTACCTGTTGTAGAGATACTTGTTCCAGAAGCAGTAATTGAACCAGCAGTTAATGAGTTAACTGATAAATCATTCTGTCCTCCACCAAGTTGACCATCTACATAAGTCTTAATCGCTCTTTCGGTAACGAGAGCAGTATCAGAATTATCTGCTAATGTTCCGTCAGTACTAAATTCATTAATTGTAGCACCGAAGTTACCTTGTGCGTTTGAGCCTAGACTCAATTCTTGTAATCCAGAAAGGTCAAATGCTTCAGCGTTCAATGTCGCTTTACCAGTTGCCTGTTCAATTCTAAACAAGTTACCAACTCTAAAGTTACCGTCTTGGTCAGTAGATGAGTAGAATACTCTTCCTCTATCTGCTTCAAATATTTCATCATTTGCGTCAGGTAATTGTGTTGGTGTGTTAGGATAATTTGTTGTAGTAATATCACCAGTACCTACATCCAAGAAGTCGTGTCCAGTCAATCTAATGTTTGAGTAATTACTTCTTAATGTTGCAGTCTCGGAGTGTGTTGGAGTGTTAGAAGTTGTAAATTTAGGATTTACTCTAACAAGTCCAGCGCCAGCATTATAACCGGTTACACTAACAACATAATATGCTTGATTGGATATTCCAGCAAATTCAACAATGTCACCACCAGTTGGTGATTTAGATAATCCTGTTAATCTAACAAAGGCAGTACCTTCACTAGAGATTTCAGCATAACCGTCACCTGTAATAGTTGCAGTTGTTGTTTCTGTTTTATATCCAGAACCACTTGTTGTTACCGTAGTTTGTGAAATTACACCGTCACCAATATGTGATGTTGCAGTTCCAACCGTACTTGCGTTAGGGTCTGTGATTGTTACCGTTGGTGCAGAAGAATAACCGGCACCACCGTCTAATATAAGAATTTTTGAAATTTGTTGATTTTCTACAACTGCTCTTGCGAGTGCGTTTCTACTAGGAGAACCACCACCACTTAAAGCAACTCTTGGTTCAATTTCATATCCTGAAGTTGTATCAAAAGTTGTTGCAGCTGATAATCCAGAGTTTACGAATACATCAAATCCTGCGACACCATTTTCTTTTTGTACCGTTGCAGTTTTTGTAGAAGCAACATAGTCAGCGATAACACCTGTGTTACCATAACCAGTTCCTGTATATACCGTAATTCTCATACCATTGTAGAAGTCATCAGGTTGTGAATCAGAAGCAGCAAGTTTAATTGTACTTGAAGTTCCTGTTTGTGCAAAACCTGTTGTAGTAAAGTGTGTTGATCCTGTAGTGTTAACTTTAACAAAGTTTACAGCACCATCAGCGTGAGTTGTTGATACAGCACCAGAAGCACCGGATCCTGCAATTGCAACACTTGAAGAAGTGTAAGCATTTCCAGCGTATTGTAATTCTAATCTTCCGATTCCAGAACCAGATACTAATACTCTTCCTACTTGAGCTTCGTTGTTTCTTAAATCAACATTACCAGTATATGGTGTTTCACCAGCGTCAATACCAGTTGCAGTTGAACCGTATTCACCGTAAGAGTTGTTTGAGTTCAAACTTCTCATAACAGCACCACTATCACATAAGTAACCGTGATGTGCGTAATATGTAAATACAGATACTAATTCTGATTTAGCATTATTCAATGCCCAAACTCCAATACCGTCAGAAGTTACCTGTGTAAAGTCGTTTGCAAGTATACTTCTGTTTCCAGAGTTGTGTAATGAACCGTCAATCTTAATACCAACAGAACCAAATCCAAAGTGAGTACAATTCTGAATAAATGGTGATTTAGATGTAATGTGTGTAGTTGTATCGCCAACTCCAGTTCCTGGGTCTAATGCAAATACAACACCACTTCGTGTTGCACCGTCAGAAGTATTAGGTCTTGCAACTCCGTAAGAGTCAGCAGTTCCCATAGTTCCAACCATTCCAGTAAATGTAAATCCTGCAACCGTTGTACCGTTATGTACTCTAAACATATCAGCACGATTGTTTGGAGTGTTTGTTAATCCAGCAACCGTTGAGTTACCAGAAGCAGGTTTAATTCTTGTACTTCTAACACCGTCTCCAACTAATTGTGTATTAGCAGATAAGATGATAGGTAATGATTCTTCGTATTCTCCAGTTTTAACATAAACCGTTTTAAATGTAGCAGCGGTTACATTAGCGTTAATCCAAGTCATTGCATATTGCAAAGTTAACCAAGGTTTGTCTAATGAAGTTCCTCTACCTGTATCAGAAGCTGGGTCGTTGTCAGCACCGTGTTTAGCAACAAAGTAAACATTTGCTGTAACCCCAGGTATTGTCCAACTAACATCTGTTCCGTCTGATTGAACAACTGAACCAGATGTACCAATTGGCAATCTAATATTTTGTGTAGCGTTTCTTGTTAATAAGTCACCTCTTGTAGTGGTAACAAAGTTTGAATCTCCTTCAGCAACTAGGTCCCAGTAAACTCCGCCTGTATCATAATCAGGTCTCTTAGCGTCTCCTACAACAGCAGAAGATGTGTGAGCAAGTTTACATCTATAAGATGATGAACCGTAACCAACTGAATCACCAGGAGCATAAGCAGTTGCGTCTGCCCAATTGTCTCTCCAGTTAAATCCTTCGTTTAATAAATCCCAAGTCGCAGTAGTTGTTGGTACAACTCCAGTTGCGTCTTGTTTTGCAACATAAGTATGACCACCATATCTTACTACATCACCAGTTTTGTATGCAGTACCACCAGCATATGTACCTTGCATTTTGAAACCAGTTGTTAAAACCGTCCAATATGAAGCGTTGTTATATGGTGTTTGACCTGTTGATTGTTGTTCGGCAACATAGTTGTAACCGCCGTAGGTTACAATGTCACCTGCTTGATATGCAGTTGCAGAATTGTATGAATCTTCAAATTCTAGTCCAGAAACGAATAAAGTAAATTTAGTAGTATCAATAGTTGAAGCGGCAGTATGTTCAACCGTACAAATGTAAACATTCGCACCGTACTTTGCTAAATCGTTAACTTTATATGCTGTTGAAGCAGTATAAGTTCCTGTCCATTTAAATCCTGGAACAAATGATGTCCACTTTGAAGTGTCATCATATAAATCTGATTGTGAAGTGTGCGCTGTATTACATACGAAAGTAGAACCTCCCCATTGTACTACATCATCTACTTTATAAGCAGTTGTTCCTGCCCAAGCACCTTTCCACTCTTGTCCTGCAACCATCTTTTTCCATTTGGTTGCTGTTAAATCTGTTTCAAACGCAGCTGAACCTGTATGGTTAGCCATCGCCACGAAGCTGTTTCCTCCGTATCTTACAACATCATCTTTGATGTATGCTGTTCCTGTAACCCAATCTCCTTTAAAGTGAAATTTAAGTCTACCTAGAATAAAATCTGCCATTTTTATCTCTCTCTATTTAATTTTTACAAATACCTGTTAATGTTGTTTTGGGTATAATAAGTTCCTCCACTAGGTGTCCAGTTAGCTCCTGTTGTAGAAGTTGCTGTCTCACTAGCGGCGTATGTATAATCTTGTTGATACCTTGCAACCAGATTACCGTCATCATTTATAAAATAAAAAAGTTTCAACGGATCAAATCTTGTTTGTTGATACTTTCTAAACTTTGCGTTTGTTTGATAATGGGAGTCCGTTGTTTCATCATAATCACTTTGTAGTGTATTCTGAACCGTTGTACCATCACTTGCTTTACCTAGTGCAAGTCCTTCAAAACCATTAAACCCAAATCCTTCACCAGAGTTAACTTCAATTGTCTCATTACTATCTAATTTTACTTTAGTATAGATTAAGAGACCATTAACATCACGGTTAAGGGCGTGCATTGCATATTCGTTAGAGATTTGAAAACCAGCGGCGTCTACTGCTACTGCTTGTGAAGCTCCTGTTGGTAATGCTAATGCCATTTAATTATTCCTCTTCGTTTCTTTATATTTATACAATAACCAGCGTCTAAAAACTATTAAGTATTTTCTAATACCGACATTACCGTATCTGTATTTCCGTGAGACGCAATAACTCTTATAATGTCATTTGCTTCAAGGTTTACAGGTTTATCTAATATAAATGTGTTATTTTGTGGTATGATGATATTAGACATCAACGCCTTAAAAGTCGTTCCACCGTCTATTGTTATTTTTACATCAACTTCTGCTTGTGTATCAGTTGAAGTATTTGAAATGTAAACAGCGTGTAATACAGCAGTACCATTTGATGGTGCTGTATAAACATTTGCAGTTGAATCATCAACTTGCGAGTTTGTCATTCCTGCGTTTTTAAAAGCACTAGCCATTTATTATCCTCCAAATACAACAGCAAAGGCAAGAATATCTCCGGTCAATGCTAATGTTCCACTAGAATTTGGTAGTTTAATCGTTCTATCAGCAGTCGGATTTTCTACCGTTAATGTTGTTTCAAAGGCGTCAGCTGTGGCACCTTCAAAAATAATGTTTGCGTTATTAAAAGTTAAGTCTGTTGTTGATACAGCACCTGCTTGTAATACTGATTGAATATCAATAGCAGAGGCACCACCAACTTCTTTAATAGTGTTCGCATTTTGCTTCGTGTAAAACTTACCGTCAGCAATGTTCATTGCTAATTCACCAATTTCTAAATCAGATAATTGAGGAACAGCAGAAGCTGTAAAACTTCTTTTTGGTTTAAGTATTGCGGTCATTAGAACAGACCACCGTCAATAGTATTCAATGCAACATCACCACTTGTTACCGTGAAGTTTGTACTATTAAATGACGCAACTCCTTTATTACTTGTACTTGCGTCTTCGCCAGCAATTGTAATTGCAGAACCAGAAGCAGAAGTATCAATTCCTTCTCCAGCAGAAATAGTTAATGTATTTCCTAATCCAACCGTACCAGTTCCAGTCTCACCAGCAAGTGAGATATTTGGATCAGCAAGTTTGGAGTTTGCAATACTTCCTGCTAACATAGCATTTGTAACCCCACCTGCTTTAATAGATAAAGCGTCTGATATTACAGCGATTGAAGTATTGTCTACATTAACATCTAAAGTGTTTCCTGCTTTTACCATAGCTGCACCGGCAACTACTTGACCAGCACCAGAAAATTGTGATACAGGTAATTCAGTATTATTTGCAAGTGTACTATCAGTTAAAGTTGGTGTACCGTTATGAGTGAATACATAACCGTTATCACTATTAGCAGTACCTTCTTCTACGAAAGTAAATGTACCACCAGTTAAGTCAGTACCAACATTTGCGTCTTGTGTTCTTGTTAATCTCCAGTTAGTAGAGTTAGTACCAACGATTTCTACTAGGTAGATACCGTTTTGTCTAGCTTCACTTTGGTCTTTAACCATAACTCTATCGTTTTGTGATAATGCAACACCGTCAATAGTTAGTGCAGCTTGAGTTCCATTATTGTCTAATCTACCATTTGATTGGTCATATGTTGCAGATAAGTTTGCTGTAGTAGCAACTCTACAACTATCTTTTACATCTAAACCACTTGAAGCACTATCAACATATTCTTTTGTTGCAAGTGAGTCAGCAGCGAAACCTGCTCTATCTTTATATCCACTAGGTACGGTAACCGTTCCAGTTCCGTGTGGTGTTAAAGTAATATTTCTATTTGCAGCCGATGTAGCAATGTCTTGTCCATCTATTGTTAAATGGTCAACGACTACATTTGTTAATCCAGCAATGTCAGTTGTAGTAGCACCGAGAGTTAATGCAGTAGTACCTAAGGTTACACCGTCATTTGCAAGTTTAACATTTGATACGCCACCGTCAGCAAGTTGTGTTGTGCCAACTCCACCGTCTTGTACTTTAATAGTTACCGTATTGCCGGAAACTGCTGTATCAATTGTTGTATCACCTGTTAGTAATAGAGTAGAGTTAGTTGAGTAATCTGTTGTTGCACCAGCACTATCTTCAATTGTAAGTGTAGTATCTACAGCGTCAAATCCTAATTGAGCTTCAGTACCAGAAGCAGAAATTACTTTTAGAAATTGTCCTTGAGAACCTGCACCGTCAGGTAGTAATAGTGTTGATGAATTTGTTAATGATAATGGAGCTTTTAAAACAACATTGTTTGAACCGTTGTTTGTAGCTTCATTAAAAGTTATACGACCAGAGTTAGTTGTTTCGTTACCAACTATAATCTCGTCAATTCTTTTGTTTGAATCTGTTGTTATTAATTTTTCAGCAGTAATGACACCGTTCGTTGTTGGAAATAAACTAGTGAAATACTTACCACCAATTACATCAATATCGTTTGCGTTTCCTGAACCGTCTACACCACCTGCACCTACGAATAATCTATCACCGGCATTACCAGCAGTACCTGTGCCGTATGTAAATGCTAATTCACCAAGTTTTAGTGTTCCTGGAGCTAAAGCATTAGCACTTCTTTTTATTCTAATTATTGTTGACATATCTTAACTCTCTCTTTTGTTACCTTAAACTTAAAATGAACCACCGTTCAATGTTATTGAACCAGTAGTAGTTGAAATCTCGTCTCTTACAACAAATTTATCACTTGTTGCAGAATACTGAATCATACTACCATCTGCTAAGGTAGAAGCGTCTACATCTCCCATTAATCTAAATTTCAAAGTAGAATTGGTAACAGCAGTTTGAGAAGCTGCACCTGCAGGCATAGTAACCGACACTTGTTGTGGTCTACTTATCGTTGAATCTATTCTTGCTTTAATTTGCGACACTTTTAGTCTCCCTTAATTGTTAATATTTATAACCGAAGGGTATTCAAAAACTAATAGTTTAAAAAAAATTAAATGGTCACATTAGGACGCACGGTTATTATACCTTCAATAACCCTGGTTACTACACTATCACTAGTTCTCGTAACCTCTACATCATAAACATATCTCGCAGGCGCATCCAAGGCACCAGATTGAGCAGAAGTCAAAGATAGTGTTATAATGCCTGTAGCAGGGTTTGCTACGGCAGTAGTCATCGCTATCCGTGTCTTTGTACTCTCATACCCCTTTGCCATTTTTGCGGCAACGGTATGTCCAGTTAAGTCCCAAGCGGCACCATCATTTCCTGCAAGTGTTATATTTGAAGAAAATGTTGTTCCTTGGTCTATTCTTAAATTTGCTATAGCAGCCATTTACTTAATCTTTTTTCGGTTCTTCTGTTTGAGTTTCTTCTTGTTTTGGAGCAGTTGGATCAATACCTAGAAATTCACAAATCTTAGCATTGTAGTATCTAACTAACACATCAATTTTTTCAAGTTCAATCTCAACTCTCGCCTTATTTTGTACTAATTCTTGTCTAGCGATAACATAATTTTTAGTTCTATCGTCAAACTTCTCTTCATCATACTCTTTACCATTTATCTTAATTGCCATAATTATCTCCTTGTATTATTATTTATAAGCGTTCTTATATCAGATTTTACCATCATATCTAATTTCTTTTTCATAATAGTCTCTAATATCAGGTATCATTCCCAATTGTTCATCTTTAGGAAACGCCTTTATGATTGGGTCATAAATGTGTTTCTTCTCTTTATATACTTCAAAGTATGGGTCATTGCCAAATAACAAGTCCTTGTCGTTTAACAAATCGTAAAACTTATCACCATAATCTCTCTCTATCCACTTTGCATAACATATCGCTACACAATAACTTTTTGCTGGGTAGATAAATCTTTCTACTTGTTCTACCCAATGTCTTTTAGCATTAAGAATAATATCACTATCTTCCCATATAAGATATATCTCCTTATCATTCAATGTATCTTTGTGAGTAGGATTTAATCTATGATATACTTCTTGTTTGAGTTTCCATTCTTTCATAACTTATATACTCCACATTCTTACATTCTTCCCATTCAGGAATATTAACATTTAACATATTCTTTCTATTTACTTTATAAAACTTTACCCAATGATTTAACTTGAATAGTTTACGCCATTGTAATATCCAATCTTGTAAATAATATTGACTAGGGTGTGTATCAGATTTGTAAAAAGGTTGACCAGCATATATGTTATTAAATTTACTTGACATACTATATATGTCGTGTCCTATTAGATACACTTCTTTCAATTCTGCTATTTCTTTACAAGCAACATAACCACTTGCAGGACCTGTTGCCCAAGTTAATGTATCACCGTCATCAACTAAATCTGTAAAACTTTTTACTTTATCAGCTGTCAACCAACTAACATTGACCATATTCTTTCCTGTTTCTTTATCATTATATCCGTGTAAAACAAAACTATCAGAACCTACTCTTTGATTTTCTATAAGTAAACCTGAATTTCTAATTGCTCTTATATGTCTATACCCTGGAAAGAAACCTGATAACATAGTCTCATAATGAGCGTGTGGTATAGGTGCCCAATCTCTAAAATAACATTTTGCAGTATAAGAATAACCTGATTGATAAATGCTGTGCATAACAGGATGGTCCATCGCAACTAAAATATCAGGTGCAAAATCTTTGTATAGATTATTACAACCTATTATAACACCTCTTCCTTTTATAGTAGAAAATTTAAAACCTTTTCTACTTTGACCATTACCTATAAGAAACGCTCTATTTGCCATATTTAAAACTATAAGTATCTAACAGATACCTATACCCATTACAACCATCTTTTAAAGTTTTAACATATCTATAGTGTTCAGTTAAACATCTACCTAGATATTCACACTTACGACATATATCAGAAATATTTTGTTCTTTCTCTTTTTGACACCATACTTCGTAATCAGCAAAACTATCAAGTTCTAAAAAATACTCATTATCATCTTTATCAAAGTCTAGTACAGCAAATTTACCATTAGGTGTAATGTACAAGTGGTCATCGCTATATGCGTTATAATTACTATTAAGAGAATCTTTTATGTTCAATTCATTAATAAATGGAAATGGATTGTTCTTAAATGTTTCTTTACTTTGTGTGTTTTTATATTCTAATATCACTCTTAATATAAAATCTTCAAAGTCAGCGTGTGTCGCACCTAATTGATTTGCTTGATTTGTACTATAAGGTTTAATTTCAAATCCTTTAAAGTTTTTATTATCTATTGATAGATGGTTCATCTTTGTCAAAATATCTTGTGGCGATTTTTTCATAACTTCTGGAGTTGCCAACATTAAAACAGAAAATTCAACAGGTAAAGTTTTCATATTTTCAAAAACTTGTTCGTGTTTCTCTCTAGTATCCATATCATAACTAACACTTATAAAATATTCAGGATTCATAAACTCACTTCTTACCATAGATAAGTTTGTGTTTATATTAATCTTGTCTTTATAATATATCTTAATTGCATTAGTAATCTTTTCTAGGTTATCTTCTTTTAATACACCTATCTCACCACCATACAAATCAATGTGTTCTATATCTCTATGAGTTTGTACTTCATTTAATAGTTCACTTAACTTAAAGTGGTCAATACATTTTTTATCACCTAATTGGTCAGGTGTAAGATAACACCAATGACATCTAAAATTACAGAAATAAGATGGATTGATTGATAGATTAATCTTCGGCTTCGTCATAGTTCAATTCCTCAATGGACTTTAATAACATTTTTTTACATCTACTAAACATTAGTTTTCTAATAATATTTTGTTTCCAGTTTCTATCACTTTGAAATAATCCTATCCAGAGATAGTTATACTCCATATGATTTCTCATAAACAATCTATTGAGTTCAGCATACTCTTGTTCTTTTTCTAAAGTGTAATCTACTCTTTCTAATAGTTCACCTTTAACATTTGCTTGTTGTTCTTTTATCTTGTACGATATACCTGGTATGTGCATTGTCTTTGCAATTATATCGTTTATTCTATCTAACTTGTTTTTACCACCTAGTGCCAACATTATATAAAATGGCATATGGTGTTTCTTTGAGAAGTGTCCTTCACAACTTGATATTGGAAGAAAACCTTTTCTAATAAATTCGTGGCAATGAGGTAGTACACCTTTCTCAACTTCATTGTCAAAATCTTTATCAAATGGACTTACTGATAGAGCTAGATACCCATTTGAATAATCTAAATCTTGTTCTTGCGAGGCGTGTATTCTGCCGTTTGGAAATATTTTATTTTTCATATATTATAATCAAAACATCCTACAATTCGTTCATTGTTAATTAATTTAAATTTGCCAACTCTATGTTCCCATACTTTACTATGATTTAAAAATATTAAATCATTCTTACCTGGATATAACCAACAAGACAATTCTTTTGTTTGTTTGTTTCTTACTGATAAAGAACCACCTTGTTCTTTATTACAGGCACTTGTAAAGTACATTAATATAGCAATGTTTGCTCCTTCTTTCAAATCATTGTGCCATAGTGTACTTTCATAGTCTACACCATTGACAATTTGTGGTCGTCCGTGTAATTTGTATTTACTAGACACCTTACTAATATATTTATCACCCAAATATTTGTGGGTTGTGGCGAGTGCGTGTGCAACCTTTTCAGTATGAACAGCAACCGTATACTCTTTATCTGATTCTACAAAAGGTATTTGTACACCTTCAAAGAATTTAAATGGTGTAAGGTCTTTATGTGGCCATACTCCATTTATTATCAGATTTGATAAATCGTGTTCACCCCTCACTTGTCCATCTCCATTTAATTGCAAGTCTTGTCTTTTCTCCCCAATAAGGCATTGCCCTATGTACTAAATGAGAGTCCATAACAAACATTGCATTTTGTCTAAAGTCATAAGTCTTGTCTTCAACTTGTATCTGACCACCTTTGTTTAAATCACCTTGTAGATATAATATAATAGTCTTTTCTCCTTCTACATCGCTGTCAGTATGAAAACCTATTATATTTTTATTTTCATCTTTACTATTTACAGAAATAACATATCTAACAATACAATGTTTTAATCCAGGTACATTTAATTTACAAATACTATCTGCCCACTTCCAATCATCTGGTAATTTCTTGTGAACATTCTTATCATAGATAGGATATTCTTTTCCTAGATTACCTAATTCACCAATCATATGATTAAGTTCTAAACTTGTCATTACATTATGTTTAACTTGCATATTCTTTCTCGTAAGGTGTCATTTGTATATATGGTTTATTATTTGCGACTAAAATATCGTGTCCTATTCTTTTCATCTTCTCACAATGTTTTTCTACAACTCCTGCTTCTTTGTAATCTTTAACGGTCTTTCTACAACCATTACATATATTAAACATAGGACAACTATAACAACTTTTCTTCATTGTAGATAAATTTAAATCATCTTGTAAAGGTGTAAAAAACTTACCTTTCATTTCTTCTTCAAAGTCTATCTCTTTGTCTTTATCATCACCAAATGCACCACAACTATAGTAGTCGCCATCTGGTTGTAAACATCTTATACCTTCATCACATTTTCTACTTAACGGACAACTCGTAGCAGTATCATTAATTGCTAACATCATCTGTCTAGTATTAAACTCCCAAGGCGCTAAACCTGCCTTATAAATCTCTACATACTTCTCATATATATCTGATAACAAAAACGGCTCTTTTTGTTCGCCACTTGCCATTGCATAATTTAACTTACATTCTACACCTGTCTTCTCTTCTCTCCAGAAGTTATGTAATGTGCCTTCAGGTATTTTCTGTTCAGACATCTTCTTTGCAAGTTCAACATTCTTTATTGCGTTGTGTTCATTCTCTCTTGTAATAACAGATATAAAGTCTGGTCTATAACCACAATGTTCTAACATTGCGTTTGAACACTTCCAAAAGTCTTCTTCTGTAAATTCTGAATAGTCACCTTTTAATCTACCACCACCATATTGAAAAGAAGTTGTAATACCAACTCTTTCGTTATTAAATAAGTCAACCCACTTACTAGGTTTCTTATAGAACGGCCACAAGTTTGTTGTTAATGCAAGTGAAGTAGTATATTCTTTTTCATCTAACCAATTAATAATCTTCCAATAGTAATCAGGTTCCATCATTAATGGATCACCACCGTTTACTATGATTGTTTTTGTTTCTGGGAATCTTTCTAAAAAACGAAATATCTGGTCGTGTTTTAACCAGTTCTTTTTCTCATCTGTAAGTTGTGTACTAGAGCAAAATGTACATTTGAAATTACAAAGTTCAGTAGGTTTAATTATTAAGTCCATTTTCCTATCCAATCAAATCCTGTATTACATTCTCTATTTCTAATCCAATAATCTTTTAGTTTGCCTTCAATAACTTTGTCAAATCCAAACTGCCACATTATTTCTCTATGATATGGTTCTTTTTGTGCTCTCATCTGATTCATTGTTAAGTGTAACCAATCAAAGTAAGTACCAGACGGACATAATATATCTCTACCTTTAAATATGTTTATTGTATCACACCACATATGTCTAATTAGTTTTCTGTTTTCTGTCATAGGTCTATTCTTCATATATCCTGCGTACTTTAAAGAACCGACTATAATGTACTCATCATAGATATGAAACATTCCTACACCCTTAATATAAGTGTTAGGCCTCTTGTTTTGAACCCATTGTCTTTCACCTATTGTCTTTTGTGCAATCTCATATAGTTCACCATCTTCTTCTTTCTTGCCCAGCCACAAAAACATATGTGCTTGTCTACCATCAATTCTAGGTAGATACGGTTTCTCAACTGGAAAGTTATCTAGTTGTACTTCTATATGTTTAGGAAAATTATAAGGTAAATTAGTTTGCGATATAGTTTCGCTGTAATCGTACATCTTCAATATATCTGTGCGTAAGTTTGTAAACACATTCATCCAACTCCTCCTTATATCTATAATCGTGGTTCATAAAACAGCCAAGTGTACATCTATCTAAAAATTCGCAACTACTACAATTATACTTCTCTAGGAAAGAGTTTTCTATTATACTATTGTCTCTAGGTTTAATGGGCGACTTGTATTGACTTATATCTTGTTCTTCTTGTACAAGGTTACCACATTGACATAATGTACCATCTGCTAATACAAGTTTTGAAACTCTACAACTTGCATAATTCTTTTTGTTAAATATCCAATCTCTAACAGGATGAACATTAGGATATTTGTCAACACAATGTTTAAAAAACTTTAATAATAGTTCATCACTAGGCATATTAAACTTTGCGTGTTCATCTGGCATATAGTAATCAAAGTAAATATACTTACCTTGTTCATACAGATAGTCAAAGTATTCATCGCCTTCATTTAAATAAAAGTTAATATTAGGTCTTGTAAGTAAACAAGAAAAACAGGTTACTTCATCACCCCAATAATCTACATTAGATTTAAATATTTCAAAGTCTTTTTTATTAAATCTACCTCGTGGGTCATAACTTGTTGTAAGTCTACAAGGTATATCTTCTTCTCTGGACCATTTGAGTAAGTCCATAATAAGTTCATTACCATCAGGTGATGTAACCAAGTTAGATACCCAATTGATTGAAAATTCTTTATCGTACTTTTGACATATCTTTTGTATGCCTTTTGATAGGAGTTTGTAACCTTCATTTAAACTTCTGTTATAGATTGCAGGTGCAAAGACTTCACCACCCATAATATTAAAGGTGACCTTCATATACATTTCTTTTGAAACAAATTTTTCTATAGAGGGAAGTTTATCAACCACATTATCAACACCAATTTTATTGTCGTGGTTCTGCCAACAGAAATTACAACGCAAATTACAAAATTCAAATAAATGAATAGTGTACTCTTGCTCTGGGTCTCTTTTGGGGTCTATTAAAAACTCTCGCATTTTAACTCCTATGAGTTAGCGAATAGTCTGTATTTTCCTAATGTGTCTGTATCGTTAGATTTCTTTAATGAGAATAGATATTGTAAAAATGTATAATTAATATTTCCAATATCAAATCTAGGAATAAAAGATAGACTAGATGGACTATTCACCGTTTCAGTTATAATTGTATCAAAATCGTTTGAAGATAAACTTGAATCACAAGCCTTATCTAAATGATTCATAAAGTAATCAGGATCCGGAGAGTTTTGGAAATCATATAGGTCTTTAATTAAAGTTTTCAATGCAGTTTGTTTGTCTGTTGAAAGACCGTCAATGTTTGCAATATTTACAGCGCCGACATTTGCAGTAGGTTTTTGTGTAAATACATCTTCGTCAGCAAATGGTGCTAATGGTGTAATACCTGAAAATGGATTGTCATTATTCAAATCAACATCAGCACTAGTATAACCTAATGCAGTTTGTTGATTAGTATTTAAAAGATTTAGAGCAGCACCTTCTCTACTATCTGTTAACACTTCTTTATAAAATCTTTTTAAGAATAAATGCCAAGTAGACAATAAGTTTGCTTGGTGAGTATCAGCACCAGCAAAGTATTCGCCTAATAATAATTCAATTGAGAAATTTAAATTAAGAGCTTTAATTCTATCTAAATCAAGTGTAGGTAATACATTAAAATATCCTGCAACATCTCCTAGACCAGCATTAATTTTTGTTAATGCAAGTGTGTGAGTTGGTTGCAATTGTGTATTTGCAATAATTTTTTCGTGGTGTAAATGAATATCTAAAAACTTCTGTACTGCTGTTTGGTCAGCAAATGGTAACATAGTTTTTAACCAGGTTACTGATAAGTTTAAGTATGCTTCACTATCGCAGTAAATAATAACTTTAGTACCTAGAGTACCTTGTTTAGATTTTACATCTTCAAAGAAACCAGTTAAGTCATCATACTTACCTGCCATTTCATTAACATTGTGAGAGTAGTTAATTAAAGTTCCTCTATATGTAGTTTGTAGTTCCTGGTGCATTTCATTACCAGTTTCTGCTGATATTACATATCTGTTTGTATGACAATCTATTGAATCGTCAAACGCTAAATAAACTTTATTAAATAAGTGTAGCATATTATTTTTTCTCTTTACTTTTTAAATATTCTTTAGTATCAAATTTACCTTCGGCAACTGCCCAAGTTAATAAGAATAATGGATTACTTTCTGTTGCCCAATATTCAAATAAAGATTTACCTTTAAACATATAATCTTTAAAGTACTTTGTATAGTTCTTAACAATACTTTCTTTTGGTATTTGATAATAACTATAAAATTCTTTGTGTTTTAATAATGAAACAAAGTTAATACCTCTAACATCTTCTGTCTCGTCTTTAGGATAACTTTCAACAAATTCATTAAAAGCACCTTCACCAACAATTGACATATTATATAATGGTAAACTTTCTAATTTACTTTCCCATTTGTCAAGTATCTCTTTATTCTTTTCTATAACACTCTTATATTTATCTGTCTTTGTCAACCCTTTGTGTTCAAATAATACAGCGATTACTTCTTTTTCTAATTTAGGTATATTTACTAACATTTGTGTGTTAAGATATTCACTAATTAGTTCTTCGTCCATATTCTTAATATCACAAGGTATATCTAAATTACTTAAATATGTTAAAAACTGAGCACCTTTTAATGTGCTGTTTTCGTAATCAATAAGATAACTTTCTGTCTTATCTTCAAAGTATTTTTTTAAGTCTTTCAATTCAATTGGTACAATACTATTAATCATTATCTTCTTCCTCTACTTCCGTGGCAACTACTATGACAACTACTATGACATATAGTTTTTGATAGTGTGTAAGTGTTACCTCTTTCAGTATTATATGCGTTTGCAAGTGTTGTCATAAATCCTTCTAAATTTGTATCTTCAATAACTTGACCTGGTTGTAAACTACTAGGTTGTGATGGATTTAATGTTGTTCTTTGTGCAGTTGTTAAGTGTGCAATTTGTGTATCTGAATATTGTGTTCCTGCACCTGTCATACTAACTATAGCGTATGTATTTTTAATATTAGTATAATTATTCATTTCTGCTTTTAGTGTACCGTAAATATTGTTTGCAGAAATTAATGAACCTGCATTACCAATATTACCACCTGTTATACCAATAGATACAGCACTTACTTCTTGTAAAGTGTTAACCGTTCCTACAGCACCTGAAGAAGTGCCTGATATAATATCGTTTTGTATAAATCCTGTTTGACCTGCACCTGGATTAATGTTTCTTAATTTTAATACATTGCTTGAATAACTAACTACGATACCAGTTGTTGCAGTTATAGTAGCGTTAACCGTTTCACCTGCTGAATAAGTTCCGGTTACACCTGTTAGTGTTAATTCAAATCCGTCAACAACACCACCAAAATCAGAAGCAGAAAATGAAGAGTGTCCTGGTAGATTATCAGTACCCCATACAATATGGTGGTCTGCTATATCAGTTACCAGTTCCTCAAATCTATCAACTATGTTTTGACTTGTTATCGGGTTGTTTAAAGTTACCATTTCGCCTCACTTTGTTTTTTTAAGTGCTTCATAAGAGATTTAGGAGCACCACATATATTATCTTGCCACGCTAATTGGTGACAATCGCCACCACAATACTTAAATACTTCACATTCAAAGCATTTAGGATTTCTTGCTACTTCACAAGCAACATTTTCTAATCTCTTAGGACTATTTATAAGTTCTACTAGAGGGTCATCTATAGTTCCAAAATTAAACTCTGGAGCTGCGTTAGGACAACCACCTATTGTGCCAGTTGCGTTAAGTGTAAATAGTTTTTGTTCACAATCTCGGCAAAATGTACCATCTTTTGTTGAACCAGTCTCAAATTTTGAATAAATTGTCTCAAAAAACTCATTATCAAACCAATCTCTTGTATTATATTCAATAGATTGTTCGTGCATTTTCAAAAACCACTTGTCTTGTTCTATATTACTAGGAAATATCTCTGGATGTAAGTTTGCATTACCATTTCCAGTCAATCTTTCTAGTGCCATTTCTTTTACACCCAAATCTCTAACCCATTTTAGTAATTCAATAGGTTCAATTCTAATTGTGTCTTTGGTTACTGATATGAATAGTTTAATATCAACACCTTCACTAATTAAAGTCTCTACATTCTTACGCCATAAGTTTGCTTGCTTCTCATTTGCAAATCTTATGTTAGGATCCCAACTAGTTCCACATCTATTTTTAAGTGGACCTTTGATAAAGTCAATATGTTCTTGTTTTAGTTTAAATGTTAAGTTAGAAGTTATGCCCATTGATTGATGTTCCCACAAATTCTTTGTGGCGTCATAGACATATTGCATTTCAGACACAGGAACTAAAAACGGTTCGCCACCGTGTAGTTCTAAATGTGCTGTATCGTGTTTTTGAAAATTATATTTTCTGAAATTTTTAAGCCACTTGATAGTCTTATCTGGATTCCAGTAGACTTTAGGACCATTAGTACCTGAAGTAAAGCAATGTTTACAATTTAGATTACAGGTCTCGGTTGTTTTAAGATAAAACATCCAATTCATTATACGACCCCTATACTTAACCCCCAAGTATCTGCTTCGTTTTCAACATAATGTTTTACACCTTCTTCTATGAATATACCTTCGTCATCATATACTGGTTTAATAACACCATCTAAAGATACTTTCTTTTTGCCTTTGACAACATATAAGTAAACATCTTTATCATCTTTATGTTCTTTAAAACTAATACCTGGTTTCTGATTTACAAATAAATGAATATCTTGTCTTTTCTTTCCTGTGATATTCAATACTACTTCGTCTAAAACTTCTTTTAACCAGGCTACATCTTCTAAGCCTTCCACCTTAATAGTTTTAAATCTATCGTATTCTCTTAACCATTCGCCATAAGACATATGTTCTTTAACCTCACGGTCAAGTCCTTCGTCATCTATATAAAATAGTTGTCTTGCTTCGTATCTAGTGTGTGATTGGATTTCTTCTTTTAATCTGGAAATCCATAAAGTTGTATGTTCGTCCATAATATATCTCCTTATTTACCAACGATTGCTTCTATAACTCTCTCTTCTATAGTATCGTCATTGACTAAACTTTTTCCAATTAATGCACCGTTTCTCGGTTCTGCTTCAGCTCTAGCACATCCTGCAATACTACAAGATACTAACATATCGCCTTTTCTTACAGGACCACATACTCTTACTGGTACTCTTCCTGTCATTGCAACCGTAGCGGTTACACCTTCTAAACTGCCGTTCATAATAAAGGCAGGTTTTTCTGATTGAACACCAATAACTTTTGTACAATGATTTTCAGTACATATAGTTACCTCAGCAACACCACCTATACATAAGACGGTACCTACTGGATATTCTTTATCAGATTTATACTTTTCTGCCAAGTCAGCGTATCTCGCTTGCGTAGCAGTTGTTGTTAAAATATTTGTTGATGGATTGTAATATAAACTTGAATCTGCTTTTAGATTGTTTGAACCTGAAGTACTATCAGCAAAAGTTAAATATCTTGTTGCGTTTTGAGTTGATTCAGAAGTTATATCTACAGCATTTGCTAATGAAGCAGTACCTGTAATAGTATTTGCAACTAAAGTGTCAACCGTTAATGTTGCAGAAGCTAATCCTGAAAGTTTTGCAAGTGTAACCGTGTTATCAGCAATTTGTAAAGTACCAATAGCATTATCTGCTATCATAGTACTTGTAACCGTATTTGTATCACCTGTAGTAATAACGGTACCACTAGCGTTAGGTAATGTGATTACATTATCTTGTGTTGGTTCATCTACTCTTAAAGTTGTTTCAAATGAGTCTGCTGTTAGTCCTTCAAATAACATTGAAGCACCATTGATTGTTAATCCTGCACCAACAAGTGTACCACCGGCAGATATACCACCTGTTGTATTTAATTGTTCGTTACCAAAATCAATTGTACCACTTGCAGAAGTAATTGAAGAAGTACCAATCTGTATGTTTGCAATCTCAGCTGTTGTTGCAACATCAATTGTTGATAGACCAGTTAAGTTTGTATTTAATCCGATTGTTAATGTATCTGGTGATGATACCGTAGTTGTAAGACCTGTACCACTTGATACGGTTAATGTATTACCAGAGGCAATCGCCTGAACATTTGTACCGTCTGTTAATGTAAAACCAGCAGCTGCAATCGCAATACTATTGATTTCGTTAACAGCACCAATTACAGAAGTCGCAGATAAAGTAGGATCCAGAGTGGCAATATCACCAAAGTCTGAGGACGCTAATGCGTTAAATTCTATTCTTAATTTATCTAAACTATCTGTACTATTTACCTGTCTTACAGCCATTATTTTTTATCCTTACACATATTTTTTATTAAACTTTTTATTTCAAAAAGTTCTGCCTTTAAAGTATTTATCTCTCTACACATTGACTTCATATTATCAACACTTGACTTTCTCATTTCTCTTCTTTTCATATACAACTCATATTCGCTTGAGTTTGTATTAATGATACCTCCAGATTCCGTATCTCTTATTAAATATTGTTCAGTTTCTACTTTTAGGAATCTTGCCATATTATTAAATCGCTAATGCGATACCTCTCATATCTCGTAAGATTGGTGGATAACTAGTATTAGTTCCTTTTAATACAATCTTAATTTGAAACGCAGTAAATGAGTTTAAATTTTCTTTTGAATATTGATATTCTCTAAAATCAAAATCATCTTTAGATTTTGAAACTGAATTGTCTTCAACCCCACCAGTATTGAAAGGTGTCCAGTCAATCTCTCCAATAGTTCTAACTTCATCAGCACTTGTTGTTCTAAAGTAAACTTCAACTTTAGAAGAATCTCTAACAACTTGTGTTAGTCTAATATCTAATGCAGTTGAGTTATTAATAAGTGTAACCGGTTTTGTAATATATTGAGACGCAGTTGATGAACCATTTGCAGAAGTTTCAGCAACATAGTTAGGTGTATTACCACTAGTTGGATCGTTTAATCTATTTGCAATACAGAAAACACTACTTCTATCTAAATCAATTACTGGAGACAATTTACTAGTTGTCGTTGTTAATTTCATAATAGTATAGAAAGATTTTTGTCCTGCCATTCTAGTTGTTTCATTTGGTCCAGACATAACTGCTTGTGGCGCAGTAAAGTAAATATCGTCTACTAATGTAACCGATTGTCTATTACCTTCAGCAACTAATGAATATGGTGTTTGAGAACCGTGAAGTGATTTACTAGATGTTGTTCTAATAAATGGTTCAATACCTGTACCAGGAACGGTCATAGTTTGTAGACCACCTAGGTTTAATACATCAAATTGTTTATTACCGGTAACAAGTACTCCTGTACCTCCAATATCACCATCAGTATTTGCAGTTCCTGCTGATGTAATATCAAAACTATCTAATGTTATATTAGAAATAGAATTATATGTTCCGTTTATATCTGTATGTGCAATACCATTGTGTGTACCATTAGGAACACCAGAGATAGTAACCACAGAATTTGTATCGTGTAAATTGTGATTTGGAAAGAAAACTCTAATTACACTTGAAGCGTTTGTTGTTCTTAATCCGTTTTGTCTAATATTTTGTGCCGGTAGTTCTTTACTTCCTAAATGAACCGTACCTACAACATTACTAAACTCACATCTTTTCATTGTGAATTTCATATCTTCGTTTTGTTCAGCAGTCCAAGTTGAACCGTTTTGAGATTTGAACATAACACCAGCATATGGTTGTTTAGATATTGTTCTATTAGAACCGATATTTGTTTCTCCTAATCTACCTACATACATATTGTAATCATTTGAGTTAGATAATACCGTCATTGCATATTCAACTTTATCTTGTATGTAAATAGGCGCAGGGAATGTAAATGTTGTTTTAACTGAACCATCAGCACTTGTATTTACAGCACTAGGGTTAATTGAAACTTCACCAAATGGTAGTACTTTACTTCCAGGATAACCATTAACCGTATTTCTAATTTGAACGGTTACAGGAATGTTTGCGTCTTTTGTTGAAAAGAATAAATCAACAGAAGATATGAATACTCCACCAGGTTCATCTGACATAAATGTTTGAGATAACGGATCAACCCAACCAATAATTCTTGTACCTTGTCTTGTACTTGTTTGTAAAACGGTTTGTGTATCTGTAACCGTTTGTTGTACACCTCTAAATTCTCTTGTAGAAACAATTGTGTCTCTAACGGTATTTAATAATCCTCTTGCAATATATTCAGCATTAGCCGCAGTAGCAACAGCAGCTGCGTCTGTAGAGTTAGTTGAAGAAGAAGTTAATCTAAATGTTCTTTCTCCAGTTCTCCATCTAGGATTTGTATTTAATTTAGGATCCGGTATTGTGAATACTCCTTCAACAGAACCAGAACCGTCAGTAATTAAGTTACCTCCAACTGAACCACCATCTGGTGTACAATAAGAAGCAATACTTACATTATCAAAGAATGGAAATACTCTTGTATTTGGTTTTAATCTTGTAGCTTTAAATGCAACATCACGGCTTCTGATAAATGGTACAAATGCAACACTAACAACTCTATCTCCCATAGATGTTCTTATCGTTTGAGGTACGGCAGTTGTTGTAATACCTGACCTACTTTGGTTAACTTGGTTGATAGAAGTAATTTCTGTTCTTTGTACAACAGCACGACCACTTCTAAATGTTCCACCAGTACCTGTAACCGAAGATGTTAATGCTCTTCCAGTCCAGTTAGTTTGCCATTCATTCCATACCGTTCCAAGTGAGATTTCATTTTGATTTGTGATACCACTTTGTCTTTGTAATTGGTCCCACGCACCTGTAGTTGAGTTAACTACTAAATCAGGAGTTCTTTGTGTTTCTCTCCATTCATCACTTGATGGTGTTAATTCTATTGTTCCCATCCAACTGAAAATTGCAAATGGGTTAACATTAATTGCTTTAGAAGCAAAAGGTTGATTTATTAAATCTACTTCTGTATATGGTAAAGTTAATACATCACCAGTTTTTTGGTAGTTTGCAGCTGCTCTATCAGTAGCAACTAGTGTTGTACCATCTTCGTCAATCTCTTCTAATTTTACAGCGTCTTGGTTAAACAAAGGTCTTAATTCACCTTTTGCATAATCAATAGAACATCTGTATGAACCGTTGGTTACTTCACCGATACCGTGACCGTTAAAGTTATCTACAACAAATCCATTTTTAAATCTATCAAAACCATCAGCGTCTTGTATCTGTAAAGATTGAGCCGCACTTTCTAATAAAGACAATTGAGTGTAATATTCAATTCTATCAATTTTCTTATCAATGGCACCAATATCTCTCATTGTATATCTTCTATTTTCTACCGTCTCATATGATACATCATCTGGAGACAATGTATAAGGTGGTAAAGAAATAGTGTATAGGTGCATTGCGTTATCAATAGAACCTGGTTCTTGTGGTATACTATCTTCAGCACCTTTAAGTACTTCAAAAGTACCTTCTTTATTTAAGAATAGTTTATCAACTCTTCCTTTGTAAAATTCGTGGTCTGTGGTTACATTTGTTTTAAACTTAACAACTTCAATTGAAGCCGTTGCAGGATAAGTTCTATCTTGTGTACCAGAGTTAATTGTACTTGAGTCAGCTACTCTAGGTCTAAAGTCTAATGTATCTCTTAATTGGTAAGTTTCTCCTGAAGTATCAGAAGTATAACTAGGTATATCTTCGTAATCAATAATACCTGAATAACTATCTACACTAAAGAAGTCACCAGAACCGTGTGTAAAATGATTAAATGTAATTAATAATTGTCCTGTTGGAGCTAAACTATTTTCTTTTCTAACTATTCTTGCAATATCATAGAAGTTATCTCTTTGTCCACTATCAAGTGTAAATCTATCTGTAATATCTGTATCACTTGCAGTTGGTGTTGTACTAAAGTCAGCAGCCATTTTAACAGATACTAATTGATATCCGTCAGCAACACCTAATGAGATATGATTTGCAGTTGCAGCTCCTGAAGTTGTAATAGTTGTTGTTGCGTTTGATACTAAATTTTTTGATTTTTCGTTTTGTGCAGATTTAGATATAGTCGCAATAATTTTTACTTCGTGGTCAGAATGATTAGCACCAAAATCTAAAGTTAATGAACGACCTACTGGAGAACCACCTAATGTGAAACAAGCATTACCTTCGTGGTTATTACCTGTTGTAGATAGTCTGTCACCTGCTGTACCAGCAGAAGATGAACCACCTGCTGACATAATAGTTACCGAATAATCTAATTCTTGTTGGGCAACAAAAGTTTCACCTGTGTTTGCAGTAATTGTAATGTCACCAGTTGAAGATAAAGAACCTACAAATGTTTTTCTTACAACAAATGATGTATCAGAAATACCAGAGTTGTCTGCTGTTTTTAATGTTTTAATTGTTGAGTAAGGTAAAGAGAACAATGAAATGTTTTTACTTGCGTCTTGTAATTTTCCTCTTCTTCTTATAATCAATGAGTTTGAAACGGCAGTTGTAGAAATTGCACTATCAAGTCTAATTGAAGATGAATTGATAATATTAATTACCGTTCTAGTTAAAATAGTACCAGCCGTTGTCGCAAACTGAACACTATCTCCTATTTTTAATTCTGTTAAAAATTGCGTATTGAAACCGGTTACATCAGAAGATGAAGCACTAATGGAAATATTACCAGATAATGTTTTATTTTCTCCGTATGTTCCAGATAAATCAGCTTGAGAAGTATATACTGGACTTCCTGCCATTGTAATTTCTTTTACATCACTTGAACCGTAATGTGTGAAACCTAGATTACCAAATACATTTGCTTTTACTACAGCAGTATTAGATGAAGTACCACCAGTGATTGTTTCACCTGGTATAAATTCACCTTGTACACTTGATAATACTATACAAGATGTTGAGATAGTACCACCGGCACCTGCACCAGAATGTCCTGTACCATCAACGGCAACATCATCAGCGTCATACAATTCAAATTCTCTTTTTGCAACACCACCAATTTTTTGTCTTACATAATAAACATTGTCATTTAATTCTACTTGCGTAGCGACACCTGTTATCGTAATTGCGTCACCATCAGAAAGTTCTACATCAGCAGATAATGTAATCTCTACTGGATTTGCAGCTGTTGATGAAGTGATTGCAGCTGTTGTATTTGTTGAAACACTTTCTTTAATACCGTTAGCACCTGAAGTAGTACCAGTGATTGTTTCACCATCTGTAAATACTACATTTGTTGGAATTTTTATATGACTAAACATTTCTACATCAAACAAATAATGTTTGAATATATTACTTGAAGAAGGAGATATATTTGACGCAGTTGAAATACCAGGACCTGTCGTTGCGTTAAATTCATAACCTTTAGATTTTGCACGACCAATGTCTTTTACTTTGTTTTCAACATTTGTTGATATATTACCAGCAGTATATGCTTCACTAGCAAGTTTTAATTGTAATCCTTTAAACGCTTCTGTCTTACCGGTTACAAAGTTAATGTCTGGAGAGTTATAAGCGTTTGATACATTGATGAAGTTACCAACATCAAAGATAGTATTGAAACCATTTTCAGTTCCAGTACTTTTTGGTTTATCAACATCTACAAAAGTTGTTCCAATTTTATCAACTTCATAACCTCTTACATATGCTTTACCAGGAGATAAACCTAATGCAAGTTTGTTAGCGTCACCACCAGCGGCAGCAGTATAGATACCTCTATTGCCAGCAGTATTATCTAAATGTTCTCTAATATCTAAATCAAATGGTCTGATTGTGTAATCACCACTTTCGTCAGCAGTTCTTCTTGCTAATGTGTCTTCCAAAATAGAGTATTCAGTTGTTCTAACCCTATTTTGGAGAGTACCGTTATCTAGTCTTAATAACTCTATGAAGCTTGAATCTTCAACAGAAGTGTTTGTAAGTTTAGATAGCGTTAAATCTATTTTAAATCTGTGAGCACCTGGAGCATTTGCGTTTGATGAACCAGCTGCATTGTCTACAAGGTCAGGATCTAGGTTAGGGGTTACAAAACTTTCAGTAACCGTTAGACCTACTCTATAAGATGGTGTGTTTGTATACTTGTCTAATACAATTGATTGTTTTGCAACATTAACAGCATAACCGTTAATGTAATAAGTACCTTGAGCAATTGAAGCGGCAGAACCAGTTTCAGCACTTGTAACCACTCCACTAATATTTGTACTACCATTAAGTACACCTAAAATTGTTTCACCAGCAACAAAGTCTGGTGTTTGATTTCCAGTTCCTGTTTTAGTATATTTTACATAAAGAGTTGCAGGGTCAGTAGAAGTTGCAACATCTGAATTAATTACTTTTGCAACAACACCAGATGTTTGACCGGTTACTTCTAATCCAACAAAGTCTGCTAGAGTAGTTGTACCTGTAAATGATGTTAACTTAATCGCATAGTATTCCAAGTCGTAAGTAATCTCACCAGGAATCATTTGAGCACCTTGCTCAAAGATATGGTTACCCATTTTTTCAAATTGGTTTTGTAATATAGTTTGCGATTGTGTTAGTTCTCTAGCCTGTACAGCAAATGCTGGTCTAAACAATATTCTATGAAAGCTTTTATCTTCCGAGAAATCGTCATAGTACGGCGAGAGGTTAAAGTCAGTTGGACTTGGCATTTATTTTCCTCTTTAAAATTCTATGATTAACTTAACATTCTCCGTTTGGTCAACACTTCTGTTAACTGGTGCTCTATTCTCAATGTACATTACATCGCCAGAGTCCTGGTCAAGTTCAGAAGTTGCATAACCAGAAACTAAAGAAACATTATTAACCGTTTCAGTATTACCAGTTGGTGTTCCTGTTGCACTTGAAGTAGAACCTGTTATGACATTTACTCCACTAAATGCAGTTCCATTTCCTGTTGCGTCAACACCTTCATCATTATATCTTGTTTGTGTGTAGAATAATAAATTGTTTGCAGTATCAAATTGTACTACTTTACCTACAGCACCTGTATTCGTTTGTGTAATTATTTCATCTGATTGAAATGTACCAGCACCAGAATTTAATCTAACTGCTTTTGTTGCTCTTAATGTTGGTGTACTTACAGCTGCACCAGCAGATTTTGGGTCTCTAATTAATGCAACTCTTCTAAAATCGTTTGCAGTTGTAAAGTCACCAGAGTTTGCTGTTTCAGCACCTTCAAATGAAGTATTAAGAATTACAAAGAAACCACCTAGTTCTTCGTGTGGGTCAAATCCGTGACCACCTTTTGGACCGATAATACAATCTAGTTCAGCACCAGTTAATGCACCACCAGAAGCGGCATTAATATCTGCTACTCTTACATTTGCAAAAGTATATCCTAACGGTGTTCCTGTTGGAAGAACAGAAGTAACCGAACCACTTGAAATCGTAACCGTACAAGTTCCGTTTGTACCATCTCCTCTTATAGGAATATTAGTAAATGTTCCTGCAGTACCACCAGTACCAGCAGTTTTAATTTTGATAATATCTATTGCACCATCTTTAGCATTATTCGTTGTTGTACTATTTGTTGAGATACCCATAAAGTCTGTTGATAAAAAGTTTGCTTGTTGAGCAGCAGACATAGTGTACATATATTTCCACTTGTAACCATCAGAAGTTTCTAAAATAAGAATAGAAGCGCCAGTCGGTTCTATCGTTGATGGTGTATTGTTATCGTTATCTAAACATTTGTAAACTTCAAAGTTGGAATTAAGAACATAGAAGTTTGCGTCATATAAATTCGTTGCACCACTATGAGCAGCTTGAACATTAGTAGTTCCTGTAATTCTGTTACCATAATCGTGTCTGTAAATATCGTAAGTTGTACCTGTTGTCCAGTTAATTCTTGGACACGCAAAAGATACATCTGAGCTTGTTACCCTCTTAGCAGCAAGTAAGTCATCAAATACATCATATTCGTCTTGTACTGAATCTGCTGGGGTTACTGGAGCACTATCTGTTCCAATGTTTTCTGTTCTACCATCTGGTCTAGTTTTAGTACCATATGCAGTAGGTTTTCCAATACCTAGATAATAGATATTAGGAGTTGCTTCACCAAATGATTCCTCAAATTGTTGAGCATTATTTCTTCTAAATTTGCTTGTTATAATTGCTGGCATTGTTTAATTCCTATGTTCTTTGATATATTTATACATCTTCTTGTTATGCTATATTAATTACTCCGCCCATACCACTATGTGAAGTACATTGATAATATAAAGTTGAAGGTGCGTTCATTGGCACCGTAAATGTAACCGTTCCACTTCCAGTTGCGTTATTCGTTACCCCAAAACCGTATGCAGAACCACCTGACGCAGTTCTAATTTCAAATGGGTGAGAAGACGCATTTATCACAAATTGATAAGTATGTGCTTTCTTTAAATATAAAACTGGATCATTTTGTGCTGATGGAAAACCATCACCATTAAATACATAATCACTTGAACCACTTGAAGTTACCGTAAATTGTGCTGATACTCTTGTTGCAGGAGTATAATCATTAGGTTTCCATTGACCAGTACCTGCTACATTTGTATATACTAATACTTGTCCATATGCAGGAGCAGTAGTTGATGTGTCTACATCTGAAAGTAAATCAATTGAATCATTTTCTGATAATAAGTTAATCCAACCTGAAGCAGTAGCATAGTATGCTTTTATTGTACTTGTTGCAACAGCAAAAGCACCTGCACTTGCAGACCCATTTGGAAAACTTGCCGTATTAGTAAAATCTGATTTTACAATTGAACCAGAACCACTTAATGATATTTTACCAGTTCCTTGAATTGTAAATCCTGAAGTATCAAGGTTACCACCAAGACTTGGTGCTGTATCGGTTACAACACTAGTTGAAATTGATTGTGGTCTCCAATTTGAAGAACCTGCATTCCATATTAGTGCTTGTCCACTCGTAGGCGCTTGTGTAGTTGTATCAACATCATTTAAAACATCTATAGATGAAGTTGATGATAAAATTTCGTTCCAAGTTCCGTTAGCTGCATAGTAAGATTTATAAGATGTTGTATCAACAGCAAATGCACCAGCATAAGTTGTTGCACTTTCAAATCCTGCAAGAGCATTACCACCTTGTGCAATATAAGAACCTATTGTTTGACATCTTAATTGAACATTACCAGAAGTTGTTCCAGTAAGAGCAACATTGTCTAAAGTTTTGTTTGATAAAGTTTGTGTATCTGCTAAGGTTACGACATTTGAGTCAATATCAAATCTAATTGTGTCGTCTAAAACCGTTGAAGTTAATCCTGTACCACCTGCAAAGTTAAGAACATCACCTACCGTGTAAGCGTCATTTGCTCCTGCGTCAGCAGATAGATTAATTACAGAACCTACTTGTTTCCAGTACATATCGGCAGCACCGTCTGTTGCAAGTACATATGTTGATGTACCAGCACTACTTGGAAATCTTAATGAACCAAATTTAAGTCTACCTGTACCTTGAGGTATGATATTAATATCGCCACTTGATGTAGAAACAATATCGTGTCCATTTACATCTAAATTCCCACCAAGTTGTGGAGTTGTATCTACAGATATATCACCAGCAGCTGCTGAAGCAGTTGGTTCAAATCTACTATTTGTTGTAGACCATTGAAGTACTTGGTTAGATGAAGCACCAGCGGTTGTTATCTGTAATGCAGAACCATCACCTAATGCTGTGTAGATTTCATCAAAGTTATCGTTAACTTTATCACCACCAACACGCAGGTTATCACCTGTACCATCATTCGCTGTAGTTCCTAATCCTATACTTTGTTTTGCCATATTTTTATCTTCCTATCCTAATATTTATAACCGTTTTATGCAGTTGAGCTAAACTTCGCCGTTCCACTACTAAATTTTTTCTGTGTATTACTAAATCTACCTTGAGGAACAAGTATTGTTGCAGGGTATGTAATATAAGTCTTTGCAATAGTAGTTATATCTCCATATTGCAAGTCTGTACCATCAGCTGCAGTATTTGTACCCATTGCCTTTAATTCTGCTACTCTAGCCCAATTCATTGAAGAAGCAGCCATAGATTGTTGAAAGTATTTATTGAAACTTCTTAATCGTGGTCCTGCATATACAGACCCAAAGTTTGTATTGACCGTTCTAAAGTTATAAAACGGTTTAAACTGAAACGAGAAAGCAATCTTTGTTCTATGTAAAGTTAAATCTCTTGTATCTGTTGCAAAAGGCGATTTTGCACTTTGTACAACATCAGCTGCGATACCTAGTTGTAATGCGTTAGAACCACTTGCTCTTAATGTAGTACCATCATCTACGGTACCTAATCTTCTTCCAAAGATTGTACCAAACAATGTATTCAATACAGAAATAAATGGACTTGCCACAATACCAGTAACCCGTCCAACAACAGGCATTCTATTTTTTGCATTAAGTCTACTTTCAATGTTTACTTGTGCAGTAAAGTAGAAACCAGCAGGGTGCATTGTCTTTTTAAATGCGTCTCTCCATAAGTCAATTGTACGACCTACTTTAATTACATACGAGAAGTCCTGATAGTATAAACTATCTTGTACTTTCATTGTTGTTTCTGATAAGTGACCATCTTCTGAAATATATTTACCTTCACTTGTAGAAGTACCTACAACTTCAACCGTTGCAGTTGCTAAATCTGTTTTTGCCATTAGACCGGTAACACCTGAAATACTACCTGTCATTACTTCGTGTCCAACAAATGCACCTGTAATATCTTTTAATCTTAATAGACCTCTACTACTATCCCAAGATAAAACTACACCAGTATTACTTGATGTGCCACCAGTAATCGTTTCTCCTGCAACATAATTACCTGTATGACCTAATATAAGAATTGCTTGTGGTAATTTAACCGTTGGTGGAGATGGACTTAAATCGTGTTTAAGACCAGATTCAATTGTAGTAATACCTAAAAGTTTTCCAATTTCAGTTCCATATGCGTATATCTCAGCAGATAAACCATTATCACTTGTAACCGTAACCGTAGGTAAACTTGTATAACCTGAACCACTTTTAATTAATCTAATATCTGTAATATCACCAAGACCACTTTCTAAAACTATTTTATCACCAGGGTTGATGTCATTCTTACTTGTTGCGTCTTCAAATACGATATGGTCATAACCACTACCACTCTCACCTGCTATCGCACCGTTAACTACAGCAACTTCTGCTACAGCACCAGCACCGTTTGTGTTTGCGTTATTGAAAACAAGTTGGTCTCCAATTTGATATTGTGAACCGTTTGCATTAATATAAAATTCTGAAATACCACCTGCACCTATTTCACCAACTTGGCAGTTTGCACCACCACCGCCACCTACTAAATCAACTTGTTCGTTATTTGTGAAAAGTGAACCATCATTAGTAATTGTAAATTTACCAGGTATACCGGTAACATCTGATTTAATATATAAGTCATCTGTATCACTTGCAGTACCTCTAATAGTTTCACCAACTTGGAATGTGCCTGTAATACTTTCTTGGTTTAATAAAAATTCTGATACGACTTCACTTGATATTTGGAAACGAGATATGTTTTCTACAATTGCAGTTGCACCAGAAGTTATACCTGTAATTTGTCTACCAAGTAATTTACCTGTATCACCGATTGAGTTAATACATCTTAATATTGTGTTTGATGTAAACTCACCATCTGATACTCTAAGCATTTGTTCTTTAGGATAAAATGTTTCAGAAGCAATACCAAATAGTAATCTAAAAAATAATTCGTGTCCTTTTGCAGTACCTTTAGTACGATATAAAGATTTTACTCTTTTAATTAATTCTCTTTTGTTTAGACCATCTGTTAAATTTTCTGGTATAGTAGATAATACTTCATTTCTAAATTGTGATAAGAAGTGTGAGATAACTTTATCAGGATCTCTAAACGATAATAAGTCTTGTATTGTTTTTACTGGATTAGGTCTATACTTTCCTGATACACCAGACGCACCAGAAGAAACTCCAGTGACCGTTTCACCTTCTATAAATTTATCTTCTGCTGTAATGAATAATCTTCCGTTTATTAAATCTTCTGTAAGTATTACTGCTGTCGCATTAGAAGTTTCACCTTTAATAGTTTCACCAGTTGTGAATTTACCAAATGATGATTGTTCTTGTAAGATTTTAGAACCTGCGTCTATTTGAGTTGCTTCTGAACCAAGTCTACTTGCGTCTAATAATAAAGTATTAGATTGACCTGTTTCTGTTTCAAGTAATATACCATCTGTTGATTGAGAAGATGAAATAGAAAGCTCAGCGGCTTCCATTAATTGAAAATAAGTTTTTACAAACTCTAAAAATTTAGGATGCTCTTCAATTACAAAATCAGGTACTTGACCTTGTAAAAGGTTTGTAATTTTTTTATTAAACTTCATTTAATTAATATGCTGAAGTAGTAGTATAACCAACACCGGCATCCGAGCTTCCGCCAACAAAGGAATCCTTCTCAACCAAAATTGTTGAATTAGGAATATCTAACTCTAAAATTTGGTCTCTAACAGGAACAATGTCATTTGAAGCAGGTTGCACGGTCAGTTCTATTACCGTTGAAGCACTCCCTCTTATATTTGAAATTTCTGTAATCTGTAGTGAATTAATTGTAATTTCACCATTCGTGTAATTAATCGTACCTTGCGTTGAGTTAGTATAAACTCTAGTTGCACCTGATAGATAATATCTTCTTATGTTACCATTACCGTCATCATCTAAAAATTGTTCGTTAGTGATAGAACCTTGTACTTTAAAACCAGATGATGTAACCACACCACCAGCAGTTGAGTTATGACCAGTATGTGGATTGTAAACAGCGTTTCTAAAGAATACACTATACTTCAAAGATGAATTTAAAGTAGGTATGAATGATTTTCTTATTTTTAATGTTGTTATGTTAGATAGTATACTATTGTCTGTATCGTCAATTAATTTAACGACTTTAGAATGTCTAAACATACTATCAAATTTTTGTAGTGTAGATACATTGTAAGTACCTAATGTATTAATAATATCTGCTTTAATTGTATTGGCGTCTTTTGTTGTTGCTCTTTCATCATACTTTGCAGTTGAATTTATAACTATACTTGTAATTTCAGGATCCACAATAACAGGTGAAACTGAAGCTACATTATATTCTTTTAATTGTTTTACAATATCTGCTTTAGTTTGTGTTGTTAATGAAGAACCGCTCATAGGTTTGATTGCAATTTTTACAATACCATAAACAGGTGTCTCATCATCTTCACCACCCCAAGCACTAACTGATTGTGTATTAGGATAAATTGACATTACTTTTGTTTCGTAATCAGAAGTAGTAACCGCTCTGTCTTGTGCTGTATATTGTAAAGGTGCATTGAAACGAATACTCTCTTTTGTTTCAGGTAGTGAACCACCTTGTGCTTCTGATACGGTCGTAACCGTTATGTTAGAGAAACCACCAATGTTACCTGCAGGATTAAATAAGTTTGCACCATTTGCTTCTAATTTATTGGTTACAATATAATCCATAATAATAATATTACCGTGTTCTAATTTCTTACCAATAATACCGTCACCAAATTTAACTTCAAACTTACCTGTATCTGTTTCTGATAAGAAGTATATTTGACTTTCGTTATTTAAATTTAATAATCCAGAAACGCTTGTGTATGTTTCAGAAGTTGTATCTGTTAAACTTTTTTGTACTTTGATTTGTAATGTAGTAGTATCAGCGTCAATACTAGGTATTAAATATTTTTGGTCTGGGTCTAGTGTGTCAACCGTATATCTAAAGGTTACAGGTGTACCTTCTGAAATTGGTACACTAGAAAATTTGTAAATACCATCAACAGGTGAAGTTGTTGTATCTGTATTAGTAATAAAGTTATAAGTTGTTCCGTCTACAGAAGAAGTAAATACAGAACCTTTGTTCATAGTTAGTGTTGTACCTTTTGCGTCATTAACTACAATGTCAATTGAAGCAGTTGGTGCTTTTGCACTAGAAGGTGTGTAACCTAACATCTTTGCTAATGAAACAATGTTTGCTCTAACATCAGCAGAATCCAAATACATTTCGTTTGCTAACATATTAGCATTGAAACCTAGATAGTGTGTATTGTAAGCAAGTAAATCTAATAATACAGCAAAACCACTACCTTCAAAGTTGTAGTCTGAAAATTCAGGTTGTGATTGTAAGAATACTTTTAAATTTGTTTTTATCTGGTCAAAATCCAGTTCCGTAATATCTAGTTTGGTACTTGCCATTTTTTATTTCCTATTGTGCGTCATAGTAAGTTTTTGATAACTCACCACGCTCTATTGTTTCGCCTGCTTTTCTACATCTGATATAAACTTGTACGGTATCACTCGTACCTGGTTTAGTATATGTTCTAATTCCATTTGCGATTACTGAATTAGCACCGTCTGCTGAATTAGGATATGTGTTTGCAGCCGTAGCAGTATTTTCATATTGCCATATTGAATTACTTCCTGGTACCGTTACCCAAGCCATTATCTTAACCTCTGTAAAAATGTTTCTACAATAATTGGTGATTGAATACCAACAACATAAAAACTGATTTGTAAATGGTATCTATTTGCGTCAATATCTGGAGCCGCAACGATACTTTCTATACTTGCTCTTGGTTCAAAATTAACTAGAACCTCAGCAACTTTTCTTTCTAAATTAAGAGCAGTCAAAGGTGTCATATTTTCAAACAACAATGCTCTTACATCACTACCTATTTCAGGATGAAAAGGTCTCTCATAATGATTTGTCTGTATTAAATTCTTTACACTTCTTTTAACAGCGTCTACATCAACAAGTTTAACCACATCTCCTGTAACCGGATTTCTTGTGAAATCAAGGTCTAAATCAGAATAAATCCTGTTTACTCTTTTCTTACTTGTACTTGCTTTTGAATCGTAGAATGCCATAGTCTTTCCTTTGTACTAATATTTATACACTAACCGGCAAAGACATTTGGACTTCCTGCTGCTACACTCGTACAACCTGAAATACCGTCACCGACACGACCACAACCTTTACCATTTATAAAGACCGTACTTGAACCAGTTGCAATAGGGGCAGCGTGTGCTGGGCAAGGTACACCTGGTAGTAAGTGAGTTGTATTAACATCTCCTTGTCTACTTACTGGTATCCCGTTTGCATTAACATTTGGACTACCAACTGCTCTTGTCATTCCTGAACAATGAGCAACATCAGCGTCTCCTATCCTCGTAACCGCAGGCATTCTCTCTCCATTAATAGTTTTAATTTGTCGTTAAAGGTTTCTATGTAATTATGTTGTTCTTCTGTATGTGGTGGACTAGGATAATTAGGCTCAAAAGATATAACCGCACCTATCTCATTAGGAATTTCATCATATTGAGTATAGATGTGAAGTTTATTGTTAATTTTTACAACAAATTTACCTTCCACTATTTTCCTTGACCTTTATATGCTTTCCAACTTCTTTTTCTACTTTTATTCATTGATGATTTCTTAATCATCTTTTTTCTAACCCCTTGGGAAGACTTTTTTCCCTTAGGTTTATTGTAACCACTCGCACCCTGCTTCTGTAATGCCATAAAATCCTTTTGTTAACTATATTTAGTTGGTTTTTAAAAAGGACACTCAATATTGCCCGCTCTTACTTCAATATTTTCGTTATTTCGCACTCCGTTTTCAATTGATTCGCCAATTTTTTCGTAATCGGGTTGAAATTTACATTTTTCTAATTGAATTGAGCAATTTGTAAGAACAAAAAGCGAACAAATTAAAAAAAAGTAAGAAAAATGTGGTTTTTTTGCAATTTTGCTCATTTTTTGCTTGACATTGATTAATGATTGATGTATTATGTATGTATAAGTTAACAAAAACGAGAGGAAAAAACACTATGAGTACTTTTTTTGCAATGATAACGATACTTTCTGCTGTAATGGCAGTTGGTTCAATTGAAGATTGTGGAGGACATTGTCTAGGACAAGAAAACTGGAAAATGTTTTTTATTTGCTTGACAACAATGATAATATCTGGTATAATAACTCTATTAACACAAAAAGAAGGACAATAATATGACTATGATTACTAAAACTGCCGAAACACTACAAGACGGTATTACAAATATGATGGCTGCTGCCAAAGAAGACTACTTTAGTTGGTCATCTACTGGTAAAGAAAGTATCTCTTCTTATTCTCAACAACAACTTGAAGAGTGGGATTCTAAAATTAAAGTTAAAGAAGGACAAAAGTACATTAAGATTGTACGAGATAATTCTGTCTTTGCTTTTATCTGTAAAACAGATTTTAAACATTTTAAAAAAGGTGATGTATTGAAACCTGCTGGTTACAATGCACCTGCTTTAAATCAACCTAGAGGTAATGTTCTTTCTGGAAACTTTCCAATTAGATGGACAGGACCTTTATATTTAAAATAACCAATAGGAGACTATATTATGACAGCATTGAAATTTAACGATATGAATAAGGTACTTGAATGGATACGAGAACCTTCTCATAAAGAACATCTATACATCTTGGAGGCTGCGATTGCAAAAGCAAATCAGGTATCTTTAGACCAATTTAGTATAGGTACAAAAGTTGTGTTTGGTCGTCCACGAGGTGCAAAGCACTTTGGTGTGATTGTTAAATGCAATCCGAAGAAAGCAGTTGTTATGGAAGAAGGTCGTGGTAAATGGACCGTGCCTTATTCTCTAATGAAACTTGCTTCTTAATATTAACCTTAATTGAAAGAGATAGGATGTTTACTTTTCTTATCGTGTACACAGCAGTTGCCTTATTTGGCTGTGCTGTGTCAGAAGACTTGACCTGTATACCAGGTATTTTCTAATTATGCAAATGGTGTGTAACCTTGTTCGGCAGCTGTAGTATCATCTTCTGATATTATAGTTTTAACTTCTGGACAATAATGTTTCATCATACTTTCAACTCCTTGTTTTAAAGTAAGTTGAGACATTGCACACCCAGCACAACTTCCTGCCATTAATAACTTTAATGTGCCATCTTCATCAAACGAAATAAACTCAATCTTACCATTGTGAGCTGCAACACTAGGTGCTACTTTATCATCTAAATGAAATTTAATTTTTCTAATTGTTTCTTCGTGTGTTTCAGTTGTAGTTGTCATAAAAATTTTCCTATAAATCTTAAAAAATACATTATTGGTATAACCATAAGTGCTGGTCCTATACCTTGGTCAAAAAACATTAAGACAACAGCACCTGCTGTAAATAGATAAAATGCAATAGTCTTCCAATGAAATATTATTGCAAGTAAACCAAGACCTATAATTTTTAGATATTCTTTTATCATTGAGTTGGGTCTTTCATCATCATATCTGGTATCTTATCATCTTGTAAATCTAATTTAACAGGATTGATATTTGCTTGTGGTTGATTATGTTCTAGTACATAGTTACCACTTATACTAATTCTTTCGTATTGTTTCCAATAAGGTGCTACTTGATGTTCTAATGCAGCTGGGAAAACAAACATCAAACCTTTATATGGTTTAACAGCAAAACTATTCATTTGTAATTGAGTTATCTTTTCACCATAATGAAATACTAGTTGACCTGCTGAATTGGCGTTAGTTGTAGGTACGCCTTCTGTAAATATCTTATCATCTATATCACCAAACACAACAAAACTAAAAAGACCACCGTGGTCGTGTAAAGGATTAAAATCACCTGCTTGTTGAAAGTTAATCCATAGTTGTTGTAATCGTAATGCACCCATACCACCAGATTGTCCCATCATCATTTTTGATATGTTAGGCCAACCTTCACCATAGTTAGATTGTAGTATTTCAAAAAATTCAAATACTTTTTGTACGATTGCTTGGTCTGCTTGATTTCTAATTTTGTTATTACCGTTATTAAACGGATAAAGAACGCTAGTTCCTTGCTTCATATTGCCAGCAAGTTGATGTCTATGGTCTAATTTTTTATCGTCTCTTGTACGCTGACCTTCTTCAATCAACATATCAACAATCTTTTCGTCTAGTTCACAACGATAGACTGGTGGACCAAATGGATATAATACTTCGCCATTAATAGACGAGTGAACCATTTGTGGTAATACGGTTTTATCTCTATACTTTGTCATTCTGTTTTCCTTACACACTTATTATACAATAAGTTTAATCTAGTGTCAATATGCTGTGTTCTTTTAATGTGTGTAAAAGAAACTCATTTTTTAATTGTAATAATTTATTTTGTTTTTCTAATATTGCAATCTTCTTATCTAAATCACTTGTTCCTCTTTCATCATCTAATATCATTTGTAATTGTTTCTTTAACAACTCCATTTGATACTGATAATCTTTACTTTCAGGAACACGATTATAGAGGTCTGTTTCTTGTTCTACTCTATCATAATTCATTTTATACTCCAAAACTTTCTCCACAACCACAACTACTTGTTGCGTTGGGATTTTTTAATTCTAAAAATGACCCAAATATCTCCTTACGATATTCTATAGTCATACCTGCTAACATTAATATGCTAGACTTATCAACTAATAATGTAAAGTTATCGTGTAAGATAACCTCATCATTGTTGTCTGCTTCATCTTCAAACTTCCAGTCGTACTTAAAACCAGCACAACCACCACCTTTAACTTCTAAACGAACATATTTTTTGCTATGTTCTTTTGCTAAAGATTGTAAATGTGTTATTGCGTTATCTGTTAAGTTTATTAAATTACTCATATTATTATTTAGGGGAGATTTAACTCCCCCAAACTATTACCAATTATCGGTAGATTTTATTACTTTATGTCCAAGTACTTTGCCTTTGTTAACACCATTGTTGATAGTGTAACCAGAAGTACCTTTACCATTTATATCCACTTCTATACGAGAAGACGCAAGAGCCTTTTCTTTTCGCTCTATGTCTTTCTTCTTTCTATAAGTGGAGAGTAAATAAGTATGTCTATTCATAACACCCTCCTTGATTAAAGTTAGGTGCGTTCCTTCAGGCGATTGCCTTACTTCCGACCATTGTTGGTTGAACGAATACTAATATTTATACAAGAGACTTACATAAAACTAAACAAAGAGATAACATAGAGATTCGCCCCTATAACTCCGATACAAAGAGTCGCCCTCTCCCTGGTAAGATTAGTCTATGAGTGTTCTCTAAATGTTCTCTATGTTTTTAAATGTGTCGCCACGCTGACTCTATAGCATTCTCTGGAGTTTTCACACACTTATGTATAAGATTGTCAAACGCTAGCGTAAAAAGAAAGTGCTTGACAAGTATCCGACAATGTAGTACAATAGACTTATAATAACCAATGAAAGGAAATACAACACTATGGCGTATTATAATAATGATGATGTAATGCAGAAGTTAGATGAAATCGCTAACGACATAATGAACCTATCTATAAGAGTGAATAAGATAGACGACTCTATCCCGAAAAAAAACTCCGAAAAAAATTCACAAAGTCAAAGCCTAGATAAATCACTAGGATCCACAGAAGACCCTTTGCTAGTTGAAATGTAAAGAACAACCACCATACAGACTTAATAAGTTCTTTGTATGAGCGTCCTCCTGAAGTCGGCCGTTTCTTATATAGGTTAAATATCATAAAATATATTTAGTATAGTCTATTGCATTTATAGATTAAGAGCCAAGACCTGGATATAATAGGCCCTTTTAGCTACAGGTTTTTGAGAAGTCGGTAGGCCTTTTAGTTTAGATTGATTGTCTTGCCGGTCTTTGTGTTATCGCCTGTTACCGTTTCTGTACGAGTACCTGCGATTGTTTCACTATGCGAACCATCTACACTTAGCGTATAGTTACCACCTACTTTGAGGTTGTAATCACCACCTGCATTGACATTGACTTTACCTACTCTGGTCACTACATTGACATCGCCAGTATCTACTTGTATATTAAGGCTTGCATTAGCACCTACTTGTATATCATAGTGGTTGTTTAATGTAGCAGACTTGTTAATGTATATCTTATGGCGTCCGTCTATTGTTATATCACTATTGCCTTCTATGTAAGTCTTATCTGAACCAACGGCCATTCTATATGAGTGGCCTTTTATTATATTAATCTGATTACCGTCTGCTGTCCACTCTAGTGATGTACCTACCTTATGGCGAAAGTGTATTCGCTCAGCGGCCGGCGTATCGTCAAACTCTTGTATATGTCCACTTTCCGTTTCAGTTACCTTATTATATGGATACTGAGCAGCGTATGCAAGAGTCGGTTGTGACCAAGTATCTCCGTCAGACGCCGCCATTACACTATTGTCCGCATTGGTTCTGCTGTTAAAGTCAGCAGTCGCCACATCTTTTATTTCTGTATCTGTACGAATTAAGTTGACAAGAGACGGATTATCTGTTATACTAGACGCTAGCCTATTTGTATCTGTTTCATTAATATACTTAGGATAGATACCCGAGCCATCATAGCCTGCCTTTGAGTAATACCTTGAAGAATACTCGGTAGGCCTTCCTGGGAGTACGCCAAGAACAACTGGTTGTTGCGCCTGCTCTCCATCTCTAAAGAATCCGTGTACCCAAGTTCCTTTTACCAAAAAGGTTGGCGACTGACCCAGGCCTGATATGCCTCCGGCAGTCGTAGGTAAAGCGCATTGTGCCCACGGCAAGTCTGCTGTAGGTAATGTGTAAATGTTATCACTATGGTAACCTAAACACCGTACTCGCACACGGCCAACCTTGTGTGGGTCTTGCCTGTCTTCAACTATTCCTGTAAAATGTATATACTTGCTCATAATTTCTTCCGATACTTGTACCTTTTAGATAACACTAGATTATATTATTCTTTCTATTTATTCTAAACCTACGCAAATGACACGCTAGTGGCATATCTTTGATTAGTTTTGTATATATTGCTATGCGTATGGTCATTCTCTCTAGTACGCCGACTTTATGATTGAGTTCGTCAAATGCGTATGTACCTTTGAAAAACCTTTGTAAATGACTTCTATACAGAGCATCCTCGTAGGTGTTGCGTATGGTTTCTAATGTGTTGCGTAAAGGGTTGTTTAATTGTTTCATATCTCTTTTTCTATGTGTTTTGTTCTCATTCTGTTCTCATTTGTTCTGGTCTGATTGTCAGCGTATAGAGTGGAGAGTGCTTTGAGAACCCCTAATGTATGCCCTTTAGACCTCTTGGAGGGGCGTTTCGGAGGGCGATTCTCTATGTTTCTCTCTAGTAGTTGTCAAATGAATAAACTACGATAATATCCCAAAGATACCTTCATCTAATTTCTCTTGTTCAAATACTTTGCCTTTTTCAGTCTTACCTTCTTCTACTTTAATTGTTTCATTATAGTATGGCGTCTTCACGCTATCTTTCATACATTCAACCGTCATTGAGTGGTAACTTCTACCAGGCATTACTTTATGAATAATACTACTTACTAGGTATCTGCCACTTAATGCTTGGTCTTGGTCTTTATCACCAACACTTATACTTTCATATCTAGGTATCTCTAGTCCTATCATTTCTCCTACTGATAATCCTGTGTAACCAGGTACTTCTATTCTTACCTTAAATGATTCTAATGCTACTTCTTGTGCTATTCTATTTTGCATTGCGTTTTCTGGCGATACGGATTCATATCCATCATACTGCATACTTGTTTCAGAAGAGTTAAAAAATGTTCCGTCTGCAAATGCTGTTAATGGTTTGTTATCTCTAAATGGATAATCAGGTAATATCTTCTTATCGCCTTGTCTCTGGCCATTACCATCGTGTTCAGTATGGTGAGATTTACTATAATTTTCTTCGTAATCAAAGTCGGAAGTTGAAAATGTTTTATTAAACAAGTCTGTCTTTAATACTCTACTTGCGACACCACCCATACCTAATAGTTGCATAAGATTAAATTGTTCTATGACTTCATAATGAGAAATAGTCTGCATTTCGTGGGTAACATCACGGTCACCTTTGTTTCTTGTTGTACCTGCCATTGTAGGTTTAAAGTAACCATTGTTTGGTCTTGTACTATCTATTCCAACTGCCATCATATTTTCATAACTACGACAATGAAATCCATCTGCTGTCTCGTACCATTTAAATCCTGTGTTATTAAATGTAGCAGATTCTGCTTGAGCACATAAAAATTCTATTGCCTTAAATGGTCTAAATCTTGGCACAATTAACTTACGACTACTCTTTGTTCCTTCTATTATAATGTCTTTACTTGTTCCTAATTCAGACAATGCAATAGAGGATATCATATCAGATATTGCACCAGCAAATGGTCTCTCTACCTTACAGGTTTGATTTGTAATTTGTTCTTTACTACAGAAATATAGTACATAGAATTGTGACCTAGGATTATGTGGTTGTTTACTACCTATCTTATAGATAACCATAGGATGTTTTTCAAAGTCGTAATAACGAGTTGAACCTGGTGTACCTAGTTTAAATGATAAGAGTTCATTGCCAGTTAATGGCATATGATTAGGAAGACCTGTACTATCAGATATAACTAACTGACCAGATAAGTTCTTCTCGTTTATATCTTCGTAAATATTAATTTCTGCGACAAGACTTGTGATGTCCGTCTTCTTTGCTTTACTTGAACCATCAAAAGACTTTCTACTATGCACTACTATTTCAGATAGTGTATAGTCACCGGCCTTTTTCAAGTCATCGGTTTTTAATTTGCTGTACATTATTCACCTATCAGTTTATCAAACTCATCTAAAAATGTTGATAGATATCCTTGGTCTAACAACTTAATTTCGCTTATATCGTTTTGTATTCTTTGTTCGTACTCTCTATTTGATACAGATACAGCACCTACATCTGTACTCATACATTCTATATGGACATCTGTAGGTCCACTTGTTTGTTTCTTTTCGTAATGATGTATTGCTTCTGAATTTGTATACTTGTCTTTGATAAAGGTTTCAAATTCATTATAGTTCATAGGCCAACCATAGTATGCGTCTGATATACCATTTGTCAACAATATAATCCAGTGATATTCTGATTTACCAAAGTGGTTAAATGCTACATCTTCTGGTCTCTCACCTGGTTGTACAAAGTATTTTTGATACAGCATAGCTGCGTCTAATACTTTCTCTCTTACCTTTACTCTTTTGATTATGTTAGTTGCCAGTTTTGATTTCTGGTCACCTTTCATATCATATAGTATAAGTGGAAAACTTGAAAAATACATCTATTAATATCCTTTAGCGATTGTTTCTTTAGTCATAATTTCTGTTTCTGCAAATGTACAAGTCATTGTTGTTGTAATAGGTGCAGCTCCTCTATCATCTTCTCTAAATGTATGGAATGTTCCTTCTGTTGCATAGTCTACATCCATACCTGTCATTACACAACGAGAAATCTGTGGTATATAATCGTTTGACTTACCACGATAGTAATAAGTTATTTGAAATTCAGATGGCGATAAAAATGCTGATTTAGTTTTATTACTAAATTCAGGTAACATATGAAATTTAAATAACTTGATAATCTTTTCTACATTTAACATTTCTTTTTGGTTCTTTGGTGCAAATGTAAATGGAAAACTAAACTCTCTAAATGGTACACTTCTAAACACTTGTTCGTTAAATGGATTTAATGCTCTACCCATTGACTTGTCTATTGCACCTCTTACATCACCAACACCAGGCAATGCACTTGCAATCTCGGTTACTGCACCTCCTAATACTCTTTCTATCATAGCACCACCACCGTCAATCATTGCTTCTTTGAAAGACATATCTTTACCTGCTTCCATACTAGACGCCATAAGACCGGCAAGACCAGTTGCTAAGTTTTCATAGTTTGCTTTGTATGAGAATTTTGCAGCTTCGGCAGGTGTATATAAACACACCGTATCACTAATTCTTGTATGTGTATGTGAACCACCTTGACCAATACCAGAAGACATTTCTCTTGCCTTTCTAGTTGTCGTTGTCTTTGGAGCAGGTGCTGAATCTGCTGTTGCAAAAGCATTACGATTTGCTTCTGCGTCATCATCTGCTGGTACTTCTATTATTCTCTTCATATTACTACCATAAGATGTTTTTCTGTTTTCAATAATATCAAATATAACATAATGACCTTCATCTAACATACCTGTTTCTTCTGGATAATATATCTGCCCCCAACTAATTCTGGAACGGACTCTACCTTGCATTGCGTCACCTGAACCTATCTCTAGTGGTGATTGGTTTAAAATCTGTCGTGCTTTTGCTTTTGTCGCTTCTGTATTTTCTGCACCAGTAAACTGATTGCTGAAGTTGTCTATTTGTGATGTTATATCGCCTGCAAGACCATCAACAAAACCTTTTACAGCATTTGTTCCTGAATTAATACGACCTTTGATAACAGAGCTTATTTTGTTTGTATATCCCATATATAAATATCCTTATGAATTATACTAATATTTATACAGGAAATAGTAATGGCAACAGCAAGTTATAAAGGTAGATACAAACCTCAAAACAAAGACAAATATCTAGGTAATCCTGATAAAGTCGTCTATCGTTCTAATTGGGAGAGAAGATTTATGGTTTACTGCGACCGTAATGAAGGTATCACACATTGGGGTAGTGAAGAGATTGCTATTCGTTATCGTAATCCTGTGACCAAGAAATTACATAATTACTTTCCTGATTTCTTCATAGTTACCAACAAAGGTAAGTATATAATTGAAATCAAACCTAAGGCCTTCACAAAGAAACCTAAACCTAGAGCTCGTAAGACTAGAGCATATATCAATGAGAGTTTAGCATATATTAAAAATAGAGCTAAATGGGGTGCCGCTGTTCGTTATTGCGAAATGCAAGGTTGGGAGTTTAAAATATTTACAGAAGACGATTTAGGTAAATTTTAAGTTGTTGCTGTTAGTCTTTCCCATTTAGACGCTGGGTCTGGATTTCTATTACCACTACCTACAAATTGTGATTCTGCATTGTTTGTGGTTATAATTTGTTTGTTGTCTTGTGTTATACCAACATTGTTAGATGAGTTTGCTGTATTTGTATCACCTGCTTCTTTTAGTGCTTTTGCATTACCTGTTTGGTCTGCCTTATCTGTGCCACTAAAGTATTTCTTTTTCTCTTCAGGTATTTCTGCTTTTTGTGCTTCACCTTCTATACTTTTAGGTTCTGTCATTGTTGCCTTATCACTTGACAATGCAACTTTTTCCATACCTATATACTTACCAAACTTATCTACGAAACCATTATAGATTCTTTTAAATATGTCTGATATATAATCACCGATACTACCAAATGCACTTTTAATACTATCCCATATTCTACTTCCTAGAGTACTTACATAATCAACCATATCAGATATACCTTGTGTAAAGTTATCCCACTTCTCCATTAATGAATCTTTTAGTCCACCTATATAACCTACAAACGCATTCCATTTCTCCATTAAGTATTCACCAAACTTTCTAAAGACATCTCCTAGATAGTTATATGCGTCTATGATAGCGTCTTTGATTGCGTGAAATTTAAATATTGCAATTGCAATTACAGCAATCAATGCTAATATACCAAGTGCCCATAACAACATAGGTACAACTGAAATCATAAGACTTGCACCAAATAGTTTTAATGATTTGATTGGTGTCTTCATTGCTTTACCGAAGTTCATAAATGAAGTACCCATTCTTTTTGCCATATCGCCAAGTTCTACAAATGGTCCTGTAATACTATCTTTGATACCCATAAAGGTATCAGATATACCAGCAAACATACCTCGTGGGTCTATCATATCACCACCTTGACCACCAAAGTTATCAGAAGTATCGCCACCAAGTGCTTCTCTTTTTGCGTCTAAATCTTCTCGTTCTTTTGTTAGTAGTACTGACTTCTCTTTGATAAGCGTTTCTTCTTTTTGTCTACTAGTTTCATCTAGTTTGTGTAAATTCTTTGTTTTCTTTAATAGTTCTTGTTCGTTTGATACTATTCTCTTTTCAGATTGTACAAGTTTTTCTTGTTCCATCTGCAATTGTTTTGTTGATAGTACAACTGCCTTTGCACCATCTTCGGTCATCTTTACTTGTACTGCTACACCTTGTTTTCTTAATTCACTTGCTTCTTTTTCTGCAACAACAATCATCTGTTCTCTATTACGCAATGCGTCTTGTAGAGATTTCATATCTTCTGATATGTCTGCCTTTTCCATACCTCTTGTCAAGTCTTCAACAGAATAGTTTAATTCACCCATTCTATTAACAAGTTTATTCATCACATCATTTACACTTCTAGGTGTATCTCTAAATGCGTCAATAGTTTCTGCAACAAGTTTGTTTAATTTAGGCTGAGTTGACTTAACTAGTCCATCAACTGATTGGATAGACTTCTTTGATATTACTTTGAATATGGAAAGTAGTTCGTCTTGTGTAGCGTTTGAAAGTGTAGTGGCAGCCATTTCTTATTTCCTATTTCTTATTTTTACTTGAACCAGTATATAGACCAAACCAAGCTGCACCAGCACCAACAACGATACTGATTAACCCACTTTGTTCCATAGTAGGTGCCTGTAAGTCCATATACCAAATTACACATTTGTATAATAAAACAATATAAACGGTCAAAAACAATCTTGGAAATATTCTCCAAGCGTCAACTGCTCTTGCCATATGAATTATCTTTGCATATGGATTAATACCTAGGTCTTTGATTGAAGTATCTACTTCTAAATCAACTTGTATTTTCTGTTTAGGTTCTGCAACCTTAACTTCTTTTTTTATCTCTTCAGCCATTTTTAACTCCTACGATTATTCGTAAACTTTTTTTCTAATATATGCTTGTTCGTGTCTGCCTGTAATCTCTAATATCTTCCAAGAGCCGTCTGTTTGTACTTCTACTTTTGCGTTAACTTTATCGCAAGTCATATTAAATACACCACCTGATTTGTCTTTTTTCTCTCTATAATCTTTTTCTGCTTGTCTTTTATTCTTCAAGCAGTCCATTAAATTATCACTTGCTCTGTGGTCAATTAGTTTTCTTTCACCTGTAGCTTCATCTATTTCAAAAATACATACTGCGAATACGACACCTTCTTCAGGAGTTGATGATGAAGTTTTATGTTCTTCTGTCATCACCGTAATATGTGTATGTTTCTTTTCAATAGGACAAACTTGGTGTCCGTCATCACCACAACCTGTGCAATCAGCATATGCTGGGGCGTACATCATCAAAAATAAAAATGCTATTGTTAATAGTTTGTTCATAAATCCTTTAGTCTAAAATTTTAAGTAATCTTATTCCGTATTTTGCTTGTTTATCTTCTTGTAATAATGCTTTTACTAGTCTACATTCAAATATAACTCTTTCGCCACCTACTTCTCTAGCCGCTACTCTTTTAGATTTTAAGCATTGACCTATATTTTCTTTGTAAACCCATTCTATTAACTTACCGTTTAGAGTAAGTGTTAACGCAACAACTTTATCTTGTTCGTATTTCTCACCGCCAGTATATAACTTGGCTGCATACACACTAGGTACAAGTAAGACAACAAATATTATTGCTAAAATGTTTTTCATTATTCCTTCTTACCGTTTCCATTTTGATAGATAATACTTCTATTACTATCTTTTAATTTTTCTACATCTTCTCTAAGGATTTTTACATCCTCTTGTAGTCTTGTTATATTAACACCATTGTTCAACATTTTATTCATTCTCTCATCTAGTTCATCTAATTGTCCAGCAATGTGTTCAATAAGCATATATTGTTCGGAATCAGCAGGTGGTGAACCTAATTCACCTCTTGGCCACTTAATTCTAAACTCACTATTCTTATTTAATTCTGTCTCTATTCGTAATGTACTTCCTTCAAGGTCTTTTCTTAATAACTCTTCGTTAGTTTCTATACGATTTAATCTTTCTAATACTCCAAAGTATGCCCAAACACCAACTGAAACTGCTGCTATTATAGCTAACAAGTTCCTCATAGGCATACTGATAGCAGTATTATCTGATACTCTTAATTCATCTTTGCTCATAAATCCTTTTGTTATAACTCACCTGCTATTATTTAGTACCAGGTTTGCCCATATTATCTCTTCTTGCTTTTTCTTTTTCTTCTTTAATGTGTTTAACCAGTAAAGAAACATAAACCTCTTTTTCCCAAGGAAATAGAGAATCCAATTCTGTTAGACTATACTTATGATGTTGCATTAATGCAAAGTTAGTCTCAAAGTACGCCTCTAGGTTGTTGTGGGAGAGGCAGATACGAAAAAATCAGATAGTCCTTGGAGTGTAACCACACTCTCTTTCTTTGTTTTAGGATTTATAACCTTGACTTCGTGCCTTAACTTCGGCATTGTGTCAAAGAATTTTCTGATTAGTTTAAATTGATTGGTATTTAAATTATTGAAAAAATCAATTAGTTCAGCCTTTGTACTATCTTTCGCTTTATGCACTTGTTCCCCCTCATAGATGTAGTCAATACATTCAACAATTGTTTTAAAAATTGCTTCTGTATTCATATCTTCATCTACGCCCAATGGAATAGTGTCAATGTTAGGATAGTTCATACTAATACCAAGATTTCTTTCTTCGTCTAATACTATCTTATTTGTGTGTTCGTCATCAACCTGTACCTCAACCTTTGTTAAGTCTACATCAACAGGTATAAGTGTAACCTTATCTTCTGGACAGAAAACTTTAAAAGACGCAATCTCACCTACTGACTTTGCACGAATATTTAAAAACAAATATTCTATGTCAAATAGTGGTAGTTTGGTTACTTCTAATTTTCCGAAAGTACAAGAGTTAATTAAATCTCTAACGGCGGCTTTCATTTGAGCGTCATTCTTCTCTTCCATCGCTAGCATTAATATCTTCTCTTCTTTGACCAGAAATGGTCTAAACTCTACTACCGTGTCTTCACTTGGTAGAGTTAACTTATATGTTGGGACTTCAATTTTTGGTAAAGCCATATTGTTATCATCTCCTTATTATTTACTATTATATATTTAGGGGTCCGAATTTAAACGGAGGCATAACTCTTCCACCAGTAATCTTACCGATTGGAAACGACCTCTTCAAGTTATTCAGTACACCTTCACCTGCTCTTCTCAATTCAGGTGGTAATTTACTTAAAAATCCACTATCGCCTTCTTTAACGATAGGATTATTAAATTGCGATTGACCAATCTGAAATTTGTTTTGTTGGTCTATTGCAAAGTTTAACCAGTATCTATATTTAAATTGTACCGTAAATGTCTGTACTTCATTTGAACCGGCAGCATACGATACATCACCTACTGAAACTGGATATGCTTCCCACAATCTAACACCATATGTTGCACCGTCTCGTTCTTGTGCTCCTGGGTCAGAACCTAATTGTAATATATTAATTGGTGCTACATACTCATCATAGTACGCATAGTTGTGAGTTATATTTGAAAAGGCAGTCTTTTGCCACAATTCAAAAAATATTCTTTCTCTCATATATTTGTCTGTGTAAAATGTCATTGATACATCAGCCATTTCATAATCATAAACAATGTGTCTTGGTGGACCATTGTGTTTTACTGATTTAGTCTTCATTGTTCTAGCAGGCATATTCACTTCTGATACAAACGCTTGTACTCTTCTTTGTAAGTTTGCTTCATTAGCGTATCTTCTTATTTCACTACCGTGTACCATACCATCACCACCAGGTACTGCACCACCAAAATCAAAACCACCTGCCATCTTACCACCTGTTGGTAGTTCAAAGACAACATAGTATCTAGCCTTACGAGCAAAACCTTCTGATTCATTTACATAGGATTGAAATCTACCCATTGTAGTTTCAGGATTTGCACCTGCTTTTGCTCTGAACCTTGGGTCTCGGTTGATATTATCCATAGAACGGTCTCTAGGAATACCAATTCTGATATCCATACCACCTATTCTTTTACCGCCTCGTAATATTGCCATTAGTTATCCTTACTTTTATAATTTTCTATCGCTGCCTTTATTGCGTCTTCAGCCAACACACTACAATGTATCTTAACTGGTGGTAACGCAAGTTCTTCAGCAATGTCTGTATTCTTAATCTCTACTGCACTATCTAAAGTTCTACCTTTTACCCATTCTGTTAACAATGATGATGAGGCAATTGCACTACCACAACCAAATGTTTTAAAACAAGCGTCTGTAATAGTATTATCTTTAACTTCAATCTGCAACTTCATAACATCACCACAAGCAGGTGCCCCTACTAGACCTGTACCAACATTAGGACTATCTTTGTCCATCGTGCCTACATTACGAGGGTTTTCGTAATGGTCAATTACTTTATCTGAATAAGCCATAATCTACTCCTGATTTAATGTTTATCTTTCCAATGTCTACTTCTTCTCATTCCTAAATAGTGTTCACCTGGTTCATAATTCCATTTGTGTCCGTGATGTCCTCTTATATCACAATACCACATTCTTAATTTGACGATTGCAACTCGCCATAAACTTCTTCTTGCCATTTACCTTATTACTCTTACTCATCATAAAAGTCCTCTGTTATCTTGTGCTTCTACGCCAAACGGTAGTCGCTGGTTGTTTTCTAAATTGTTGTACTGGCAAGTATACTGCAACCGCAGCTTCAGACGCATTGATACGCAAAAACTGACTTCTCACATTACTATAAAGATATTTATGAAGAGTTGGTTTAACCATAGGTATATTCTTCACACTATCATAAGATACTTGGTATTTCGTATTAGGTCTTATCATATCGCCAGACAGAAATTTATCCATTCTTGCTAGTAAGGTAAATCTCATTGCAGGTGGTAAGTAATGGAAATTCATTCCAATAAATCCTCCTGGGATTGGTTCTAATGGTAATACTAAAGGGAATGTGTCGTAATAAGGTAGTGTTTTCTTAAATTTCGGGTCATAAAAAAATAGATTTAATCGTCCTTGAGAAGGTCTACTGATTAAGTTACCTGCTCTCATTAATGCTCTTGCCTGTGTTTTGTCAGCTATACTGCCGACAGCCTTACGATACCACGCACCGGATTTTCGGGTGTTGCCTTGTTTTTGTACTAATGGGTCTAATATAGATATTGCCATAACATCTATATTTATACGATTTGTTAATCGCTTTTTGGTTTAGGTATCGGTAATATAAAATCTTCTGGTGGCATTTTAAGTGTAGATTTTTTGCCATTGTAGATGTTAGCGTCTGGATTATCTTCAAGGTAATCTTTCTTCATTTCATCCCACATAGTTTTATCTGATTTTGTTCTTTCAGGTCGTGCTCTTAAACCTTTACAATGTTTTTCTACCGTTGCAAATTGTGGTGGTAGAGGTCTGTCTGCATATCTTTGACAAACTTTAAGCATTTCTAGTTCTTGTCTTAAATTTTCATTCTCTAATAATATTTTGTTTTGTTCATCACACATCTTTTTAGATACACCGAGATACTTACGAAAGGTTAATGATAATCTATTATTTTCTTGTTCATAATCACTATCGCCATAAATGTAATCAGTATCACCTCTATCTGTTTCTATACGAACATCCACATCGCCGTATCTACAACTATTAGAATAAGAGTTTAGGTATTCATTTCTTGCTTGTGCTGGTTTCATAAACACAGCCATAAGCGTTAATAGGGCAAGAAGTAAAAAAGTGAACCGTAAGTCCATCCTCAGCACTTCCATATTAGTTACCGTTCACATCACGGTTAAGGTCTTTGATGTCCCACGCCTGGTCTCTAACTTTTTCTGCTAGTTCTCTATATAGATTTTCTGCCATCTCCCAAGTACCTTCTGCTCTGGATAGACGCTGTTTTAAATCTGTATTTGAGTCCTTAACAACTTTTAAGTCTCTTTGTAAGTTAGTTAATGCTGATGAATTTGCGTTTATAGTATCTGTAAGATTAATTACATATTTGATACCTGTAAATGACCCAACTAATATTGAGGCAACGACTGGTATCATTACTATGTTCTTTTTGAGTAAATCTGTTAATTGCATAAGTTCCTTTTAATGCAATTCAATATGTGATGTAGAATAATGTAGTGGTTTGTTTAGAAGTATTTATAAGAACAAAGGGGTCCAGAAAGGACCCCAATGCCATTAAAGTAATGTGGAAAGAGAGAGATTATTCGTCTTCAGCGAGTTTTGAAAAGTAAGATAATGTATCATCATCTTCAACGCTAGACGCCTCATTACTTTGAACCGAAGCAGCTGCTGTTGCAGGTGCTCTACTAGTAGTAGGTGGGAGGTCTATCTCACTAGCAGTCTCGGTATTCTTTGAACCAGCAACCACACGATTAAACTTCTCTTTAAGTTCATCATAAGATTTAAAATTTGCTGCTTCTAGGAATGGTTTAAGAGGATATTGTTTATTCCAGATACCTTTGATGACTTCATCATCTGTAGTAATTGGACTAACAGCCTCAAATTCAGATTTATCGTAATTCCAGAAACCATCAACTTTTCTGATTTTCAGTTTAAAGTTTGCACCTGTCCAGAAATCAAATGGGTTAATTGGTTTTTCATCTTCAAACGCTGGCTGCATTGCTTCTGTAATCTTATCAAAAATCTTTTTACCGAATTTAAATAAGAAAACTTTGCCTTCGTTTTCAGGATGCTTAGGATCACTCACAACATAGATGTTTGAGTAGTATGATAATTTTCTTTTTCTCTTACGAGCAATTTCTTTATCACTATCTACACCTGTGTTCCATAATATAGTATTCTCTTCTGACACAGGGTCTTTCTGACCTAATGTAGTTAGAGAGTTTTCAATATACCATCCGCCAGGTCCTTGAAAAGCGTGAGACCATACTCTTGCCCACGGCATTTCTTCTTTTTGAGGTGCTGGTAAAAATCTTAACACAGCATAACCATTACCAGTTTTATCTAGTTCAGGTTTCCACAATCTGTCGTCTTGGTATTTGTTTTTAGTTTTAGCATTGTCCTCAGGATTGAGGTTTGCTTCTATTTGTTTCGTCAATTTGTCAAAATTACTTTGACTATTTTTTAGATTTTCAAAATCCATAGTTTATTCTCCTTGTATGTATTTCGTATTTGTATTGTTGTATATTTGTATGTATAATAATATATGTTATTATTTATGCTTCTTTTTCCACTCATTATAACCTTTTGCCCAATTTTCTCTACATTGTTTAGGAAGTCTTCTTTCCCTATAACAAGTTCGTAAAGTTTCAGCAGTTTTTACAATAGTATCTAAAATACCATAAACAATTTTATCAAACATAAGTCTCATTATACACTTTCTTTATCCTTTTGTCAAGCACCTGTATAGGAATTTATCATACCCATAGCAAATATCACAGCCGCAACTGCATTTAACATAATTAATGCTCTATCGTGCCATAGCATACCTACTATGAACCAACCTACAACACCTAAAAAGTGAAATACGAGGTTCAAAGGGTGTATATTAGTTGCCGTTAGAACCATTCCAGTGAGAATAATAACACTAGAAATCCATTTAATGTACCACGATAAATCACCTTTTGGTGTTATCTTTTTAAATACTCTGGTACTATTTAATTCTTTAATCTTATCATCAAGTTTCTTCTTGTATACTTCTGTCATACTCAATTAAATATCTCTTTCATAATCAGTTTTGTTTCTGTTCTATTGTACCGTAAGAACGGTGCAAATTTCTTTAGTCGTTTAGCATAGATAGGCCAAACTACTTTTTCCTCAATTTCTTTATTCCATTTTCTAGTGAATCCCAATAACTCTTCAAAGACCACAAAAGTTTCATAACATATTTGTTTAGATAGTAGAAGTTTGAAAAAGATTGGATGTTGACCTCCATTAACCACAAAAAGGTCATCAAAAGACAAGCGCTTATTATCCATATTATTCCTAATACTATTACACTCATTCCTAAACTGATAAGTAAAACTATCTTTACGCTTCTTGTAATCAAAGTATATATCGTGGCCATCAGACTTAGCAAGATTGCCAATCCAGGCTTTATCTTGGTGTAGAAAGTTTGACACAAAGAAGTCAACTGCTTCTTCTGCGTTATATTTTTTAGAAAGTTTGTGAAAGAAGTATTTGTCATTTCGTTTTGTAAATGTTTCTAATTTGCAATTGACTTTACCTCCATATGTGATATAGTCATATGTTTCGGTAGTAAAGTGAAGTTTAATACCCAACCAAATTTTAAATACATCAAATCCTCCATACATTATACAGGTAGTTCGCTTGTTTTAGGTAACAGATTTAACTTCTGACACTCTAAAGCAACCTTCTCTTTTAATGCTTTGTTAATTAATGGACCGACCGTAGCTGTGTCAATCTCTCTTTCTTCGCAATAAAGAACGATAGCATCCATATAAGATGTTTTCTTCTCTTTTTTGAAGGCTTCTATTTCTAAACTAAATTGTTTACTATTCATATTCTCACTATACTATAACTAAAGGGGTTTGTCAAGCACCAATACCAGGTTTAATTTCATATTCTTCCATAAAATCTTTTGCGTCTTCTTCAGGCATTTCAGCACAACCTATGTTGATTACCTGTGAAGTATCACCTTCTTCTCTTAATTTGTACATAAGACCACCATATAAACCATTATGATTTTGATTAACAAAACTCATACATTCTGGTAGACTATCAAACTTATAAGCAGCGTGATGTCTAGGAAAAGTTTCTCCTTCTGCGTTCAGCAGAATTGCTACAATTAAAAATACCGTTTTCATTTATCTCTCCTTTGAAAACGAGAAGTTTCTGTTGCCAAGTACCTCTCAAACTCCGTTACCTATTAACTAGGCAGCAAGGGCAAAATTTGCTTCGCCATTTAAAATTGCGTTTGAGTTCGCCAACTATTAATCTCCAATGGGTCATCTGCGTCTGTCAATCCTAACACACCCCCCATAAAAACACTAGCGATACTTACGCCACAGATATAACCAATACTTTAACATAGCAGTTCTCCTTCTACTAGTGTGTTTATGGTGGAGGTGTCGGGAGTTGCACCCGAGTCCAGTCCGGTTCTTACACCACCATCAACAATTAATCCTTTTTAATCTTATCGCAAGTATTCTCGTCAGCATAAAGACCAGTCTCTTTGTCGTATAACCAAACATATGAGTATGCAATGCTATTGCCTTTCTCTATACATTTCTTACCGAAAGAAACTCTTGGTTCCTTTATACTACAAGCACTTATTAAACTTGCAATAAAAATAATACTAATCAGTTTGTACATTTACTTCCTTATAATTAAATATTCCGTACACTATGCACTTTTCTCCTTGTGCTGGTGTCTCAATAATGGCCATTAACTGACCATCTTCGTTTATCCAATGAGATATAGCATAAACTATATCACCATCTTTAGTGCCACCATTTCTTCCAAACCCAACACTATGTGGTTTCATTTTATTTGCGTCTAAAAACTCATTCATTTGAACGGCAGTAGTACACAACATAGGTGCTTGGCTGTTATAGAATATATTGTTATCGGCACTTACATAATTACTTGTCATCAAAAACATAATAACGAGTAATAATTTTTTCATTGTTTCCTTTTGTTTTAGAAACAATTAATGTAATTTATTTCGCTGTCTCTAACTTTTTGTTCTCGTAATATTTATAAAAGTTTTCAATTGATTCTTTCAATTGTGGTTTGTAATCTTCTGGTTTCTTAATCCACTCTTGCATAGAACCATCTTCTCCTGCGATTAATATGACGATTTGTTCTATCGGTGTACCGAATATCTCTTCATACATAATTGCATAGGCAGTTGTCTGTAAAAAGTAATTATCAATCCACTCTTCAATCTTTTCTTTGTTGGCAGTTTTGAAATCAATTACTGAAAGTTTGTCTCTATATTGAGCGATACAATCAACTTGACCTGCAAGTGTTAACTCTTTAGAGTACATAATCTCTTCAATCAAGTGTACATCACCAATGTTCTCTAGGTAGGGTCTCATTAACCTGAATAGACCAAGAGGTAGTACACCTCTTTCACTAGGTGTTTCACCTTTGATATAGTTCTCTACTAGATTGTGAGTTGCTTTACCACGATTTGCGGCTCTTCGCATTTCAAAGTTGGCGACATCTTCACCGATACTTTCTCGCCACTTCTTTAGACCTTCTGTTTTTCTGATACCTAAAATAGAGGTTACAGAAGGATAATTCTGTCCGTCAACTTCGTAAAAACGAACACCGTTTTGTCTACGACCTTTTGTCTTTGGTAGTAGGTCTTTGTTCAAATCAACAAACTTAAATTCTTTAGCCATTATATTAATCCTTATCTTATTTAATTATCACTTATTATATCATCACACGATACATTTGTCAAGCACCTAACCTTTTTTAGCGTACATATTAATTATATCGTCTTTAGAAAACTCACCAAGCGCTCAAGCAGGTTTGTATTCTTCGTATTGTGTCTTACCTTGGTCGTTTCTAAATGCTCTTAAAGTCTGTTTTCTATTGTCTGTAGTAGACTTATATGAGCAATGAATCCAACCGCTGTTAGGTTCGTCTGTCTTATGGTACTCCAATATCAATTGGTCAAAATCTAAATTTTCAGATATCCATTTTGCTAGTTCAGCATTCGGTACCCCAAAAATTTCAAAATCGGCCGCTTGACCTTTGGCGTGCTGTGAGTTAACACTACTTCCAATAGATACACATAATTCCTCACTTCGGAATCCACTTGATACCGTTACCGGTGTAGCGTAATGGTCTCTTACTGGTTGTAAGATGTTTTCACATAACTTTTGCATAGCAGTAATTTGGTCGTCATTAGGATTGTTATTAATACCTTTCCGTTCCGCTGTTTGCGAAGCAGTTAGTTCCTTCAGACTAAAATTCTTACTTAATTTCATTTAATTTTTCCTTTGCCTTTAATTTAAGTTTCTTACCTTCTTTGAGTTGTTTCCAAGTCTCAAAACTTCTATCATTATTTCTTACTTGTTCTAATACATTCACTTCCTTTTTCAGTTCTTTGTGTGCCATTTTACTGGACATAAATTACCCCCTTGTTAGTTTTAGTATCTTCTCAATCTGTGCCTTAATAATTGGTCCTCTATTTGGCCAATGAATATAAGGTTCCTCCGTTTTAGATAAGTTGTATAGAAAAGGTAAAACGATTTTCTCTAAATCTTTAAATCTCTTCGCAACATCTTCATCTGTTAGTTCTTTTGTTATAGTATCTTTTTCAGCAACTATCTGCATAATTTCATTCATCGCTGACTTTATAGATGATACATCATTTTTAATATTAGATAGTTCAGCAGATTGACTATCTATTTTCTTTGGGTCAATGCCTGGTTCAGATTTAGGTACTTCTGCAACAGCAGGTCCTACACCCCAACTCTCGTCATTTAAATCAAACCCTCGCATATAATCTGGTATGTCTTTAGTCATCAAGGTCCTCCTTTTTACTCTCTTCAAGTTTTATTAAAGCGTGTTCTCTAATGTTCTTGTCTGTTGTCGCCATAACACCCAAGTCAAAAGCACTATACGCCATACTTGCACTATTCTTACTTGCAACTGCACTAGTCATACCACCTACCGTAAACAAACTTGATAGGTTTGCACTACAACCAGTAGTAAGGACGAATAGCAATATTAGTAATAACTTGTTCATTTAATCTTTCGGTAATATTTTATGTTTTTGTAATACTTGTCTCGTCTTTATTTCTTTGATAGACCTTTTGCCGTGTTCGGCTGAGAAGTTGGTACCAGGATTTCTTTCTGCAATCTTTGATTGAAGTTCTTTCCATCCACTATCGTTTTTAAGTCTACTACTATATCCTGTTCCACTAATGATATTTATAGAAGTGACCATCTGCTGAATATGTTTATTCTTCTTTAGGTACTTCTCTTTTTCAGAAATACCCATTAATTCAGTAAATTCTTCACCTGTTTTTGTGTTTTTAAACGAATATGTTGGCATTATGTTCTACTTCAATGTCAAGTGAAATTGTACTTGTGATACTGCTTCTGCCATATCTTCAAGTATAGAAAGTAAATCTTCGTACTGGTTTAATTCATTCTTTTGCGATAAGTCATAAGACGCTTTCGCTAAATCTTGTCCGTATTGTACGATTTCAGATACCGTATGGTCACACGATTGATAATTTTGTAATGTGTGTTGACCGCTTTCAATGTGTATTCTTGTATTTGCATTACCTTGGTATGTTTCTACAAGTCTATCGTTTAGAGTATTTAATTTTGTATAGTATTCACCAAGTCCTTCGTGTTCACTATAACTTTTTGTTTGCCAATGGCTCAATTGTATATTATTTAAATGTACAATTGTTTTTCCTACTAATGTTTCTATCATCATAATTGTTCCTTATTCTATTTTTTATTTATAATATCTTTATGATATTGTGTTAAAGCGTTATCTTCATCTGTTGCTTTCTTTGGTTTGTATGTCGCAACAAGAAAGGCTATAAAGAAACCTACAATCGTAACCGTCATACCGATTACAAAAAAGAGTAAACCATACTCAACTTGCATTAGCAACTCCTTCTGTAAACCATTCAGGTGCTTTACCAGGATGTGACCATCTAGCAAAGTCTACTTTTTTCATAATATAATATTTACGGTAACTTGCAACTACATCAATAACACCTTCATTGAAGACTTTACATTCTTCAGGCATAGCAGGTGTTGGTAGTGTTGCAATTTTGTTTAGTGTTGCATTAAGAGGTGGTTCTTTTAGAATATCACCTAGCAACTGAAAAGACTTATGACCTAATGGTTTGTTTTTAGGAAATCTTTCCATAAATTCTTCGTTCAATGCTTTGAAGTGTCTGTACAACCAAGTATAATTGTAAGCAGATTCCATTACCCATTTAGTACTAGGGTGACCTAACCAACCTGCCTTGTAGATAATTGCCTCTTCGTTAGAATTAGGTAGTCGCCATCTTTTGATGTCTCTACCGTTCTTTGTTTTTGCAATATACAATTCACCGTCTGCAACTCTTTTTGCTGTACATAGCATTTGAGCGCTTTCTAGTATCATCTTTACAATATGTTTATCACAACTCATCTTGGCTGCAATTACAGGGTCTTTATCTAATACAAATATATTCACTAGTTAACCTTTCCGAATTTAATACACAATTGTTTCCAGACGCCAGTCCAGAACATAGTTGCCCATTTATTGGTAGCATTGTTCATCATTTTAGCTGCATTTGCGACAAGTTCTTCTTGTCTCTTTTTTGTGTAAATCATAGTCATATTATATCACTCCTAGTTATCTTTGTCAAGCATTGATTTCACTAATGTTTTGTCGTTTTTTGAAGGCATTTCCTTTACTTCGGTAGCATTCCAGTCTAATACTTGGTCCATTTTAATACGAATCTCATCAGGATCCAGACCCATTTCTCTTAATTCTTTATGACCTAGTATCTTAAAAAACTTCTCATAGTCTTCATTTGATAATTGTTTACCTGCTAACTTCGTAAAGAAGTCTTTATAGTTGTCAATCTGTTTCTTTGCTTCTTTATGTTTAGCATTCTCTTTTGCAAGTTTCAAATCAAGTTGTCTCAATGATATGTCTTTTTTCTTCTTTCTACCTGAAGACCATTGTGCTAGAGATATGTTGGCTGCAATCAATAGTAATACTGCAAGAGGGTCAAATACAAATATCAATACAATGATTACCCACCTTACGGCTTCATCAAAGTGGTCTTTTGCATTGTCTCCATATATCAGTTCAGCAATATATTTTAGAGGACCTACTTCTGCTTCTATTTTTGATTGTTCTAATTCAAATGTATTCTTCTCTAACATATATTTGTCTATGTTAGTCATCGCTGTATCTATTGTAAGTTTAAGTTCGTTTCTTTCTTCTTCTTGTTTTCTTCGTTCTCTTAAACCTCTTGTCGCATAGTCATTCTTTAGATATACTTCAATAGATTTATCTAACTGCAATAAGGTATTTTCTGCTCGTTCTATTATTCGTTCTTCTTGTAGTATTCGTTTATCAATCAATTCAACTTTCGCTGTATTAGATGAAGTAGGTACAACCTGGTCTAGGTGTGCCTTTGATAGATAACCGAATATACCCATAGAGGTAACAAACACTAACACAACTACAGAAGTTGTCAAGTAGTATTTAATTGTTATAGGTAAGTCTTTGTTCTTCCAGTTTTGATATAACCAAGAGGCGGTAACAAGTTTACCTACCTCTAACACACCACCCATAATCATAATAGGTATCTTTGCACCACTAAAAATGGCTGCAAGTCCTAATATACTATACAAAGCAGCTACGCTTGATATACTAATCGCTGATAAAAATGCTAATATACCCATATTACTTTCTCTTTACTATATATTCAAAGCCTTCTACATACTCTAACTTCTTTTGAAAGAATTGTAGGTCACTTCTGTTTAATGCTACTTGCATTTTCTTAAATATTTTATTTGATTGCCTACCAGGAAAACAACGCATTACATCTGCTGCCCAGAAACCTGTGAAGTAGACTTTTGCTTTACCTTTCTGCAATGTATCAAAAATTTTAAATGCTTTCTCAATCATATCTTTCAGATACGGATCCATATACGGTCTGTTATCTTCTTTGATATTATTATAACTTTCGTCTTCCCAATTGTTTGGTCGTGCCATTATTTACTCTCCTCTAATTTTCTCACTTTTTTAATAATACTGATTACACGAGCTGCATAATCAGGCGTTGTGCTAAATTTATCCAATGTCTTAATTAACTCTATTGGATCCATTTCGCCGTCTTCTGCAAGTTGTTTTAGTCTCAACTTACGGAATTTCTCATAGGCTGGGTGTTCATTCATCAACCTAACATATTCTTTTACACTTTCACACTTCGTAGCAAATATTCTTACACCCCAACCTTTCCACTTTGGCATACCTAATGGTAACATATGTGGATAGTCTTTGTTGAATACTCTAATACCAAATAGATTATTACCATCAACTGCAAATCTACTTGTACCCCAACCACTCTCTAAAGCAGCCTGTGCTGTTATCATTTCGTATGGTACTCTAAACACATCTGGTTGTGAGAAGTTTAAGAAGTCAATACATTTATGAGTTGCCCTAACAAATTGTATATCATTTTTGTATGTAAATTCTGGTTCTCTTAAATCTAACTCTTTTAGTCGTTCTAGGTATTTTGTTTCGTATTCTTTTGCTAATTTGTTTGTAGAGTGTGTATTAGGATTAAATGTACCTATTACATATGTTATTAAGAATAACATTGATACACCTAATACTCTTTTAATCCATAATTTAGTTATACGGATTTTCTCTTTGTAGTCTATTTTCACTTTTCTCACCATAATGTTATATTAGTTTAAATCATATCTATGCCTGCTCTACTCATTGGTTTCTTAAATGAATAGAATAGAGCATTATGATTACCACTATCTCCTGCGTTTCTCATTTGATACAAATGGACCATTTCGTGTGCCAATGTACTAATGAATTCTTTTTTATTCTTATACTTGTCTGCCATTTCTAAATGAAACGATTGTGTACCTTTTCTTTTCCACTCCCATTGTGTAACCTGACCAAAACATTTTATCGGTCTCAAATCTCGTATCGTTATCTCATTAAACGGTGCAAGTTTGGCGTCAAAGACTGCCTCATTTATCCATTGAAAGACTTTCTTAATGTCTTTATAGGTAGTCTTGTATTGTCTAGTATGCTCATATTCTGCCTTTACTCTCTTCTTTAAAGTTGCATACCTAACTGATTTAGGTTTAGTTTCTTTCGGCACTGGTGTTTGTTCTCCCTATCTTTTGATTTTTTCGTCTCTTTGTCTTTTTCTATCACTATACTCCATAATCAAAAATGATGTTATACCACCAAGTATAATCACCCATAGTTCAATCGGCGCCAAGGTCTTCATAAGAGAAACCAAGTCAGCCATTGAGTAAATTAAGTTTTCTAACATACTACTCCTTTGTTTGACTTTCTTTGTACACTTTATCTATACCGTTAACTCTAATATCAGAAGCAATGCTCTCTAATATATTTGGTAAATGCTTCTGTAATACAAAAGTCATTTCTATTGCCATTGAGTGTGTTAATCTTTCAAGTTCAGACTTCAACACAGCACTATGGTCAATGTTACCGTTAACCGTTTCTTTTATGATGTGGGCACTAGTCGCCACAACATAGTCATCTGCCTTTGCTTTCTGCATAGTTAAGTGTAATGCTACACCAGACAAATACAAAAATGCAAGTACATATACTATCGTTTTTATCAAGCTTTTCATTATATACCTTTCTCAATCATTAATATTATTTATTCTATCACTTCCTAGGTACATTGTCAAGCAAAAAATGAGCTTATTTTGGGGAAATATGGGTATTTTTAGTATGGAAAATACCCTAAAACCGTTGTATTGTTATGCTTCTAGCTTAACAAAATCGTCATTCCACCCAAACGCTTCTTTTACAAGATTAGCCGTTAGACCTTTGTACATATTATTTAACTTCTTCTCTTTTACAGCAATAAGCAATTCTGCTTCTGTTTGATGTAAACCTTCTAAAATTTGAATAAACAAAGTTTCTTTTTTTACTTTGGATAGATTTTGGTCTGCACCTTTTACGAAATGCCAAAGTCTCTTTGCTTCGGAATCAAGGAAAGTGTGTTCAGTACCTACAGGCGCTTCATTTGGAAGATATGGTGGGTTACCTTTTGGTAAGTCCCATTGTATTTTCGGGTCAAATGCACCTTTTAGTATTTGTCTCAAAGAGACACTATCATACTGGCGTAGGATTTCTGTCTTCTTTGCCTTGTCTTTTGCATTGTTAACTTTAGTTAGGATTTCGTGGTAAGTGAGAGCCATAGATGAAGAAGACATTGCTGCCATTTTCATACTTTGATTTATATTTTCATTTGCCATTTCATTTTCCTCTTAATATTGCAATATTAAAAATCATTAATGTGTTCAATCAACGATTTCAGTTTATTATCTATAAAGTAAGGTAGTAGTTTGGACCTACTTGGTACTTCATAGTCGTTATAGCTATTTATAATAGATTCTACCATAGCGTTAGGTATCTGGTCTAGGTCTATCAACTTCTTATTCCTATTGTAATATTTCTTTGTTTCTGAACCTAGTGGTATATCGTCAATCTGCGACCACTCTTCTAGTTTCTTCTTTGTAATAGGACTTTGTTTTGTCTTTGTAATAAAGACATCATCTGCTGATAGGATATTAGGTATTCCGTCTGACCTATCGCCTTTGATAATCTGTTCGTGTAAGTATCTAGTTGGATTATCTTCAACAACCATATGTTTCTGTATTGGACTATATTGACTTACATTACTATACTTCTGTAATTGTTTGAAGTCTTTATCGCCTGATATAATTAGATACTTGTCTTCTGTCTGCATTTTAACAATGGTAGCGATAATATCATCTGCTTCTGCATTGTCAATAGCGATTACTTTGTAAGGAAAGTTCTCTTTTAATTCTTCTTTGATTTCCCATATGAGATTAAATAGGTTATCCCAATCGTTTGTACTCTCTTCTCTACTTGTCTTACGACTTGCTTTGTATTGAGGAAAGAAGTCTCGTCTCCAAGGATTACCACTATCACAAGCAAGTACTAAATCTTTTCCGTATTCACTACTAAACTTTCTAATGTATCCTTTAATTGAATTACATACCATATATCTAACCATTTCTTTGTTGGCAATACCTTGTTGATTGCCTTTCTGGTAAGATACTCTACTCATTTGTGCCATCAGATTACTAATAAGCACTTGGTGTAAATCAACTATAATCATTATGCACTTCTTCTACTTGCTTCTAATTTTGCTTTTGCAGCTGCTCTCTTCTTTTCTATTTTAAGAGCTTGTCTTACTTTTCTACCAATAGGTATCATAATACTATGACACATTTCTTTACCTTTTTTACTGATATATTCAACACTTATCATTCTGTCTTTGAAGTCGTTTTGAACAGACATAGTTGCCTTCTTCAAACTCATTGCTTCTTTTTCTTTTTCGTCACCTGCTTCATTCCAAAACTTAAATATTCTCATTTTTGCCATTTATATATCCGTCCTTACTATATGTTTTCTCAATTCTTTTACAAAAAATTCTACCTTGTCAATGTATTCAATTAATGTTTTATCTGTTATGTAATGCTGTTTCTCTTTTAGTTTATCATATTCTTTTAATGGTATCTGCACCATAGGACTAGGTGCTGGTACTTCATTCTCAAAAGATTTGTCAACTGAATTATCGTCTGTCATATATTCCTTTTTAAGTTAAAATGTGGAGGCGAGTTCCACTCTCGCTTTCCTCGCCTCACACAACTCTATGTAAGCATCCCGCTAGGTAATCTTACTATTGAGTTCATTATGCTGTGTAAGCGACTTGTTTGCCGAATACAGCATTGATACCAGCAGCGATTACTGCTTTTGATGGTGTACCAACTCTATATGAAACGCCTTTAGATGACCTATTTTCATAAATCATTAAACCTTCGTTTCTTAATTTACCAACCATTGCAGCCGGTGATTTAAGGTCGTATGTGTTTCTCAATTGTTTCCAAGAAACATCTGAACCTTTGTTGAAAAGATTTCTAATCTTTTCTGTTTTTGATAGCTTAGTTCTAGCCATAGTTTTATCTCCTTTAGATAATTTAAAAATGTTAAACATAATTGTTTAACCTCCTTTTCAAGTTTGATTTTAATGTCTTGTCTGACAACTTGCTATGGTCTATCGCATTATAATGGTATTCCATAGACAAATTCCTTATTAAGTACTCATTATACACTAACTCGTATAGCTTGTCAAGCACTAAATTCATTACTTCTGTGGTCCTTCAGGATCCGGGTCTGGAAAATCGCCGTGTAAATCGTCATCATCTTCCGGTCCTTCTTGTCCTGGGTAATCTGGTGTAAAATCAAAATTTTCTGTAAACTGGAACATACCATTGTTCCTATCGTTTAGTTCATCTGATACATCTTTGTTTAGAGGTCTGGTAGTCATTGTTATCTCATCTGACATATTCGCATATTCAATACGAGCAGTAACCACACCTTTCTTATTCATCTTCAATTTAACAGCATAGTCTACTACCTTTTGAATAGGGTGTGCTATATTAAATTGTCTGTACAAGAGACCTCGTACAGCGTCCATTGACATTGCAAGGTCTTTTGTAAATACATCTTGTTTAGTATCTAATCCCATTTGTACAAATCTTCTTATCAAATCTAATCCGATTTCATCTGTCGCTGTTTCTACAAACTTTGCAGCTTGATAGTCTCGCATTTTCTCTTGTGCCTTTGGGTCAACATCAACACGCTTCTTTGCCATCTTATTTTCTGGAAATAAAATTACATTCTCATAATCATTCTTTTTATCATCACTCACTAATCTTATTCCCTTTGAAGTCAACAAGTCCTTGCTTGTTATAATGTTCTATCAACTGATTATAACCGCCAACTAACTCGTCATTGATTTTAATTTGAGGCATTGACCTAACATTTTTACCTATGTCTTTTATCATTGCCTCAGGACTTTCAAACTCTTTCAAGTTTTTTTCTTCATATTTGAAACCAAGGCCTTTAATTAAGGCCTTAGCTTTAACACAAAATGGACAATTGTCTTTTGTGTAGACAACTATACTATTCGCTTTTGCCATCTTTTTTTGCCTTTGCTGTGTCTTCAACACTTTTGAAGGCTTCAGCAGCTTTTAGTTTAAGTTTATGACTATCAACAATTTCTGCAATTGTGTAATCGTACATTTTATTAAACTCACCAAGTGGTAGTCTTAAACCTATCCACGCTCTATAGTAACCGTTCTTTGTTCTAGTTACCTCTTGTGCAAAGATTTCATATCCTCTCACTGGTGTATTCGCAATGACATTTACCATCGCTGTTTCTACTTCTGTAACCACGGTCTTAACATTTGTTTTACCTATTTCGGTTACAAAGATTTTCGCCTTCTTGTTCATTTCACCTGCAACAATATCAGCCATTTCTGCTTTCGCAATCAACTTCGCTTTCTCAATCGCAAGTTCTAATGATGGTGATACACTAGTACCAACTCCGAAGATACAAGTCTTCTCATCATCATCTGTTTTGACAATGCCATTGTTTGCCCACATAGATATGTCGCAATGTTTAGCATTATCAAAGTCCGCCATATACCAAGACGGCACTTCGTTAACTAACTTGTCTGTCTCTTGCTTAATTTTATAAGTCTTTGACGAACAAGCATTTAGGCCAATTATTAGAACGCCTAAAAGTCCTATCTTCATTATGTTTTTATACATTGTTTTTCACACTCCTAACTACATTATATAACATTTCACTCAACTTGTCAATAAGCTGGTTTTCCTCAACATATGCAACAACATCCGTTGTAGACATACCTGTTATTAACATAAAAAGGAGGCCTAATATGATTATATTTTTAATCATTATCTTCTCTCCCAATTACCCTCATTTGTTAAACACGCTCTTCCGAAGGATTTGAAGGCGTGTGAAGGTTGAGAATACAACCTACAATATTCTGGAGCATTCATATCTTTATAATAGAAAGCTGCAAATAGTTCCCAATAACCAGGTTTCTTTGCTTTCTCTAACTCTATCATTTTCTCCAGTTCTTTAATTCTTTCTTTGTCTGTTCTACCGTGTTCAGTATCAGCACATTCCATAATTTCTTCTTTTACAATAGTCTTATCGTCTAATTCTCTTATAACAATCTTAATGAAACACCATTGACCGTCTCTTTCAAATCTATCTAAAACTTTTGAAGAAAGTATACCATTGTCTTCATTGTGTTTCCATTCTTTTAATTTCTGTTCTACCTTTTCGTGTGTATCAGATATATATACTTTGTCTACAGGAGCACTATTTACTTGGCTCTCTTCTTTGTAAGTAATAGGTTTAGGTAAGATTTCTTTAACAAACAAATCTTCATCTACTGCATATGCAATGTTTGTAAAAAATACAACTAATGCAATCATAGTCATATATAAAGTTATTCTCAAAGGTGTCATCATTTTATACTCTTTCTCATTTCTGTTTGATTGTTTACAAATACTCTAATAAGCCTTGATACATCTACTTCGTATGGTTTAAAACTTTTAGGGTCTGTAAATTTGACTTTCAAATCATTAACAGGTCTTATTATTGTTCCGTGTTCATCAACAACAACGGCGTCATCTGTATTTTTTCTCCAGTCGTGTGAAGAATAAACTTGCTTTGCCATTATCGTTTCTCCACCCATCTACCATCAGGCATTTGGCATACAACTCCAAACCTTGTATCAATATCATTGTTTGCGATACCAACAACAGGCCAAGAGTTCTTAATATTAAAACTACTTTCGTACTCTTTACAGATAATAGGACCTTGTGCATAACTTCTGTTAATCTTTATAGTACCATTACTACCTGTTTTACTATTTAACCAATTACTATAACTTGCACTACCAGGACCATTGTTTAAATGGTCTACAAATACTGCATTGTGTAAATCATAATCACTATCATATAGTAATTCAGCACCGGCAAATGCACCTACTACAGCACACGCAGCCGCCACATAAGGGTCTTGTGATAAAAGTTCTACACAAGTCATAGCACCTGTAGTACCACCGACTACTGCACCTAAATGACTTCTGTTAAAATTAAATCCTTTAGTGTTGTTCACATCTTGGTGTTTTGTACTACAGGCACCAAGTGTAAAACTAATTACTAAAATCAAAATTATTTTTTCTAATTTCATCACATACCTTTCTTTGGTTTTTACTATCAATAATACAGAAGTCTTGTGCCGTATTATCAACTACATATTTTTTTCTCATATCATTATCTTTCCACCAGACCTCAGCTCTCGCTGTTATAGGTCTGATTAAGAAAGTGCCGTCATTGGCAGAAGTTAGATGAAAATCCATCTGACTACTTAACTCCAAACAACGATTTAAGTTGTGCCCAATTTTGAGCAGTTTGCTGTTTTGCATTTGCCCAACTTTCAGCTTGATATTCTTTTGTCTTCTCAACTTCGTTAGTTAAGAAAACGACTACTTTGCCTGGCATTTCAACTACTGCATTACCAAACTCTTGTGGTGTTATAGTCTTTGTCTCATTCGCATTGGCACTTGATATGCCAAATACGATTACGCATAATATAAGTATCTTGTTCATACTTTCCTTCCCATTGTTTTAATATCAGCAATGTCTACAACTTGGTAGTTACCTTTGTTGTATGCAATACTAATTGTTTTTCCTGCAGGTAATTTAGGTTTCAATACCTCTCTCTTCGTAGCACCTGCAATAATATTATTACTACAAGGTATTGAAGGTCTTACTGAATAGTCAGGAAAAGGATAACCTTTAAACTCGTTAATCACTCTACCTTGACTATCTAACTTAACTCCGATAGACTTCAACCATTTCAAATGTTTTGTTCTTGCTATCTGGTTTCGCATATCTTTAGTTAAGTAAGTCGCTTTTGTCTTTGCCATATTGTTTACTCTCAAATGCTTTTTGTTCTGCATAAGTTTTACCAAACACTTTTAAATAGAAGTGGTCTCTAGGATTAGGTGCCTGATATGCAAGTATCAAATTATCAAATTGTGTTTGTTTGATACCTATATTTCTCATAGAAGAAGGATGTTCTTTCTTCAATGATTTCATTTCTTTTAAGAAAGCAATACGATTGTCGTATTTCTCTTTCTTACCTTTTTGGTCTTTGATTGTCGCCGTCTTAAATTCACTAAACATCATTTCTTTTGTGTATGTAAACATAATTAAGTCCTCCCATTTTCATTAATTGATATAATAGTATCACAAACCTGATTAGTTGTCAAGCTGCCAATAAACCCACATTTTACACTATTTTTAGGAAAAACGAGGGGCCTAGAGGGCGCTGTAGAGGGTTTGGGATAGTCCCGTGTATGATTGCTCATTGGGATTTTACTACTTTTTTGCACTTTTCTTCTTCTTTCTTTTTCCAGTCAAGTAATGTACTTGCTGTTTCTTTTTAAATTTAAGAGGTAATTCCATCTGACTATTCTTTTCAGATTTTCTAATATAACTCTTAATATTCTTCATTAAGTTATTACATATCTTTCTACAAGATGATAACTCAATGAGCATATAAACCATACCGCCTCCTACAATAGAAAGTAATATGATTGTAAACATAGCGTCTTGCATATTGTCTCCTTATCTTATATCGTCAAAAGGATCATTTGCTAAATCTCCTAATGGCATTTTGTTAGTGTCTTTTGGTGCATATTCAGCTTCAAAGTCTGCGACTTCTTTTTCTCTATATGCAATACCTTCATCAACCTTCTTAATGGCCATTGGTACATTGCCACTTTGAAGTTGGTCTTTGATTTCTTTTAGTTCTTCAATGACCGTCATTACATCAATCATTTTTTCTACTTACCCTCTTTGCTATCGTTTTCTAAATTGATACTAATATCTATATCACTCTTATTCTTCTCGGTCAGGTTGTCTTCAATCTGACTAAAATAACACCAGTGTGTTCCTGTCTCTCCTGAATAGGTAACAGCACCTGTATAGTTTAAATCTGTATCATATGTTTGGGCATTCAAACTTGTGTCGTTCTCAGCCGCAATATCAGTTTTTTCTGTTGCGATACCGATATTAATTATCTCGCCAGTTCTTCCGTGATTACCTAAAATTGTATCTCCTACATTAATTATCATTCTTATATCCTCCTACTAGTTTATTCAAATGTTTGTGTTCATATTGTTGTGTTAACATTGGTGCAAAATCGTATTTAAAGAATTGTCTACCATTCCATAGTTGACCATAATCGTTAAATAAAGCGTTGTCTTTATCTATAACAACATCTTCACCAAATACATCTTCGTAAGTTTCATAATACTTGTCGCCGTGTATCATTTCAACTTTACTACTACCTGTAGCGTTTACAGCACTTTCTGTATAGTGTTTGTCGCAATAGGTTTTAATTCTTTTTTGAAATTCTTTGTCGTTTAGTCTATTCAACTGACTTAAAGGAACATTTCTAAAGATAGTGTGATAGATGTGGAAGTATTCCATATCTTCTTCATCATAGTATTCAATACCGTAAACTAAATTTAAACTAGAACCTTTTGTCATCATTATGATAGTACCTTTCTCAATAGTATTATTATAGTCATCATTGTAAACATCATTATAAAAAAACTAGTAATCATTAAGTCAACCTCACCAAGATTATTACTTGTAAAACTAAAATTGCAATCGGTATGATAGTTCTAATAAATTCCATAGTGTGATTGTATTCGTCTAGTTTTCTCTCAAATTTATTTCTTTTTTTATCTTTATAATTTTTCATTAAGCGAATAAACCTGAATTGTTTTCAGCAGTTTCTATTACTTCATCAACATTGTACTCATCAATTGACATCAAGTCAATACCATCTGTTTTTAAGATTTCAGATTTACATTTGTTGTAGTCAATATCACCTTTAGTATATTTCTCTAAAAGTTTGTCTACTGCTTTTTCAGCTTCGTCCCAATAGTATTGCATTACTTTACTCATAGTGTGGTTCTCCTTTGTTATTTAATTGTTCTTTTGTCTTATTCATACTCATATAATACATCATTTCGCAATCATTGTCAAGCAAAAAACGAGCATATTATTAAAATAAATACCCTAATTTATAACATATTCCAACGATTGAAACGATAGAAAGTGTCAAATTTGTGATTATTAAGGATAGTTCTTTCCACATAATACCTACGATACACCATATCAACCCTCCTAGCACCATTACTAGAGGGCCTAAAGGGTATATTCCAAGTGAATTAATACCTGTTCCAAGTATCAAAGTGAAGGTTCCTAACCATTTTAGTGTGTTTTGTATAGTGTGTTTTTTCATCATATATACATAATACCATACTTTTAATAGTATGTCAAGCACTTTTTTGGTTATTTTTGAAGTTTTTTTGTTGATTTTACTGACTTTTTAGATAAGCCAGTTGTACATTGCTCTCATAGATAGTAGTAAATACATCAATTCCATCAATGCTCTAGGATAATCTTTATCTCTATATCCAAACCAGACCCACATCATACACGCTATAATTGATAAAAACCAACCTAGCCATTGTGTGTCTACATTTGCTTCTGATAAGATGAATACGGAAGAAACTGCGATTGCAAGTCCTATCCACCTGTCTTTATTTTTTATCTTTTTCCATATACTGGTCATAGCCGCCCCTCACTATAAAATAACTATCTACTATGTCGGTAACAGGATTTTTGAGAGTTTGTTGGTCTAAATGTTCCATAAGATTTACACCTGTTTCCTCGTAAAACTTATCGTACATTTTCTCTTTGTCTGCGTTTCCTTTACCTGTAGCAAGTTTCTTTACTACGCTAGGCACTACGGTATCAAACTTGATACCTTTCTTGTATAACTTATGTTTTAATAAACCAGTATTTTCTGCAAGGTTAAATACTCTACCTTTACTACCAAATGAGTAATCTTCAATAAACACTCTAGGATTTATTGTATGTCCTACACTCTTACTGAATACCCAATCACTAATTTTATCGTGTCGTTCTTGTTCAGTATTCCATTCAGGCATAAGATTTCCTACTATCTTACCATCTAAAAATACACCTTCATATTTCTTAACGGTTGTTAAGTAGTAAAACTTACAATTCTGTAATGGGTCGTCTACTAATGGTCGTTCATCAACAACACATACAGCAGGACAAGTTAATGAGTAATCAATTCCAATTATCTTCGTCATCTGTGGTATCCTCTGTTAAAACATCATCTTCAGGTTCGTCTATTGAGCCTCCACAAAACGGACAAGTTATTGGTTCCAGTTCGTCATTTTTCCACGATATTGTAAACTCCTCTTCGCAATGAGGACATTCGTATTTTGCTTTTTCCATTATAATTTAAATTTCTTAAACTGGTCTTTTTCAACATCTTGTTTGATACCACCGATAACATAACTTTCTATTTCTGTCTCTTGTGGTGCGTTTTGTAAACTTCTGCTGTTAAACCAATGTTCAGTCCACGGTAAAGGATTAGCATTACCTTGTTCATAGATTGGTTTAATACCAATTGCTTTCATTCTTTTGTTTGCTGTCCATTCTACATAATTGTGTAATAACTTTTCAGAAAGTCCTACCATAGAACCTTTTGAGAATAGATATGTTGCCCAACGCTTCTCTTCTTCTACTGCGTCTTTGTACATTTGTTCAACAAACTTTTCATTATTTTTTATAACCTTATTCATAACCTTATCGTTTTCAGGACCACGATAGTTATTAATAATTCTTTGTGATACGGCAAGGTGTTGTGATTCGTCTCTAGCAATAAAAGAGATAATCTTTGCACTACCTTCCATAAGTTTTAGTTCACCAAATGCAAAACTACAAGCAAAAGAAACATAAAATCTTAAACCTTCTAATATGTTTACGGTTACAAGTGTTCTCCATAGTTTTTCTTTTAAATCATACTCATCAACTTTATTACCTAATTGATGTTTCATACCTGTAGTGATAAAGTCATCATAGGCATTGGTTACTGATTTACTTCTTCGTTCAATCTTTTCATCTGTTATAATAGTATCAAATATTTCTGCTGGGTCTGAATACAAGTTCTTAATAATGTATGTATAACTTCTACTATGAATTGTTTCCATAAAGTCCCAGGTTACAATACAGCCTTCTAGTTCTGGTAATGATACGAAAGGTAAAAACGCAAGACACGGACCTCTACCTTGTACACTATCTAACATAGTTTGATATTTTAGATTAGATGTAAAGATAAACTTCTGTTCTGGTCTTAATGCTGACCAATCAGACCTGTCTTTCTGCAAAGATACTTCTTCAGGTCTCCAGAAAAAACCTAATTGTTGTTGTGTAAGTTTATCAAAGATAGGATATTTCATATTATCGTATCTTTGAACCTGTAGTTCCTCACCAAAAAACATAGGTTGTTTAGTGTAGTCTATTGATTTTCCTTTATTGAATACCGTATTGCTCAATTTTATTTCCTCTTATTCTTTAAATATTACAAGCTTCACATTCACCGTCATCTTCTACGACAGGAACCGAAACTTCTGTTTGTGTGTCTTGTAAGACATTCTTGTTTTGCTCTGGTTGAAGATTAACACTACCTACGATTTGTTCATCATAAGTCATAGGGTGCATAGGTTCATCTTCTTTCTTACCGTCATAAGTGTTTTGATAGTAAGATGTTTTCCAACCATACTTATATGTATTTAACAAGTCTTGTGCCATTGTAGATACAGGAACTTGGTTTTCTTCAAAAAGTTCTGGATTGTATGACCAGTTACCTGATATACCTTGGTCAAAATACTTCTGCATTACTGCAACGATATTTATATAACCTTCATTACTCTTCATATCCCATAATAAAGTATAGTTATTCTTTAGTCTTGCATAGTCAGGTACAACTTGTTTCAATGTACCTTTCTTACTCTTCTTAACTGATAGATAATCTCTAGGTGGTTCAATGCCGTTTGTAGCATTGGAAACCACGCTAGATGATTCAGAAGGCATTTGAGCGGAGAGAGTGCTGTGTCTTAGCCCATATTGCATAATATCTTTTCTTAATGCTTCCCAATCAAAGCTGAGTTTACGATTTACAATCTCATCAACTTCTTTTTTGTAAGTATCAATAGGTAAGATACCATCTGAATATTTTGTCCTGTCAAAGTAATCACACTTTGTTTTTTCTTTTGCAATTTCATTACTTGCTTTCAACAGGTAGTATTGGAAACTTTCTGTTAGTTTATCAACTTCTTTCCACGCCAGCTTTTGGTCATAATTAAAACCTTTCTTCGCTAGATAATGTGCAAGTCCGATATAACCAATACCTAAACTTCTTCGTGCCTTTGTAGAGATTTCAGCAGCTCTTACTGGATACTTCTGATGGTCTATAATCTCTTCTAATGCTCTTACTGATAAGTCGCATAAACTTTCTAACTCATCTAAATTCTTTAATAGTCCTACATTGATTGCACTTAAAATACATAATGCGATTTCACCATCACCATCTATATGTTCAATAGGGTCTGTAGGTAATGTAATTTCTTGGCATAGATTAGACATATTAACTTTGTCTTTAAAAGAAGAGTGAGAGTTAGCGTGGTCAATATTCATAATGTACATACGACCTGTTTCTGCTCTTTCTTTTAATAAGTCCATAAACAATTTTTGTGTACTTACTTTCTTTCTAAAAATCTTTGTATCTTTCTCATACTTCTTGTACAACTCATCAAACTCTGGTGTACCGAAAGCGTCATAAAGACCTGGTGTTTCGTGTGGAGAAAATAATGTCATTTCTTCATCATTAATAAATCTCTCGTAAAATAGTTTTGATAATTGAATTGAGTAATCTAATTTTCTAACTCTATTATCTTCACTACCTTTGTTATTCTTTAGAACAATAATGTCTTCTATTTCTTTATGCCAGATAGGAAAGTGTACCGTAGCACAACCACCTCTTACACCGTTTTGTGTACAAGATTTTACGGTTGCTTCAAACTTCTTTAAGAAAGGAACAACACCTGTATGTGCAACTTCACCACCTCTAATTCTACTATTGATACCTCTAATACGACCTGCATTGATACCTATACCTGCTCTTTGTGCTGTGTAATAACCAATCGCTGTATCACTGCTAAAGATACTAGGAAGACTATCTGCAACATCTACAAGTACACAACTAGCATATTGTTTCATAGGGGTTCTAACACCCGCCATAACAGGCGTAGGAATGTTTATCTTAAATTGTGAGATAGCATTGTAATACTTTTTAATATATGATAATCTTTTGTTTTTTGGATACTTCGCAAAGATTGTAGCCGCAATCATCATATACATAAATTGTGGTGTCTCAAAGATTGTACCACTACTTCTGTCTTGTACAAGATACTTATCCATAACTTGTCTTAATCCAGCATATGTAAAATTATAATCTCTATCGTGGTCAATCATAGTATTCATTCTATCAAAGTCACCTTCATCATATTGTACTAAAATGTCTTCGTCATAGACACCTAACTTTACACACTTCTTTGTGTGAGCAAACAAATGAGGATGGTCCCATAGTTTACCATTGATACTTTTTCTTAAACTATAAAGAAGAAGTCTACTTGCAACATATTGATAGTTTGGATATTCTAATGAGATTAAGTCTGAAGCAGACCTAATTAAAATCTGTTGTATTTGGTCTGTAGGAATATTATCATAAAATTGTAAACCACTATTCATTTCAACTTGACTTGATGAAACACCTTTTATATCTTCACAAGCATATTCTACCATATCGTGTATCTTGTCAATATTCAAAGGCTCTTGTCCACGCCCATTTCTTTTTATAACATTAATTTGTTTTTCAGTCATCTATTTCTCCTACTATGCTTTTCTATAATTTGTTAAAACTTGTTTCGCTGATAATTTTGAATATGTGTTGATACTTATAATCTCTTGTAGTTGTACTTTAGATACACCTGTCATAATTAAGTCATTAACATCTTTGAGTTGTATATCTTCTGGCCAAATAAAAATGTTGTAACCTAAATCAATTATCTTTTCCATTCGTTTAATTATTTCTTTGTTTCTCGGTTCGTTATCAAATATATATGTCACCTTTTCAGGATTATATTTACTATCTAGCGTCAAATCAGCGCCGCCGGCTGCAATACTATTTTCAATAAACAAACTATCAATAGGACCTTCTACAACATAAATGTGTTGTGCAAAGTTTACTCTTTCTAATCCGAATATCTTATCTTTGTCTTCGTCTAACTTAATGGTTACATACTTTGGTGTCTCTTTACCAAAGGCACGACCTTGATAGGCGAATATTTTACCGTCTGTATCATAGAACGGTATCACTAGTCTTGGATGGTCATACTTACTAGTGTTGTATTTACGAGGTGCGATTTTGTGTGCCCACTCGTAAAACTTATGACATAAGAAAAGTTTGTCAAAATACTTTTCAGGTATCATTCTCTTCTCCACATACTCTCGTACTGGATGTTTGTCTTCTAAATTTGATATTGCCGTAAGTTCAGATATGTAGTCATTCTCTATCTTTAACTTCGGTTTAAAATCAAACTTAAACTCTGGTTTTGGTGTCGCTGGTGCGTCCGACTTATATCTTTCTAATAGATATTTTTCATAGACTTTTGGGTCTATGTGTTTTAGAAAGTTAGCGAGGTTCTGACCCATACCACAATTGTGGCATTTGAAAAACATATCGTTTTTCTTACGGTAGAAATAACCTCTGGACTTTAGTTTGGACTTTTGACTATCACCACAATGGGGACATCTAAAGTTAAATAGATAGTCACCTTTTTTCTTAAAATGACCTAGTCGGGCCGAGATTTCGTTGATGAATTTTAAATCTGTATAACTTGACATTTAGCACTCTTTAATTAATATAGTACACATCATACTATATCTTATGCTATTTGTCAAGCACCTATGATACTTTCATTAATTCTACAACTAATGGGAAATTTCTTGCTAAAATGAAACCTATTACTATAGAACCACCGATTATTAAGTACTTCCACTTCTCTAGCATATTTACCTTTTCTCCTAGAGAGTTCTTAATACTTCGTATTTCGTTCATAATACGCTTTTCAGTCATATCTATATTATCTTTTAGTTGTCTATATCTCGCTTCAGTATCTTCTTGTCTGTCCTTTAACTTTGAGAAGATAATCTCATCTAATTTTTCTGCTTGGTTTAACTTTTCTTCGTGTACAGCTAACATTGATTTAATACCACTACTGATATTAGTTAACTTGTCAATCGCTGTGTCTAGTCTTTTATGTACCATATTGCTCTGTTGAAGTTCCGATTTCAACACCTCTATACTCGTACGGTTATCGTACACTTCTTTAGATAGTGAAGTTATGGTTGCCCTTGTTTCACCGTTTCCTGTTGTAGACATAGCGACTTATTCTCCCAAAGTCAATTAACCCGCTAGCGGATTTTTTGCTTTTAATTTAAGTTCTTGGATTTGTAGTTTTAAGACTTCAATTTCTTTCTCGTTTACTTTTGTTTGTGTTTTGTTCTTTTGTACACTACCAGAAATATCAGCAGGTATATTACCTTCTAATTCTGTAATCTTAATTTCTAATGCTTTAATTGATTCTTGTAGAGGTGCAATATTAACACCTTTTCTTTCTTCTAATGCGTTCATTTTAGTAGTCAATTCTCCGTATTTAACGAATCCACCACCAATAGCAACTACGGCTGCGATTAAAGCTGCCACACTTGCCAAGTTATCTTTTAATTGTTTTATCATAGTTGTTTCCTTAATTGTTCTAGTTCAATTTTTAGTCTGTTTTCCTCAGTCTTAATTCTGTCTAACTCAATTCGTTGACTAGTCAGCGGGTCGTTATCAGTATATTTTGCTAAGGTTACACCTTTATATATTTGTGTTTGTTCTATATTTAGTTGATTAAAGAAATCTACATTACCATCAGGAAGTTGAGTAGAAGAGTAAAAGGACTGATTTTTATATGAAGACATATCAGGAGCGTTATCACTCATTGCCTTTAGTGTTATAAATTGTACTGCTTTTACTTTCTGGTCTACCGTCATTAATGTATTCTCTAATTTCTTAATAATCTTTTCTACTTTGGCACTTATGCTGCTTGCGATATTCTTCTCATCTCCGCTATCAACATCTGTTTCCTTTGTTGTGCCAGTCTCATCTGCATCCAATTTTTCTTCATTTGTCTTCTCCGTCTCCTCTCCTTCTGCTTTCTTATCTTCGTCCATAGAAGATTCAGTTGACTTCTCTTCTGTGTTCTCACTTGCCTCAGGTTCACTCTCACTACTTGTCTCATCTTCTTTAGTAGTCTCGGTGTTATTAGGTTTTGGTTCAGTTGAATTTGAATTACTTGCATTTGATTCCTCTTGTTTAGGTTCGTTTTCTATTTTAGGTTCACCTGATTGTTTAGGTTCCTCTTTGATAGTCTCTTCTTCTAAATTAGATTTCTTTGCTACAACATTATTTTCCTCCATTTTAGGTTCTTTTACTTTAGGTTCTGGAGCAACATTAAGTTCCTCCTTCATCATATTACCTACTTCTTCAAAAAATTGTTCTTCTGTTATATTCTCTTCAACGAGAGCAGTATTAAATTCTTGTACTAAATTTTCCTTTACGATTATCTGTTTAAATTGTTCAATTACCATAGTTTCTAGTTGCTTCATTTCTATAGCAGGTGCTTTAAATTCTTCTATTTTAATTTCTTCTCTTTGTATTCTAGGAGGTGCAATTTGTACATTAACTTCAGGTGTAAATAGTTGTACCTCTTTAAATACTTCTGTCAATGCTGTTTGTGATTCTTCTATCTGCGTATTTGCTGATGATATATTAGTTGTTTGTTCTTCTGTTAATTGTTGAAAATTTATATCTGTTAGAGTAGCAGTTAGACTTGCACCTAATAAGTTAGGTCCTACTGAAGCAGTTGCACTAGAGTTGTTACCATCTATACCTTGCCATTTCCAATCCCAATTTCTTGCACCTGTTCCGTTGTGAGTAATTGTATCGCTATATGTATATGAGTTAGAACCGTAACCGGCGTCATTGTTTCTAGTTATAGAAGTAGTCGCAAGTACATTGTTGTTGGCGTCTAGTATTTTTAATGTTGTTGAAAAACTATCTTGTCCGTTAGTTGCTGAACCACAACGACTACTAGAACCTATCCATTCGCAATTCTGCACTTCTGTAAGTGAATTAAGTGATAGACCACCATCTAAACTATCAGCAGTTATATTAAACTGACCACCGTTTTGTTTTTCTGTAGTTATACCAACTAGTGAACCATTGGCAGTAATATTACCAGTTCCTTTTGCTTCTAGTTCGTTTTGAAATGCTTGTATACCACTATCAATGGTAAAACCTGAACCACTACCTACCTTATCAGGTGTGTGAGAGTCTTGTGTATTCTGATAACTAGATTGTCCATCGCCTGCGTTAGGTAATAGATTACCAGTTGTTGCTGTTTCTGCCTTAATCTCGTTTACGGAAATTATAAGGATTAAGGTCGTCAGCAAGTTTATCACATTTAAACCACGCATATACTATTACTCCTGTATAAATTGTTAACCATATTAATGTTTCCATAGTGTGTCCTTATTTTGATTTATTTACTTTCTTTTCAAGTTTCTCAACTTTCTTTTCAAGTTTATCTGCGTATGCGTCTAACTTCTTATTTTCTTTTCTTATCTCATTAGCGATAGCAGTTTGTTCAGTTAATTGGTAATTTAAAGACTTGTCTTTTTCACTAGTCTTTGTTAATTCTTTTTCTTTGTTCTCTATGACTTTTAGTTTCTCAACATATAAATCATAGTCTGGTCTTAACTTATCGTATTTGTTCCATTGTGCTTGTGCTTCTGAACCAATCTTACCTTGATATGGGCAAGGTGTTCCGGAATGTATCATTGCTTCAAACACTCTAGGATCCTGACACAATATAGAAACAGCAGCGACCTTCATACCTAGGTCATTTAAGACTTTACTTAATTTAATTCGTTCACAATTTTCGTCTCTTATGTGAGCACCAAGTGATAATCCGATACCAGGATATTGTAACCCACCAGACATACCCATAACGCAAACATCTTGCGACATAGCACTCATAGAGGGCGCTGAGGCAGTATTCTGTTGGTCTCTTATGTTTGAGTTGTTGTTTGTGGTTGCGTTAGTCGTACTTGTGGTATTACTAGACGAACCATCTTGGTAAGTAGTTGTTTCTTCCTGTGAATATCCACCTGTGATTGTAGTATTACTTCCCGTAGAATTTGAGAGAGTATTTGTAGTCGCTCCAGATGATGTCGTATCAGACCAAACAGGACTTGTAGTGAGTCCTAGCATAATGAAACATACTATAAAAAGATTAAATAATCTATCCATTGTGTGTGTCCTTGAGTATGTTCTATATTATTATTTATAGAGAAGGCACATTCTAAATGGTTGTTTTCGTGGGAAAAATTTGACACAGGGAGGTGTCAGTTATTTGACTAGAGTTTTCCTTGACTAATTGCTAACCATATCAAACCACCTATTGTGGCTGCGACTAGAAGTATTAGTAAAGTGATGGCGATACCATCTAATATGTTGCGTTGCAACTCCTTTTGTGCATAGATTTCCTTTTCTCTTTGAGCTCTTATCTTTCTACGCATATCCGTAAGTTCTTTCCAGGTATTAGGACCAAACCTGAAGTTTAAAAGAGTTCTCAACTCTTTCTCTTGTTCCATTATTTTCTTTTCGTGTAATAGTAATTGTAGAGATTCTTCTTCTACAGAACCTGCCTGAAATAACTTTTTGAATATAGGAGGTTTCTTATTGTGTTCTTGTGCTTTGCGTATATCTGCTACAGCAGTATACCACTTTCCCATTTGTTTGAAAGTATGTTCAGCTTCTTGGCCTAATGCGACTGCTCTGGTTACTGCTTTGTATGCTGATGTTGCCATTGCTATGGCAGAAATAGGGTCTATCAATGTCCTTATACCTTATGCTAAAGTTTTATAGTCATAAAGTACAATTCAATTCAGATACTACTATTTATCTTTTTTCTCTTCAGGTTCGTAATATTTTTTATACTCATCTAATAATCTATTAGTCTTTACCATATGATTTCTAATCTGAGCAAAGTTCTTTGCAATGAGTTGATAGTCAGCGTCTGTTAAACCAAACAACACAGGGTCTATACCTGCTTCTTCTAACTTCTTAAATACTTCTTCTGCATTTTCAGAAGTAATAATAATCCACTTAATCTGTTCTAGTTCAGGTGGTGTTGGTTTATCTAAATTTAGTTTTGCTCTTTCTACTTCTGTTTTAAAGATGTCTAACTTCTTAACAGAAGAACAACCACTAACTGCGATTGCAAGTATTAAAACTAAAAGTATATTTTTAATATTGTACATAATTTGGATTCGCTATTGATGGACATTCAGAATTAATTTCACTCTTTTTAGTTGCTTTAATTTCCTTGTCTGTAAGAGGAGAACCCATAGCGATTTCAATACATCTAGTAGCATTTGCACTACCTTTGTTAACTATTCTCTCTATTACTTTTGTTTTCTCTACAGCAAGTTTACCAATGTCTCGTTGTTTTTTATTAAACCTTTTGTCAAGGTCGGTTAAGTCTTTCTTTAGGGCACTCACCAGAACATTCATTTGTTTGTTCGCTTCTAGTATTTTACCAAAGTCTTCTTTTTGTTGTTTGATTACAGCCTTTTGGTCGTTAACTGCTTCTTCTAACTTGATTTGATTTGCTTTCAATATCTCATTGTCTGCTTTCAACTTATAAACATAAGCTGCACCACCGGCTAGTCCTGCAATCAATATACCTGCCATAATCATTTTTGCACCACCGAATATCATATTATTATCTCCAGAATTTTAATTTACTTGTTAATTCTGCTAGGTCTTCAAACTTTTCGTTTACATACCAACCTAAAACAAAACCAACTATAAGTCCTATTGTTAAAAACATTATTTTTTACCTCTTAATTTTACTTGTTCTACTTTCACTTTTGCTATTTCATCTTCTAGTTTATTAATTTTCTTTACTAACATAGGAAACTTTTGTATTAGTTTCTCTTCTTTAGAAAGAACATCTAAATCGTATCTCTTGGCTGCCCAACTATAACACTTATCTACTTTCTTGTAAAACCAGATACCCATTTTAGTTTTCTTAAACCAGGCATTAGTAGATTGTCCTACTATGGCACCCATAGCAGATTTTATTAAAAAGAACCACATATTATTTTTTCGCCTGTGGTTTTGCACCTCGTGGAGCGCTTGAGTTGATTGCCCAACGACCAAACATTCTCACACTATAGTAAGCAGATTTAATTTTCCACTTAGGAACTGAAGGTTCTGAATTTTCCATACCTTGTCTGAATATCTTATCTGCTATACTTCTATATAGTTCTCTTTGTTTCTTTGTAGATATGATACCTTCTTTAAATGCACCGTTAATTTTTTCGTATAAAATGTCGTGTATTACAGCTGCTCTTGCAACATCAAATGGAGCAATAAATGCCCAACATATTCTTGGTACACTTGCAAGGTCTGTTATATAATTTTTTGGTACCGTAATTGTTGCTGTATTTTTTCCATTATCAATAACATCTACGCTACATTCTTTCAACATTTCTACTTCTGTATTATCTAAATCATCTGATTTAAACCTTAGCGCTTTATTTAATACCCAGTTTCTTGGTGGTAAAAATATTGCGTCTAATAATCCGTTAAAACTACTCATTGTTATCCTCTCGTTTAACTATTTTTAAGTTCTTTGTTTTCTTATCTTGTTTTATTCCGTGTCTAGGATCCTTGTTGGCTTGTAAACCAATCTTCCTGCTAGGTCGTGTTGCACTAACTGGAGGAGTATCTCCTAAACTTGGTATTGGGTTAAGTGAACCATAAGAACCTTGACCGATACTACCAAAGGCACTATCAGTTAATTTTGCTTTTTCTAAAATTGATTTTTTTTGTTCACCTACGACAAACTCTGGTTCGTTTTTACCGTATGTTAATTCGTCTACAATAACATCTAGTCTATCTAATTGGTCTAATACACTATTCAGTACAGCGTTATTGTTATCTTTGTTCTCTTTAATCTTTGTACCAAGTCTAGTTAGAACATCTTTCTTTTTTTTCTTATCTTGTACAGCGTCAGGTGGCATAGATACTCCACCGTGTGCAACTGCATTAGCAGGCGCTTCTTCTGGAACACAATTAGGTACAACTCGGTCACCTTTCTTTTTAGTGCCGACTTGTTTGTAACCTGTCCAACAAGCTTCCCATACATCTTTAAATTCTTTTAATTTTTTATCTTCGCTCATCTAAATAGTCTCCAGGAACATATATTTCTTGCATATCTTTACCGTACTTCATCTTATATATATCTAAACCTAACACCGTGGAATCAGGTGTAAGTTCTTCTAAAGTAAAGACATCTGTACCTTTAGGTAAAAATTCTTCGCCAGTAAATAGTTCTTCTTTTAATTGATAACTTCCAACTTTTAAAGTTGAATCTGTAAAGTACTCTTCATTAAGAGACATAGAATAAACTAATTCGTTCTTCTCTTTTAATATCTTAACAAGTGTACTCTCTATGTTCTTACCTTGGTCTAAAGCAAACTCTTTATCTTCTTTTAGTAATAAACCTAATGCAACAGCAAATGAACCTATCTTACCACCTAATCCTACTCTACCTAGTATTCTTTTTAAGTTGAATACAAATCTATGTAGCATTGTGTAAGATGATTTTTCTGCACCTGTTTTTAATAGTCTATATGGTTTAAGTACTTTACCATCTGCGTCTATAATACCTGTTTTAAACGCTGCTTGGTTCTTAAACGGAGTAACCAATAATTTAATTACTCTATAAGCTATTAATAAATCTACTGCTCTACTTGCCATTATAGTTTCTCTAACTCCTGTTTAACATATTCGTCTTCTGTCAGTTCATTTAGTTCCGACGGATACAAATAGTTTAGGTATTTAAAAACAGACTTTAGGATTGGCCAATACTTCGTATCATTTTTATATAACAATAAAGTTATACAGGCATCCGTACCGAAAACATTTTGTAGTACGATAATATGATTTGTTACCAACCTAATTTTTAATAGGCTCGTAGTTTCATATTTCCGAAACAATCTTTTGAGATATTTAAATCTCTTTATATCATCCCAAAATTCTTTTTCAGTTTCAAATGTCGGATTATCATAATGCTTTTGTGCATATAATAACCAATTCTTATCGGTTATCTGTTTGAACATTAACTTACGCCTATTTTAATTTAGCGTAAACCTTTGATGAACCGTTAGACAATGTTTCGTACTTAACTTCTAATTTTAAGTTATCAATACCAGGACCATTATCTACTACTACATCTTCAGGTTTCGTTTCAGTTGTTTTACCGTATGTACCACCGAATTGTTTTACTTCACCAGATACCGTTCCAGCGTCACCTTCTAATTTCATAGGTGAAATGTCTAAACCAATTCTCATTAACTTTTCTCTTAATGAATCAACTGCTTGTTGTGGTTTGATATATTCCATATCTGCAACCGAACCAACAAATGCGTTAACTCTTTTAAGTACATTAGGGTCTTTCAAATTTGCTGTACCGATATTACTATCTTCAGCAGCATTTGATGTAGCTGTTCCGACCATCTTGTCTTCTTTTATGTGTTCTTTAAAAGTTTTCATTTATTCCTCTTTTTCTTTTTTATTATCTTTTTTAGTACCAGGTACTAAATCTTCTTCAAATTCATTAAGGTCATTTTCAGTATTAACCTCGTTTGGGTTAACCGTTAAAATCTCTTGTAAAGTATTTGACTTTTCAGTTATTTTATCCATTTGGTTGTTCCTCTACAGCGGGTGTTAACTCTTTTTCTGCTTCTCTTAATGTCAAATCGCTATCTGCTTTTCGCATTAACTTTTCTAGTACTTGTACTGCACCGTGCAAAGCATTTAAACGAGACTTTGTACTTGCTAGTTCATTCTCTAGTTTGTTAACACTTTCAGTTAGTGTTTCTCTTTCTTTAAATAGTTGATTATATTCTTTCTCAACTACGCCAAGTGATATAGCCATAATTATTTCTCCTCAAATTAATTAATATTATGCGAGTGTAGCACCATTATGTGCAATTACATTCCATTTAGAATTTTTAAATAAACAAGTTACCGTTTCACCTTCACCATCTAAAGAGATAGTTGAATATCCTCTTAAATTATCTGGTGTAATAGTGATGGCGTTACCACCAGTACCTACTGCAATAATTGTTTTAATCATTCCGTTAGTACCATCTGCCATTGAAAGTGCTGTTGCACCGCCAGATTGGTCTACTTCTGTAATTGCTGATGTTGTGTTAATCGCTGTACTAGTAGAAGTTAATGCTTCACTAGTTGATGTCAATCCGATAAAAGTTGGGATGTTATTAAAAACATCTTTCGCTGTTACCTTTTTATTAATTGGTGTATTTGAAGGGTCATCAACAATATGGAATAAATCCTCTACTGCCAATGATGTGCCTAGGTTATCTAGGGCTGTAATTTTCTTGTCTGCCATTTTTGTTCTCCTATAATTCCACTAATTGTGGTAAACTACTGCGTACATCATATACGCACCAT